GATATGAGCGTAAGTCAGTAAAATCAGAAAGGGTGAACCATAATGAACATCAATAAGATCCTCGCTGAGGCAGAGGAACAAAGACGCAGGCTCGACCTGTTTATCGAGGCGGGGCGGCTCTATGCTGCCGGATCCACTAAGCGCCGGGGCCGTCCGCCGAATTGGATGAGCAAGCATCGGGGCCCGGGCCGTCCGCCTGGTAGCAAGAACAAGCCGAAGGCGGAAGAGGCGGCGTAGGAGTCTTGCATGGAAGCCTTTAATATTCTAGCTGCAAAGAACTACACCAACAATGCACTCTGCGGGCGATGCGCTGGTCGATGCTGTCAGGATCTTCCTGGCGCAGCGTGGCCAGAGCAATTCGGCGCACCGGACAGAGATAAACTACTGTCCGGTATTGTCCAGTTGCTCGGGTCCGGGAAGTGGAGTGTTGATCGTTGGGATGGCTGGGAAGGTGAAGGTGGTGGCCAATTTATTCGGCCAGCCACCACAAAGAGCAAGACCGTCATTGACTATAGTTATGGCGGTCGCTGCATTTTCCTTGGGGCCTCTGGCTGCACGCTGTCGCATGGCGAACGTCCTATCGTCTGTCGGCTTCTAGTGCCCAATGAAATGTTTCCGGCTTGTACTTTCACCGATCTGAGCGACAACGGTAAATACGACTCAGCACGAGCGTGGGAGCCTTACCACCAGGAGATCTCAAAGGCTCTAACCGTTCTTGGGATATCCGAGCCCGCAACTGGAGAAGATGATTGGCTCGCGGGCCTCTTGGTTGGGACTGTTCCGATGAGCCGCTCTTCCTGGCGTTCCCAATTGGCAGCAGGTCGAGTGTTTGAGCTTCGCTCCAAGAGCACGCGCTATCCCGCGCCATGCGCCTTGGTGCTTGATACCGACCACACAAAATATGGTCGCGCTCAGGTTATCGAGGTTGATAGGCGCGGGGTGCGCGGAAACGATTATTACTGGAGGCCGGCCAACCCCGGCATTTACGTCAACGGTCTTCGCGGCAAGAACTTCACGAAGCGCATTAGACGCAGGCGGCAGGATCTGGAGCGATTCGACGCTGACGATTTAGCGCTGATCAAAGAGGGCTTCTCGCTGGCTTTCAACGGCTGCATTAGCGGCAGCTATAGCGATATGCATATTCCGATGGTTGCGCCGTCCGCTTGGACGGTGTTTTGGCTTCGGGCATTCGATTCCGATGATTTTCGGATCTACGATTTCTGGCACCATAAAATGCTTCTAAGCCTATTGTCAGGCGCTTGGCATTTTAACAGTCACGGAGGTTCGCGGCATCTTGGCTACAAATTCGGCCACGCGTGGGCGACACGGCATGTCGGTTCTCGTTTGCGCGACATCAGAGAATTCATGCGGTCCCACATTGGCGGGATCATTGAGCAGGAAGTTAAGGTAGTGCGTTGGGCTGAAGGCGGGAATGTGTACACAGAGGAAATCCGGCGGGATTGTCCGGCGCTGGGATCGAGATGGTGCCACATTCAAACGCCGCAAGGCACTCATAGGATATGGCGATGAACAACATAATTTTGATTGGTAGTGAAGAAGTTGGAAACGCCGGCAGGAACATCAAAAACGCGGCGGATCAAATGGAACAGGCGGCGACTTCCTATGCGGACTGCTGCCGTTCCCAGCAGGAATTTATGAATCAATGGCTTGATCGCCTAAAGCAGACACTAGACGACCATCGCCGTATCGCGTTAACGCAAAGAGGCGCATGAACCGACCCCGCCATCACTGTCCCTATACTGAGTCCCAACGCCGCCAAGACGAGCGTGCCGCGAAGTTGGCCAACGCATTCGATGAGCGCGTGGCGCATATTCTTGGGACTGCGGACGAGGAGAACAAATGCGTACGGTGTTATGGGCCGCACGAATTGAAGAATTGCCCAATCCCGCCCATGAGCAAGCGGGCGCGGCGACGGAGAGTGGGTCGATGACCAAAGACCAGCGCCTCGCCCCGCGAGTTTTACGCCGAACAGGAACTCCTCTGCGTTCGCTCAGGATGCCATCATGAATTGAATGGCCATGCGTTCTGCGGCGGGAAGTGTTCTGTGCCGGGATGCGATTGCCCAGGTTTCGAGATGCCGGTATTGATAGAGGAAATGGTTGGAGGGAAATAATGAAGTGGCTGACAAATCATCATCCTGACGAGAGATACATTGCGGTCGGTCTTAACGAGACGTCCGATCACGCCATTCAGCGCCAAAGACAGTGGCTCAAGGGCAAGGTCATCGGTGAGCCTCAGGCGACCGCTTCCTATACCGTGGAGCAATTGAAGGCGCAAGGATACGTCGGTGTTTATCTTCCGGATGCTCCAGTAGAGGAGATCGCCAGTGCTACTCGTTAAAGGATTCAAGGTCAACTTCGCCGGCAGTCATCTGGCGATCGGCGTAATCGCCCTGTGGGTTCTGCTACTCACCGGTTTGTGTTGGGCCCTAGTCGGCGAACTACGGAATATCAAGGCGGCCGGCGCCAGCCACGAGACGGCGATCTCGGACCTGTGGAAAACAGTTGACGCCCAGCGCTCCCTGAACGCAGCTCATGCCAAGCAATTGACCGAGCTTCGCGCGAAGGCTGCGGAAGCGCTGGCTGGACTGAGCAGTTCGCAAGCGCAGGTCCGCGCCGCGGTCGCCAAGCAAAAGTCGCTGGAGCAGGCGTTGAAGACCAAGGTGGACGCCGTGAGCGTGGGTAACTTTATACTAGGACCGCAAGCGGCTTCCGCCCCGGCGCATCCGTGATTTGAAAGGAAATTTAAGATGACAAAAGAAACAGTTCAAGGCATGAAGGATAGCTTTGTGGTCACATGCGTCTTCGGATTTTTGAGCGTGCTGTTTATCATCATATGCTCCCTTTTCCTTAACGACTGCGGCCCGCATCGAAAGCAGACCGCCACGGTCCCAACCGCCCCCTATGTGTCCGTGCCCAACAAACTGGATCACTTAAAATTCGGCGATGTTCACTGGGACCGGCAATTCAATCCGCCGCAGAACATATTTGCACTCAGCACGCCAGAAGTGATGGGCCATCCATTGTGTATCGAAAGCATCACCGTCACGGCTCACCTTATGGACGGCGGCAGAAACAGTGAAGGCGATGAAAGACCATTCGCGGTGACCTACTCGCTAACGCCGCTCGAAAGGCAGACCGGGCTCGGGCACCATTTTGTAAATATGGGCCGCGGTCATCTTCTGGCGGTTCAGGTGCAATCGACCAGATCGGTCGATGAGGCCTGTCCGGCGCAAAGTCAAGCAGGGAAATAATTTGACCGGCGTTCCGGTCTCAACCGTAACAGCAATCAACCCGAGAGGATAAATAAAATATGAATCAATCTCTACCGACCGAGCAGCCGCAACCAAATCAGCCCGTTTACGGCGCTGGCCTGCTCGATCTATTCACCGAATCACTGGATCGCGCCGCCTATGAAGCTCGTTTCGGCGAACAGGCGCCGGACTTCGACAAGACGTTGCCAATCAAGAAATGGAAGGACGATAGTTTCGCCGGCGCCGATACGAGCTCGCCAGCGCAATACATCTATTACAAGCTGGGAACGGACGGCAAGGTTCACGAAGTCGCCATGAACATGACGGCCGGTCAAGCGGCGAAGGTGAATCTGACTGGGGCCCATCACTATCCGCCCTACGCGCCCGCGCCTACGCATGCAACGCTCGGAGGCTGGCCGGTAGATCCGCTGGATCTAAGCACCAAGGAACAAGCCGTAGCGCTGGCGATTGAGCTGGGACGCACCAAAGACGACGTTCAAGAGAACACCGCGAACCAACCATTCCAGTATCTGTATCCCCCTGACGAATTGCGAAAGGTGTGGGAAATCAACTACTCGCCAATGCTCCAATTGGTCGCCGGGCGCAAAATAAATCAGATAAACTCCCGTGGTATCGGCGTGCCTTATCATTGGGTTTTACAGGCGGATACCAACCAGGAGCCGGTGATTGCGTTCGACTGGCCGGACACCGGCGAGACAGGGCCTGTCCATCCGCAATTGCCGATACCGCAGCGGCGTCTGAAGGCGGGCGAGGAATTCCTGACGGATTCAAACGCGTTCATGAGCGGCCAGGGCTTCGTGGTGCACCGCACGGATATGGCGGCACCGAGTTCGCCAGCGGCCGGCATTAGCGCGGGCGGCGGCATGACGGCGGCGCAAGATCACAACCTGCAACACGTGGTTCGAGTTGTCGATCAGATTCTGGCCCTAGCGATAGCGGCTCCGCCGGCGGCGTAACGATATTTCCGGCTTACAAGGGCCGGGATAGGCAGCCATCCTGGTTGCTGGGTGGGCCGTCATCGCGGCGAATGAGTGTTGGGGTCATGCGCGGCTCGGAATTGCAGACCGGGCCGCGTCCCTAAAGGGTGAACCGAAAAATGTCTAAACCGAAAATGTTTTTATCGTGGGCATCCATTCTTGGCGTCTTCGGATGCAACAGTTCTCCGGAACAAAAGCAGCTTATCGAGATACGCGATTTGATCGACCGCGATCGCCGACATCCACAGCTACCCGATACTGGTCGGCACATTCCGGAAAACGTTTCCAATGGCTCCTTTAGTCTCATAGCTGGCGTGTGGGTTGAGGATCGCTTGTACTATCAGGCCTTGGGCGTTCCGCTGGGCAAGCCGCCAAAAGGGGAAGATGTTCGCGATCTTCATCCAGGTATTCCGGATCAGGTATTCGGTCGATGCGGCCGTTGCAATCGATCCTGGAAATGGGTCAAGGGCCACGCCACAAACTACACCGAGAGTAGCGGGTGCTTCCCGCTGTGCGATAGTTGCTGGAAAGCTCTAACCCCAGAACAAAGACTGCCGTTTTATAGAAAATTGTTCGATGGAAACACAGCATCCATCCGAGGATATGACGGTGGCGAGTATCTAGCGCATCATCTCGAAGAGTGGCCATTGATAGAGAAAGCCGTTCTTGAAGGGAAGTGAACCAAATGCCGAATGGAAAGCGTCTGCGCTATCGAAAGGAAAGTTACAAGGAAACCGAAAAGCAGAAGTTGAGGCGATTCGCCAAAGCCATCTCGCTAGCCACCATAACGACTTCGTCCTGCTCGATTGCCTTGCAGAGAGTTACCGAGGGGCTGGCGGGACTCCGCGAGGAACTGAAACATATGGCGGCAGGTAGGCGAAATGTGTGACGCCTGCGGATATCCAGATCACTTCGGCGAGAAACGTGTCAGCACTACGGAAAGGATCGCCGCTATCGAAACGGCGATAGAGGCGCATACACTTCGCGCTGAACACACCGCCATCCTTCGCCGGGTGACCGCCATCACCAGATCATCCGCGACGCCAGCCATCGCATCACGGCTACCGCTCGCGGTTTGCCGCGCCGCTTATCTGTTATTCGAAACCATGAGAACGGACGCCGCCGCGATGGTGAAGGAAATTGTTGACGATCTACAGGACCGATTTTGACCGTCACCGAAGGCAAGGCCACCATCATCGACGTTCTCGAGCAGCTCCAGAAGCAGGGCGTGTGGGTGCGCGGTATCGAGGTTACCTGGTTCACCGATGTCGAAGCGAAGGACGTGCCGAAACCGGGCAGCAAGACCAGGTGCGAGATCAAGCTTGTGGCGGATCTCTAGGGCCACTATAATCAGTGAGGGTGAACCGAAGATGAATTCCGTACCAGAACTATCTAAACGCCAGCCAGCTACCAAACACATGCTCACCGGGGCTATCTGCCCGGAATGCAAATTGCATCGTGGGCATCGAGCGAAGTGTTCCCGTGCTCACGCGCCAGACGAAGGCAATACCGATTACAGCCTGGAAGCCTATCGCAAATTCATTCACGACAAGGTGCTTCTCTCGGATGATTTTGGGTTTGAGGTTGACGATTCAGAGATCCATCCATCATTGAAACCGCATCAACGGGTCGGTGTGCGCTGGATGGTGAGAGGCGGGCGCCGTGCGCTCTTTGAATTTTTCGGTGCGGGCAAAACGAGACAGCAACTCGAAGTCCTCCGATTGATCCTCACGCGCACAGGCGGCCGCGCATTACAAGTGATGCCTCTCGGAGTCAGGCAGGAATTCGAAAGCGAAGCGCTTGAGCTCGGCATCACGGTTAAATTTATCAGGACAGATGCCGAAGTTGGTGGCGACGGCATCTACTTGACCAATTACGAGAGCGTGCGGGACGGCAAGCTTTCTACGAAGCATTTCGCTACGGCATCGCTTGATGAGTGCGACATCCTTGCCGGATTTGGCGGCGTTAAGACCTTCCGGGAATTCATGCGTGAGTTCGAATGCGTGAAGTATCGTTTTGTGGCGACCGCAACGCCTGACCCGAACGAATATATTGAGCTTCTGGCCTTCGCTGCGTTCCTCGGCATCCTCGATGTTTCTGCCGGCAAGACGCGCTTCTTTAAGCGTGACAGTACGAAGGCGGATCATCTTACGATTCATCCGCATAAGGAGCGCGAATGGTTTATGTGGCTCTCAACCTGGGCTCTATTTTTGCAAACTCCATCGGATCTTGGCGAAGGATTTTCGGATGAAGGCTACACGCAGCCGCCGCTGGACATCAGATTCCACGAGCTGAAGGTAGATCATGCTGGTGCCAGGCCAGAACGCGATGGTCAGGGCCGAATGTATCGCAATGCCGCGCATGGGCTGAGCGAGGCCGCGACGGAGAAGCGGGACACTCTGGATATTCGGCTGGCAGAGATGAAGCGGATCGTGGACGCTGAGCCTAATGAGCATTTTATTCTGTGGCATGATCTGGAAGATGAACGGCGGGCAATCAAGAAGCTGATCCCGGCCGCGGTGGACGTATTCGGAATGCAACGCGCGTCCAGGACCGGAACCGAGCAACTGGAACGTGCATTAAGCGATTTCGCAGAGGGGCGCATCCAGTATCTCGCCGCGAAGCCAAAGATGTTTTCCGCCGGCTGTAATTTCCAGAGACACTGCGCGCGGGCAATATTCTGCGGCATCGGCTATTCGTTCCGGCAGTTGATTCAGGCGATTCACAGGATCTATCGATTCTTGCAAGGGCGGGACGTTGTGATCTATCTGATCTACGCCGAAAGCGAAAAGGCCGTGCTCGACACGCTCATGGATAAATGGGAGCGCTACAAACAGCAGTGCGTCAAAATGAGCGCGATCATTCGAGAATACGGTTTGGCGCGTGAGGCCTTGAAAGCAGCGCTGACACGATCAATCGACATCGTGCGGCTAGAATCGAGTGGCGCCAATCACCGGATAGTCAACAACGACTGCGTTTTGGAAGCGTTCGAGATGGAGGAAAACTCCGTCGATCTGATTCTTAGCTCGCCGCCATTTTCCCATCAATACGAGTACAGCCCGTCCTATTTCGATATGGGACACAGCGACTCCAACGAACACTTCTGGCAGCAGATGGACTTTCTAATCCCGCAATTGTTCCGCGTCCTTCGACCAGGCCGGATCGCCTGTATGCACGTTAAGGATCGGGTGATACCGGGCGGTGTTTCGGGCTTAGGTTTTCAAACCATCTATCCCTTTCATCTCGATACCATCACGCACTTCACCAAACACGGTTTCGGGCTGATCGGCATCAAGACGGTGGTCACAGATGTGGTCCGAGAGAACAATCAGACCTATCGGCTGGGTTGGAGCGAGCAGTGTAAGGACGCGAGCAAAATGGGCTATGGGCTGCCAGAGTATCTCCTGTTCTTCCGCAAGCCTCCGACTGACAGTATCAACAGCTACGCGGACGTGCCGGTGGAGAAAAACAAACCGTTGTGTATTGACGATAGCGGGCAGATTGTCCCCTTCAACCGTGATCTTCCGATTCAATCTGGTTCCGGCTATTCGCGATCGCGCTGGCAAATTGACGCGCATGGCTACATGCGCTCGAATGGCAATCGGCTCTTGCAGCCCGAGGATCTCAACGGCCTGACTCATGCTCAAATCTTCAAGGTCTTTCGTAAGTACTCTCTCGAAAAAGTCTACGACTTTGAACAACACGTGCGGCTAGGCGAGGAACTGGAAGCCAAGGGAATTCTGCCGGTCACGTTCATGCTCTTGCAGCCGCAGTCCTGGCACCCGGATGTTTGGACGGACATCACCAGAATGCGAACGCTCAACAGTTCGCAGGTTCAGAAGGGCAAGGAGCAGCATCTTTGCGCGATGCAAATCGATTTGGTTGATCGGGTCATCGCGCAAATGTCGATGCCCGGAGAAACCGTTTTTGATCCGTTCGCCGGAATTGGGAGCGTCCCCTCTCGCGCCGTCAAGCTCGGGCGTAACGGCATCGGTGTCGAGCTTTCCACAAGCTACTATTTTGACAATTGCATGTACTGCGAGGCTGAGGAACAAAAACGCGCCACGCCGACGCTATTCGATTTATTGGAAGTGGAAGCGCTTGAACCTATTCCGCAAGAGATCGCGGTGATCACATGACTAGGGATGTGCAGACATATGAGCCTGATTATCAGAGCGTTAATCGTCATCTGCGTTTTGAGCAATCAGCGAAGCGCCCAATGAAAGAAACGCCCATATTATTCACGCCAGAGAACTCGCTCTTGATTCTCCAGGGGCTGAAGACCGAGACTCGCCGGATCATCAAGCCGCAGCCGGATCAGACTAACGCGAAGGGCCGTCCGGTGTCCCAAGTGGCCGCCTACACTACGGATGTTCCGGCAGCCAGCCAGGCTTATTACTGGCAGACCAACGGGGTCTGCTATTCGAGCAATCCCTTCTTCTGCCCGCACGGCTGGACCGGCGACCGCTTGTGGGTGCGTGAGAAGCTGATCCGGCCGGACGGCGATCCGTGGCTCTATGCCGCCGACAATCAGCCCGTGATGGTCGCCAAAGAAGACGAGACGGCCATGCTTGGGCGCACCACAAGAAAACAGGATTACTGCCCCTCGATATTCATGCCACGCTGGGCCTGCAGGACGCGGCTGGAGCTTACCGAAGTCCGCGGCGAGCGACTGCACGACATCACGGAGGAAGACGCGAAGGCTGAGGGTGCGAGTCTGTTTTCGCGCCATGATGAGACTGGTCCGCCGAACTATCGCGCGGGCTATCGGCACATCTGGGATAAGATCAACGGCAAGACGATGCCCTGGGAGAAGAACTGCTGGGTATGGGTTCTGTGCTTCCGGGTAATCTGAGTATTTTCCCTAGCTCGAAATCGTCCTAATTCACCGTATACTGGTGGCAGATGCTATGCCCGTCAAGGCCACAGATCGCTGCGTGCGCACAGAATTTGTATTCGGCGACTGCATGATTTGTTGGCAGCCGATAACCGGGCGCGCGCATTTGCTTGATCCAAACATACATCCAGAGTGATTGCGATGCGCGGCTCATTGTCCTTTGCTCTGCGGTAGCTTCGAAGAAGGTCGAGCACGAGCCGTCCCTGGTCATGGGCTGACTACAATGCTAACCTTGATGGCGTGTGGTGGCGGCGACAGGTGCTTTCGAGACTGGACGCAATAGAAACATCGTTGGCCACACTGATAGAAACTTTTAAGGCACAGGAGAAACTAATGTCACAGGAACTTGATGATCTAACAGCGGAAGTTACACGCAATACTAGCGTCGAAAAATCCGCATTGGCACTGATTCAGGGGTTAGCAGCTAAACTAGCCGCTGCGGGTACAGATCCAGTTAAACTCGCACAACTTCGGGCTAGCTTAGTCGCCAACGACAACGAGCTTTCCGCCGCCGTTGCCGCAAACACGCCGGCCGCGCCAGCCCCGACGGTGTAGAATAATACTGCCTGGGTAGCTCAGTGCGAGAGCGGTCGGCTACGAACCGACGTCAGTGACGATTAGCGGGTATACACGCGAAGCGGTCCAGCGTTCCGTTAGAATCGGAGCCCCAGGTTTTTAATTATTGAACAGCGCCAGGCTCATCGCGGAAGCCACGAGCTGGCGAACCTCTTCGGCTTGGATCGGCTTCTGTGCCGGTGCTGGTGCAACTTCGGCAACTCGAATCGCGGCCGCCGGCGCCACTGGAACCTGCACCACGACATTGTAGCCGTGGACCCCATGTATAATTCCAGTGAATGCGACGCGACGCGCGCATTGATTGATGCTGCCGGCCGGGCCAAGGTGGATCGTATCGATTAGCGCGTTTTTAACGAAGTCCTCAAGTGGAGGCACTTCCCCTTTCAACTTGTCGCCGACCACGTGCATGATTCCTATCGCGGCAATTATCTTAGAAAGCCCCTTGGCTGAGATTACGAAAACTGCGGTCGCGCCACCTGAAGCCACGGCTCCCACGATGATCAGAGCGTATTCCGCATATCGGGCGATGCTGAATTTCCAATTGCGACTGTAGGCCAGGCGCATAAGGGTAATCGCTTCCGCAACGTCGAGCATTGGTAGATCCGGCAAGGCCTGGAGAATCCGCTCGGGCGGCAGATCGACCGGAAATTGCCCATCGTTACAAAAGCTGAGATTGTGCTTGCCGATATTCTTCGCGTTAGTCACAGCGCGAAGCGTGCCGATCGATTCGAAGGTTGAGACAATTCTTACTGGTACCGTGACCGTTTGGGCCGTTGTCGTAGGGCACAATCCTGTTAAAATGCACAGAGTCGCTACTGTTGTAAGCAGCGCGGCCCTATTGCACCGAGAAAAGGATGAATTTCCCCGATGCCCAAGATATCGTACCATCGCCACGGACTTCACGATAGGCCAGAGTATGGCGCGTGGCATCAAATGAAATCCCGATGCGAAACTCCGAGCAATAAAGCTTTTAAGAACTATGGAGCGAGAGGCATCACGCTCTGCGAACGATGGCACGATTTCGCCGCTTTTTTCGCCGATATGGGTCCCCGTCCAACGCCTGAGCACAGCATTGAGAGAGTCAACAACAATGGCCCATACAGTCCCGACAATTGCAAATGGGGAACGAAGCTTGAGCAAGGAAGAAACAAACGCACCACTGTTTTCTTGACTCTTGGCGAAGTTACTAGAACGCTGACCGAATGGTGTGAAGTGACGGGAATAAAGGATGCTACATTGCGGCGGCGTCTTGTTCGCGGCTGGAGTGAAGAGCGGACACTCACTACTTCTCCGAAGCCCGTCAGAGCGATTCCAGATCTTCTCGTGACGCTTAACGGAGAGACTAGGCGTACGAGTGAGTGGGCAAAAACCACTGGAGTCAATCGAAAGTTTTTGATCAGGCGGCTGAGACATGGATGGACGCAGGAAAAGGCGCTGACGGCCCCAAGGCGTATGCTGGCGCACGTTTTTACTATCGACGGGATTAGCAAGACCCTTCCCGAGTGGGGGAGGCATTCCGGAATTAATCTCGGGGCGTTGCATCGTAGATTGCGTTTGGGTTGGACTATCGAAAAAAGCCTGAGCACTCCGCTTGGGCCCGCACGTAGACGGGGCGGTAAATAGTTTCATGGCGACTCCTTTCCTGTAAGCCTACCACGCAGTGTTACCATCCTTGAACGAAAGGAGTTCTATCGCGGAAAACAAGCCTGAGCTAACAGTGATTTTCAATCTGATGCAGCGCGGCTCCGAGCGATCGGGGCCGTTGCTGTTTTTAGCTAAGAAGCACGAGCGTTTCTGCCAGATTGGAATATGCCGCAGTGTCGTAACCAGCAATCGACCAGTGGCCCGTCGTAATCGGGCCTGTAATTCCGGAACAGAATGCCTCTCGGCGCAATCTTGCATGTGCCTGCATGTGCCTTTAGGCAGAGGTCCTGGAAAGATCACTGTGCCCGCGGGCTTGCTCGGTTTGCCCATGTTGATCCAGAGTGCCTCAGGCGGCACGCCGCGCATGTATAGTGGCATAAAAATGGGCCAGATCTCTCCAGCCCGATTGCATGAACCCTAATTCAACTGCAAGCCCTCAGGGCGCCTCGTTACTTCTTCTTTCTTGCGGGCGCCGCCTTCGAACTTTTCTTCGTTGCGTTCTTCATTGAGTGATTGGTTCTCCCTAACGTTTGAATTTGGCCTCGCGGCCAGTTGAAGGCAGCATAGCACAAACAATTCGCGGTAGACTGAGTCCAAGCCGATCCAAAAGGAGCAATAGTCGAATGACGATCAACATTCCTGTCCCCATCATCAAGAATTGGAAGACCACTGCGTTCGGTGCGATCTCGCTAATACTCGGCATCGTTCAGGCTAGCGGTGATGGCAACGTCGGCACGATCCTGCATGACGGCAAGGTGCAGATGGCAATCCTGGTTGCGCTTTTGGGGTTTTTCGCGAAGGATCATAACGTGACTGGTGGAAATGTCGGCGTGCCGTCAACGCCGCAAGCGCTGGCCGAGGCGAATCAGGCTCCCGCCCCGAACGCCATCTTTCCGGACAAAAACGCTTCAAAATTGATAAGCTAAACGAAGCGGTCTCGCGAACTGCTTCACACAGAACGCGAGACCAACCATGAAGAACCGTAGGAGGGTTCATCAAATGGCCTACCACAGATTACCAAACAGAACGGGACAATGGGTTAACCATTGGTTCATTGAGGGGCCGGCGGATAGACCGAGACCGCCCGGATCGCCGCTATATTGGAAATGTCGCTGCATCTGTGGTTTGATTCGCGATGTTCAAGCGGGCAACATCGAAAACGGATCTTCGGTTTCGTGCGGGTGTGTGCACAAAACTAAGCACGGCGGCATCGAAACCACAGAATACACGATCTGGAAGGGAATCAAGCAGAGATGCCTGAACCCGAAAAATAAACACTATGACCGCTACGGTGGGCGCGGAATTAACGTATGCGAAAGATGGCTACATTCTTTCCCGAACTTTCTGGCCGATGTTGGCAAACGACCGAGCAAACAGCATTCGCTTGACCGATTCCCGAACAACGATGGGAACTACGAGCCCGGAAACGTCCGTTGGGCGACCCAGTCCCAGCAAATGCGCAACGCTTGTACAAATGTGTACGTTAGCTTTCGCGGCGAGACCGATGTTTTTGTTAGCATGATTGAGAAGACGTCGCTCAATCAATCTACTGTGAGGAGGAGACTTTCCCGTGGGTGGACTATCGAACTTGCGCTGACTTCCAGCCCTCGCCGTGGACACAGACCACCATCGTTGCCTTCAAAGGAGCCCATCACTGCAGCGAAGCTCGATGAGGCGATAGCGGCGAAGACAGCGGCTACTTGAACCAGGGGCTACTTGAACTGGCGCGGGCTGGCTGGAAGCCCATGCGAAAATAGGAAGTAGTCCAAGCCGTTCGACGTTGGACGAGGAGTCTATCTGGCAGGCCGTGATCTCGATAAATCGTCCCTCGACCAACTGCACGGCACGCTGGCCGGCTTAGACAAACGGCTGGATACCATCGCGCAAAGGCAAGAGGAGGATGCGAAAAAGCGGGAAGAAGATGCGAAGGCTATCCGCTTAAAATTCGAAGAGCAGGCTAAGGTTTCTTCCGACATCAAGGAGAAGGTAATGAATGTCGAGGCGGCAGTTTCCCGCCAGAACGCCGAAATAACAGGGAAGATCGCGGCCCAAGGGTTCGAGACGAAGCTGGATGCCAAGGATCGCCAGATCGCGCAATTGATGGTTGACGCGGAGACGCAGAGAATCACGGCAAAAGAGGAGACGCAGCAGAAAGTGACTATCGCTGGAATTGAATTGAAGACTTATTTGTTGTGGGCGGCCGCCGTGTCTATCCTTGGCCTTCTCTTGCGAATTGCGACCAATGGCGGGCACATATGAGAGGGCCGATTGTAGTTTTGCTTTTGCTAATATTGGCCAGCGAGATTGTGTTCTGCGCCGCCGGCGTCTGGAGGATCTTCCGGGTTAAAGATCGCGGCGATCTTGCCGCCGGTTTCTGTTGGGTGCTTTCTGGAATGATGATCGAGCGAATCACCGCGATCATCGCGATGCAGTATCGTCCTTCTGGCAATCTGATCAAATCGAAAATAGAGCTGATACGTCAACAGCTCACCTACAATCAAGTCAGTGTTGCTATTGGCTCGCTTGCCGATCTGCAAAAAACTATCGTGCCCACCACCGAATACGAAGCCTGGCTGATATCCGGACGCCTCGTGTGCGCGATCTGCGTTATCATCGGAGTGCGTTTTTTGTTTGGCCTAAAAAGCAAATGAGCCACGATTCGACAATCGACGAACCGCATTGCGACAATTCCGGCCGTCGTATCCTTCCTTCGCGCATTCACGAAGCAAATATCACGGGCCGCGTAAATCTTGAGGGCCGCTTCGAGCCGATTGCCCTTTCAGCCGATGACCGGCTTTCGCCAGCGGACCACGCGGCACTGCGCGATTCGTTGGTAGAGGCGTTGCGGGATCTCGTGCGGGTGGAGTGATATGGCGAAGATTCACGAGGCGGGCACTGGCGACACCGGTAATCAAGGCGTGCAGACGCTGTATGTCTTTCATTGCCCAGGCTGCGAGCGCGGCCACGGCTTTCATGTACCGCGATGGACCTGGAACGGCTCCTTCGACAAGCCGACATTCAACCCGTCACTGCTATGCGACGGCGATGATCCGGCGCGGCGCTGCCACTCGTTCGTGACTGACGGGCGGATCCAATTTCTATCGGACTGCTGGCATAAACTCGCCGGGCAGACGGTGGAGATTCCGGACTGGGATTGACTTTATATGTGGATGGAATGGAGTGGACGTTGCGGAAATGGAGAGCCGGGGCAGAAGACAATTCGCAGCATCGAACAGGGACGGAAAGTAGCCGATGAGCTTGGTCTTAATTTCGCTAACGTATGGCCCAGGCGAATACCGGATCCTATCTGGAAACATCAAAATGAGATGCTCGGATCGCTGCGTCGCAATGCTCTAGGAAAGTTGGATTTTATAGACGCTCAGTGAAAAATTTGACCTAACGGAGATTATACATGGGAACAATCAATGTGGCAAAACCAAAAAAGAGCGATGCGAGCAAGGTCAATTTCGCAACCGAATGCGCTTTCTCCAAGCTCGTGGACCAAGCGAAGGCGGAAGGGCTGCCAGTCGCTCCTGTTGATGGACTGATGTACCTGCCCGATCAGGCAGCGACGAGCCAGTTTCAGGACGCCTGCAGGGCCGTGCTGAAGTCGCTGGGAGTCGCCACCGACAATGACGGTTAAATTTTTACGAGCCCGTAAACTTTTCCGAGGCCGTAGAATTCCGCGCACCATTGTCGGGCTGGACTACTTGCTGGATCAAGCGTCTAAAATAGTCCGGTGACCACCAGGCCGAGACAGACCAACTGCGATAAGGAGGCGCCGTATCGGGATCACCAGACGGATTGGAAATTTAATTGGAGTTAGATCAGCAGCACAAGCAGCAATTGCTGCATCGCCTTGAGTCCGCTCGCTTCGGGTCCAACTGCACTCATCATTTCTGGAAGATTGGATTTCACAAGACCAGAAAATACGGCCATAGGCAAAGATATCGATGCGCGTATTGTGGAAAAACGTACATCCAGAATGCCCGGTACGTCAGACGGAATCTGTTTGCATGCGCTATCGATGTTCTGCCTCTCTATCGGGCCGGCGTTGGCTTTTATGAAGCGGCGCGCCTCTCTGGTTTATCGCGTCGAAGAATTTGTCATGTTTACAAATTGCTCGGAAAGTATATTCCCCGCCCTCCATGTTCGTGTGGCGCCCCGGCTCAACATAAAGGAATGTGTTCGGCTAGATGGGCAAGTCGGCGTAAGCAGTGACCTATAGCGACTCACGCGCCGGCCGCCTCACTGTCTTGACCTTTCACGAGAACTCGGACAGGCCTGTCGGCACGAGCTACACGCGGCGCACGCCAACCGACCGCGCGGTCGAGATAATCTCGGGACTTGAGCGGGCCTTCGTGCGCGACGACATCAGGCGAGGCCGCGAGGTGCAGATCTTCAATTCGGCTGGTCAGTGCGTGTTTCATTCGAAGGACCGCGTTCTACTCTACCCGGCGACCGGCGGGCTGACTGCAGAGCGCTTCGAAGCGTTCTGGGAGAGCCTGCCGTGAAAGTCGCCTTGATACTGCGTGAAATGTAGTTCGAGTGGGGGGGGTGTTCGAACCCCTTCGAACTACGTTAACACATAGTTCATTCGTTCATTCAGCACCACCGCCCCTTGCCTTTTTGCCATGCGTTGTCTTACGATGTACTGTATGACGTCGCCCAGTATGCCGGTATCACTTCGTATTCCTCGCGAATTGCTTCGCCTGCTCGATCAGGCGGCTAAGCTCGAATCGCGCAATCGCAGTCAGATGATTCTTGTGTTGATGGCGCGGGCGCTGAAAGCCAAATTATGAACAAAGCACAAATCAGGCGCAATGACGCGATGAAGGACGCGCTTCAGCGGTCAGGAGTTGGAGTTCCGGGATCCGCAGCTTCTGCGCTGATTGAGGAATTGATCGGCCCGAATGCGGCATTGTTGGGCGCGAAAGGAAAGAAGCGCCCGTCCCGTAAATCGACTGATCCAAAAGAACGCGAGGAAGCCGCCGCTAGATCCGAGCGGGAGCGCCATACGAAATCACTTGCGCCTATTGCGGCCGCACTGCATTGCGAGGGATTCGGTGAGTTCGCAGCCTACGGGGTGTTGTACTACGCCAAGAAGCGGCTGTGGGGCGATGATTGGGGCGAGTGTGTCGAAAAACAGAGAAGTGCGTTGTCAGAGCAATTTCGGACTCTCACTATTGAGCAGCGCAAGACGGCCGGAATGTTCATCCATCAGCAGGCCGCCGCGTCCTTTGAGGCTGGTCTCAGGATCGGGCTGATGGCCTCTCTAGTGAGTAACAAAAAATTCCATTAAAATAAGTGGTAAATCGGCAGCGCCACAATTAGCGGCGTGTCCTGACTTGAGCCAGCCCACTAATAGATAAATTTGCAAATCGGCTGGAGTGGGTGTACAGTTTATTTTCGCCTTAGAAGCAAAAGGCCGACCCGAAGGCCGGCCCGAATCCAAGACCACAGATCACCCGCGACGACGAATCGCGGAGTCGGCCCAAGGAGGGCTTGACGTGCCAATTATAACTGGTTCTAATCCAAAAAGCCATACCTTTGTAGTCCTGCCCACTGGCGAGCGCGTCACCAGGGCCGAGGCAGACCAGATCTACCAGGAACAGCAGGCGCGGTGGCGAGCCCGCCAGAACTACCCGCAATCAACGCCTAGCTCAAAAAGTCAGCTTTACCACGATTGTACACCTTCAGGCACGACGCCACCGCCAGCCGCTGTTTCTACCGCGTTTTACCGCCAGTCACTACCACCTTGTGCCCAGCATTCGAATGAATCGAATCAACGATCTATGTCGGAAACCGTTCCACTCTGCGCCACCGATTTACCGCGTTTTACCGGAAGTCGCGGCGGAGGGATGATGAGCGCAGCGTCGACCATCGAACGGATCGCGGCCCGAATCGGCGGCTGCGATGCTGGCGATGAGGCGCTGGACCCCGGCGCGTGCGGTCAAGTGAGCCAGGGTGTCGACGCGACACCCCAATCGACGGCCTCAAATGAAGGAGAAAAAGTGGAAGTCGACTCCTCTCAACTGTTAGATACTACTGAATCTTCCCAACCGCTCCCACATCCTCCCACATCCTCCCACATCCTCCCTGATGGTAGCCAGCAGGTTCTCGAGCTCCGTGAGACTGCAGAACCGTCTGATAATATCAGCACGGAATGCAGATGTATGGTTTCGGAAACCAAGAATCAACAACTTGAGCAGTCTCCACCATACATAGGCATGGTGGAATGTATAGCGGCAGTCCCCAGCGCAGCGCCCGTACAGCGCCCGCCATGGCCGACACAGAAAGGCTACCCCAAAGGCCCGGGCACTGTCTTGCATGACGCCTGGGCCGGCCGCGGACTCAGCCGTGGCGCACGGGAGCTTATGGCGCTGCTTGTCCGAGTATCGCGCGGCCTCGAGACCTGCAATCCTCGCCAGCGGTGGCTTGCCGCTAAACTGGAAAGTTCGAGCCGGTCAGTAACTCGCTGGACACAAGAACTTGTGGAGAAGGGTCTGATTTGGATCAAAAGGCGCTATCGGTCTGCTTCGTTGTACTTCCTGCGATCCACCGCCAAGCCTGTTGAAAAGCCTGTGGATAAAGAGAATATCTCAACTGGTCCATCGGACACTTTGTCCGATCCACTCATGCCCGTATCATTAGTGGGTTTCTCTAATCTGAAAACCTTTGATTCAGCCGAACTCATAAATCCAACTCAACCCCAAACCAAAACCCAACCCCCGCGGAAACCGCCGGCATACGGGCAACTTCTGGAATCAGAAGATATCGATCTTCTACGGCGTGGGCTGCTACAGTTCCAACCCTGGATAAAAGTGCAGCTTGAGGCCGATACTAAAATCATGCGCGCCGCGATTAGGATCATCACTCGTTGCGAAATACCGACAGAGGTCGCGGTCTCCAGGCTATACAATCGCTATAAGCTTTGCATTGAAAAAGCTGATTTACGGCCCCGTTCATGGGGATGGGTAAAGGCCGTGCTTGAGGAACTTGCCCGCTGGGTCACCACGAAGCGCGAGGCGCGAGAACTGCGAGAGGCGGCATCCGCATGAGCCGTCAGGGACACCTGAAGGGAAGGACTGGCGGAAATTCCGCTCAGCGCCGCGGGCCGCTTCGTAAAATAGTTGAGGTCCTGACGGTATCCAACAGCATCTTTGATCGGCCGCGTGTCCGATTGGAATGCGGTCACACAACGTGCTCGAATGGTCAATATGCCGCACGTTGTAGCGATCCCGCATGCATGGATCAGGTAGATCCATTAGCGTTCCCATGTCCACATTGCAAAGCTGATCCTGGGCTACACTGCCAAAATGAGTTCGGGCGGGAGACGGCCGGCTTCTGTACGGCTCGTATACGAAGAGCCAAAAAGCCATGATTATTCCAACTTTTCCCATCCTGGGCCAGCCGCCTGAGCCGAAGCTTATGGCCCGCGTGTTCCCGCGTCGAACGAAGGCGAGCCCCGATGATGCGATGGCCTTTTTCGGCCCGCCAAACCTGTTCGTTGAGGCCGACGAGGTGCACATCGACGTGACCTTCACCGCCGACAAGGCGCGAGCTGAGCGGCTCGCCGAAGAATGGCGGCATGTGGCGACGATCAAGCTTGGCGGCGTGGCGTACGAAGATCCCGGCGCCGAATTCATTCCAGGGCGGTACATCAAGACCGGCTATACCTTCACGTCGCGTGGCTGCCCGCGACGTTGCTGGTTCTGTTCAGTGTGGAAAAGAGATCCAATTCCACGTCTGCTACCGATTCAGGACGGCTGGAACATCCTCGATGATAATCTGCTAGCGTGTCCAGAGCCACACGTGCGCGCGGTGTTCGCTATGCTTACACGCCAACGTCGACGGGTAGAATTCACGGGTGGGCTCGAGGCCTTGGCGTTAGAGGACTATCAGGTCGGGCTACTGGCCGATCTGAAGCCACGCCCGAATTGTTTCTTCGCCTATGATCCTGGCGATCCATTCGAGACGTTGAAGAGTGCGGCTGATCGGCTACTCGCGGCCGGCTTCACCGCGCGTTCGCATCGTTTACGCGTTTACGTTCTAATCGGCTACCCCAAAGACACTTTTCCGGCGGCCGAAAAACGATTGCGCGAAATGCTGGAAATCGGTTTCACTCCACACGCGATGCTATGGGATCCGGAGACTGCCAGCGCGGAGAGGTATAGGCCTGGTCTGGAGTGGCGCCGATTTCAGCGGCGCTGGGCTAGGCCGGCGATCATCCACGCAGCATGGAGAACTGCCTAATGCCCAACATGGCCCCAGCGATGCGTGCGGACTCCCCGGTCGATCCCGGCCCGCGCTGCACGGCGGTAAAGGGCTGTGTGTTCCCAGCCGATCCAATCACCGGGCGCTGCCAGACGCACTCTCGCGGCATGGCCTGGATGCGTAGATCGGGAATCGATAGAGCGCGAGACTCGAGCGCCGCTTCGGATGCGCGAAAGCAACGCGGTGCGCGGGCCCTGACACATGGGCTGACAGGAGGCTTGAAATGGAAGAAAAAATAGGGAGTGAATCCCGCCGCCTCGATGCAGCCGAGCTTGACTGGCAGTTCAAATCCGGACGTGATCGTGATGGTGATAAATTCTCAAATCACATCCTGGTGCATGCCAGCGGCAGAATCCTCGCGGACATAAAGGAACCTACCGAGGATGAATATGATTACCAAGTAGAATTCCGCTGCGGCGTACCCTCAAAAATTCTCAACCAGTGCGACGGTTTTATGTTCATAGACGTCGATTCCGCCAAACGGTTCGCGGTTGACATCCTGACGCAATTCGATCCTTTCGGCCCTGGAGAGCGCGATGTCGAAGACTGAAAACGAGTGTAGTTTTCTTGCCGTCATAAGCGGTGACCGCGGCCAGCGCTACGAGGTCCGCTTCTTCGATGCGCAAACCGGCGCCGAGCGAGTCTTCGGTTGGACGACGCACTCGGACGGCGGCGGGCTGATGCGGTCCGCGAAGGTGTGGCCGGCCGCGCGCGATCCGTGGGTGATCGACAGGCTCGCTGGGCGCGAGCACGATGGCCCGATTGATGCGGCGGTAGAAATGGCGACGGTGCCAGTCCCACCGCGCGGCGGCAGTGGCGTTCCTGCCTTACCGCCTACCGATCTGGCCTCAAGAATTGGAGATCACGTCAATTTAGATCGCTGCGAAGATGGCGATCCGTGCAGTTTCGATCACACATGTCGGATTCACAAGATCAGAGGCATCCTGGAAGGCAAATGACTTCCGCCTTCTGCGCGATCTGTCGAAGCGACCGTCCATTCTGCCATCGCTGCCCGCGCGAGCATGGCCAGATTTTCCAGTTTTGCACCGCGATGACGGTTTCGATGACGGGCACTTTCACCGATTGCACATGCAAACATCAGCTCTGCTACCAGTGCGCGGCCGCCGCCGATGGCCGCTGTATCTGGCCGGTTGAATTGTTCCTGCCCAAGCGCGTGGATCTTCTCCAGGTTGGCGACGAATGCTCAAATATGAAGCGAACTCGCCAGGGCCACATTCTGCAAATCGCGGACCTCAATCAGCAGGGAGTTGTCATGGATCACACGATGCGCGTTATCGTCCGGAGGAAGCGGAACAAGTCTGGTGGCGACCGCCGCGTCGACGAATATTACTGGAAAAAGAGCGACGTCGTCCTGACCCTACAGCGCGTCCAATGCGGACAGCCAGGCTGCTTCCGACACATCCGCGACCTTGGCGATGACCGCTCATTCATTTGCGCGGAGCACTGGCCGGAACAGTTGAGGATGATCGGCTGAAAAGTCTGCGCTCGAATCTCGTGCGGATGCGCCACGAACACGGCGAGCTGTGCTGGATCTGCGAACTGCCGATGCTATTTCGTGGTAGGTTTCTTTCTCATCTTCCGTTGAGCCACGATGTTCGCGCTTCCCTCGATCACGTTGTGCCGCGCTTTAAGAAAGGGCAGACGGTCAGCGAGAATCTTAAACTGGCCCATCGTTACTGCAATTTGATTCGAGGAGTTCAAGAGATCGACGATGCGATGCGCCAGCGATGCAAAAGCAGGATCGTCTACAGAAATCCCGAGGTGATGGCGGAACTAATCATCAAACACAGGCAGATTCAGAGGAATAGCAAATGGGCTTCAAATCCGGCGCCTTCAAACTCCTACGCGAAGTAGTCGCGTTCTGCATTGCCTGCCACCGGCGATCCACGAAATGCGAGTGCCCGTCGATGACGCCGCGAAGAGTGGCACTGGAATGCGGCCACGATGCGCCCGGCGGTACCGTGGGCAAGTTCGTGCACTGCGCGGCCTGTGGCGAGATTCCGCACTGGAACGCGAGTCACGGCGAAGCGGATCTTGCCGACTAAAATCTCCGCACTGCCTCACTCAGCGGCCAAGCGAATTTCAGCAGCGCCACGAACAGGCCGGAAAATAACATTATCCTTCCGATTTCCTTCAAGTTTGGATATTTCGCCTGATCGACCGTCACGAAAAGAGCGAGGCCGAGCACGAACACGAGCACCGAGAGCCACATGGGATGTTCCTCCAGTTCCGATCTTAGCGTAGACTGAGTAATTAAGAATCCCGACTGGAGGTCGCGCGTCCGATGCGTCACAGGCTGGCAGTACTTGCTCTTCTGAGCGTCTCCATGCCATTGGGCGCGATCACGCACATTCGCCAATTGCTCAATGTCGCGGGCCCGGGCAGCGCACCGGCGACAGGCTACGTGTTGATCCAGGCAAATCGTCCCTTCCGGACGGCCGGTGGCGTAGCGGTCACCACCACAGTTTTCCGATACGATATCCCCACATCCGGAGCGAACACCGGATACCTCGATGTCAATCTGCAACCAACGATCGGAAGTACGGCCACGGGCACCACCACGGCGCCGCTCGGATACGTTGCGGAGTACCACACGAACGGGATCGTGTACCGCGATTTCTGGAGCGTGCCGGATACGGGGACGACGCTGGATCTTTCCGGAGTTCAGGTCAACGCCTTACCCGCCACGCCGTTCGCGCTGAACATAAATCAACTGACGCCGATTGGATCGAATGGTTATGCGCTCGAGGTGATAGGCGGCGTCGTGCAATGGGGACCGCAGAGCCCGCCAACTTTTTTAACTGTGCCTTATTCTGCCACACCGGTATTCGATCTCAGCGTGGCGACCGCCTTCAAAATAACATTGACCGGCAACGTGACGAATCAGACTTTCCCCAACGTTCTGGCTGGACAGACGATCACCATAACGATCTGCCAGGACCCGGCCGGAAATCACACCTTCGCTTGGGCCGCGCGCGTGCACGGCGGTTTTGGGGTAGGATTGATAGCAAGCAAATGTTCAACACAGGATTTCACTTCGGATGGTGATCAAATCTACGCTAAGGGTCTCATCAATCAATGACACAAGAAGGATACAAAACAAAATGCGTTCTCTTCGTCTCGCCTTCTCGTTGCAGCTAATCGCAATAGCGGCTTTCGCACAAGGTACCGGCACCATCAATGGCGTCCCAAATCAAACGCTGGCTAGTGTTACCAACGGCTCGCTGAGTAATGCTTCCACTACCGTCAATGGCCAGACCTGTACCTTAGGTTCTACCTGCAACGTCAATAGCGGGGCGGCGAATCATAGCGTATCGGTTAACGCAGCTTCTGGCAATGCGATCGGCGGCGTAGCGCTTGCGAACCTAGCTATCTTGAGTGGCGTGACGGGAGCCGATCCAGCTGGCAAGAGTTTCTCTGATCTCAACGCAACCGACTACATCGCGGGTGGTGGCACGGCGCAAGCTCAGACCGCAACGCTAGCTCCTGCCGCTACGGCGTTGACGACCGGTCTCACGCTTTATTTCAAGCCGAATGCGGCCAATACCGGAGCGGCTCCGACGCTAGCGGTCAATGGTCTTACCGCCACGGCCATCACGAAGTGCGGAACTACGGCTCTTGTGGCGAATGATCTGATCACGGCGGCCGTGGCCGAAGTCATTTATGATGGAACTCAATTCCAACTATTCAATCCTCAGTCAGGGGCTTGTGGTAGCGCTGGTGGTTCCGTGACAGCAGTCAACGGTACGAGCAATCAAATCGCGAGCACTGGAGGTACAACTCCGGTGATCTCGTTGGCTACTGCCATCATTCTGCCAGGCAACATGGCACACAAGAGCACGACGGTGTCATTTTCCGCCACGCCTAATTTTGATCTAAGTTTGTCGGACATTTTCACCATCACACTGACCGGCAACGTCACCGGAGCGACGGTATCGAATCATTCGAACGGCCTTGAGCCAATAATCAAAGTCTGCCAAAATGGAACTGGGAACTTTACCTTCGTTTGGCCAGCCACGATGTTGGGTCATCCAGACATCGGTCTTACGGCGTCGAAGTGTACAGTTGTATCGTTTCTCGACGACGGAACCAATTCTTACGCTACCGGCATCTCCGTCATCAACATGTAGGAACCGAGAATGACACGGTTACTATTTTTCGTATTGTGTGCGAGTCTATCCTTTGCTGGCCAAACGAAGCAACAGGACGAAAAGCCGGTGGCCGACGCCACGAAAGAAACAGTCGCCACGCCGGAGAGCAAGAAAGATTCGCCTGTCATCCTAGCTCCCATGCAGATCATCTATTGGAGCAAGCGGGCAAAAATGATGGAGAAGCGGCTCGACGAAATAAATGCCCAGGCGGCGCGGATCGCGGCGGAAAGAGAATTCGATGCTTATCTGATAGTAGTTCGAGCAATCTGCCAACTGGATGAAGCCAAGTTTGCCAAAGAGAACGTGCTTGAATGCGCCAAGCCCTAATACTACTCACCATCTCGTGCGTGCCGATGGCGGCTCAAACTTTAACCTTGAACGGCGTTCCATCATTGTTCTCAAACGGCAATGTCAATAAGCCGACGTTCAATTCGGGTGGGACGACAACGTGTAATTTCCTAAATACGAATGTCTGCGAGGTGGACTTCGGGGCGGGTAACACCACACTGGCTTTCAGCGCCACGACGGAAGGACCGGGGCTATATCTCCTACGCTCGTGCCAGGATTCAGTCGGTAGTCGGACATACACGTTCTCTTCAAACATCCTTAGCGGTAGCCAGCCTGATCCTGCAGCTGGGACCACGAATTGCACTGAACAAATTTTCTCATATGACGGTACGAACATGACGGGTGTGGTGACGGGAGTCCCTGGAAGTAGTTGGCATGGAGTGTCGGAACCGGAAGGCTCCGCGCCTGCTGGCGTGGCGAACTCGGATCTATTCTATGCCGATAGCGCCGCGCATCGTTGGAAGATGAACAACAACAATGGCGGGGCAGTGCAGGTAGTAGCATCCGGCGTGGACATCAACATCTCCGATCAGATCACGGGAACCAATGGTCTTATTCTTCCTTTGTCTGCCGCTCTACTAGCCACGAACTCAAGCCGCCAGGTCGTTCTCGGCGCTCCATTCGCCTCCAACGCTCAAACCGCTGCCTACCAAGTCCTAGCCGCCGACTTCACCAACTACAAAACTATTCTCGTGGCCTCTGGCACTTTTACCATTACGCTCGTGGCTTCCGGTTCTCAACCTGTGAATGGAAATTACATCACGATCTTGAACTATGGAACTGGCGTTGTGATACTTGCGCGTAGCGGACAGAACATCAACGGTGCGGCTGCGAATCTTACCGGCACGGCGGGCTCGGCAACGGCTCCTACTGGCTGGCGCGTCTGGTCAGATGGCACTAACTACTTTGCCGAAGTGATCAGTGGAGGAGGAGGCGGCACCAGCGTATCAGTAAATGGCGGATCGGTTTCTAGTCCAAACTTCAACGCAGCCACGCCCGCCGCGCCGGGGGGTAATGTTAATGTAACGTGGCAAACTTCAGGTAGCAGTGTGTCCGGTTATATCCCGATCACTCCGCCTGGTGGTGCAGTTGTTAATCTCAGCGCTGTGACGGTGAATACCAATACGACATCTGATCAGACGTTAATGGAACTAGCCTTGCCGACCGGGTATTTGAATAACCTCCGTCAACCGTTTCTGTTCGATGGGGCTGGAACGTACTCAACCCAAACTGCCCAGACTCCAACGATTACTCTCAAGACCAAACTTTGCACCGTAAGCGGCTGCGGATCGGGAACAGTGGTGACACTCGTTTCGATTGTCAGCACCGCCACCATTGCAGCGGTCACGAATAACAACTGGAATCTTGCCGTGCTCGGCTATACTGCTACCACCGGGGCCTCGGGGAACCTTGAGATCCATGGTCCATTGGCTGTCGATTTAGGCGCGTTGACGACTACAGCAGACTCAGTATTTGTAGATACAAATACCGCCGTATCCTCAAACATCGATTTAACCGCCGCTCTGTTCGTGGACTTCACGGTGGCGTTTTCCACCAATGCCGTCACGGCTAATACGTTTACCCAGCGCTCTGGTGGCGTGATGCCTTTCTCTGGCGGATCTGGATCTTACGCCGCCGCCGAAGCTTCGGCTACAACTTGGAGCATCCCCAACTCGGTTCACGGTTTGGGCACTTGCGATTTGTCCTTTACCACCTTGGTCACATCAGGGACAACTCGTCAGTGGCTTCAGCCGAAGGACGCGCATTGCGAGATGGCGGCGGGCGGGACGCAGTATGATGTGACAATCAACTGGGATACCGCCACGGCGGGGTACGTTTTGCTTCTTAAGAGTGGAAGCGGTACTGGCGGCGCGAACACGGCTCTATCCAACTTAGTTTTTCCGTCGCTGAATACCAATCTCAGCGTGGGCAACATGGCGATCACGATGACGCACACGAACGCCAGTTCGACGGGGACGACACTGAACAAGTTGGCTAAATTGACTGGAGCTCCAAGTACAGCAGTTACGCCACTCACTACCGATACGAACGGCGTTATAGGCATTTGCGTTTCCGGCTGTGGCACTACTAGCACCGCCGAAATCAGCATAGCCGGAATGACTCAGTGTATATACGACGGGGCTACCACCGCTGGCGATTATGTACAGATATCGACCACCACCGCTGGCGACTGTCACGATGCGGGCGCGACGGTTCCTCTCATCGGACAAATACTGGGACGGGTTCTTACTACCAACGGAGGAGGCGGGACTTACGATACCCATCTTAGAATCGAGTCACAAGGATACGTTGAGTTAGCCAGTTTTCAGGATGGAACGAACAAATTGCAATCGCCGACCTCTACACAGGCGCTCACTTATATCGGCGGCCAGGACGCATCGGCAAACTCGGCCCTTGGATCTGTGACGCTACGCGGAGCGAACGAAACCGGCGCAGGTGGAGCGTCTTCACAGGGCGGCGGTGCGCTCCATGCCGGCGGATCGAATGCCGCTACGAATACAGCGAGTGCGGGTGGGTCGGCTGAGTTACTGGCAGGATCTAGCACCGGTGCTACCAGTACGGGCCTTCAAGGATTACTCCTGGTCGCGGAGTCCTACGCTCAGAGCGGCACCGTTACTCAGTGGAATCTTGAATGCTATACCTCTACTGCAAAGACAGCGACGGATTGCAGCGCCTCCCCCAAGGTCATCGCCGGGATAGCGCTTTCAAAGTCGAGCACTATTCAAGTCACAGTGGCTGCAGCCCCGTCTGAAATACCGGTGAATGCTTCGGCGGCCGTCACGATAGGTCATACCGTGTGCGCGGGAACGACCGCCGGAAAGGTGACCGATAGCGGCGGTACTACTCCATGCGGCACGGGCATTACGGTTGGTGTGGTGATCGCAACCAGCGGAACTTGGCCCACATTCCCTGATGGAACAGCATTCCCTACGCTTTCTACCACCTTGCCGTTGATTCGGCTCGCCAGTCATCAGGGAGTCGGGAACGGGGATGCTACAGGTGTTTCGACACTAGCCAGCCTGACCTCGATCAATGGCAGCACGGTCCCCACGGCCGCCGGATCAAATATCCTCAGTCAGACTATTGCCAGCGGCACGGCGGCGATGGGAACTGGAGCGATTTCCTCCGGAGCGTGCGCCACTGTAGTCACGTCCACCGCAACCGGCGTGGCATCGACCGATGTACTGGTAGCCAGCTTTAACGGCGATCCGACAGCGGTTACCGGCTACGTCCCATCCACAAGCGGGATGTTGACTATCATCGCGTATCCTACTTCTGGAAATGTGAATTTTAAGACGTGCAATAACACCGGGTCTTCCGTCACTCCAGGAGCGATCACCCTAAACTGGATGGTGATGAGGTGATGCGGCGCGGCTTGTTGATACTGCTCGCGCTCTCGCTTTCTCTCTCGGCAGCGGCGGTGACGGCTGGGGTTTCTACGGCCAGCACTTCCAACGTTTCGACCTACGCGAGCGGTTCCTTCACGCCGGCCGCGAATGATCTCCTGTACGCCTGCGTTATATCCAGCGGCAATACTGCGGGCAGTCTCACCGACTCCCAGTCCCTAGGCTTCACCCAGATCACAACTGCATTAAAAAACAGCAGCGCGGATACGATCTACGTCTTTGTGGCCAACGCGCTCGCCGCGAATTCCTCAATGACCGTGACGTTCAACACTTCTGGCGGCAACGCCACCGGCGCGATCGTAATGGTGGCTCGCATAAGCGGCATGACGCGAAAAGGTTCCAGCGCCGTTAAACAATCCAAAGTGTCTAGTAACCAGGCTGCATCCGGCACGCCCGCTACTACCTTTACAGGTTCGGCTCTCACCGGAAACCCAACGCTCAGTTGCGTCGGCAACGGTACCAACACAGGAGGCGTTACAGTCACGTCAAGTTGGACGCGGCAGTCCGACACTGGATACAACACGCCTTCCACCGGAGCGGACTATGAGACTCGTGATAGCGGGTTCACAGGCACAACAATTACTTGGGGCGGAACATCGGCGAGCGCTTTCGGCGTTGTCGCTGTTGAAATGGACACGTCGGCCCTGAGCTATGTGAGCACTCCAAGCGTCTTTGTGGTTCACTGAGCGTTATGAAAAAAGTTGCAATCATCCTCGTTGTTTCGGTAGTAACGCTTGCTCAGACTAGGGAAGGATCCCGCACGGTGGACGGTGCTCATAACTGGATAGCTGGCGGCGGCACAGCCCAGGCGCAGACGGCCACCTACTCCCCAGCGATTACCGGACTCTACGACGGATTGCATGTCTGCTGGAAGCCAACAGCGGCCAACACCGCAGCCGCGCCGAGCTTCTCGCCCAACGGCCTAACAGCCCACCCCATCGTCAAGGCAGGCGGCGCTCTCGTGGCTAACGACATTATCACCACTGCCCAAGCCTGTGCGATCTACAACACAACTGGCACGCAATGGGAATTGCAAAATCCGCAGACTACGGCGGCGGGCGGGTTCAGTTGCTCAAGCGGCAATTGCGGTATTTTGTTACCGTTCGGCAATCCAGCGATTGCCACTATCAACGGCACGCCTTGGAACAACCCTGGCTCTAATAGCGTTCAAGCCGCTCTATTTAATCTTCCATTCACCCTGTCGGTCACCAAAATAGACATCCTCGTTACGACCGCCATTGCGGCAAGTAATTGCTTGGTCGGTGTATATGACAATACGGGCAACACCCTCCTTCTGACCTCGGGGGCTATTTCCAGTGCGGCCACGGGGGTCAAAACCACCACGATCACCACGGTTGTTCTGAACCCAGGCTTTTACTACTCTGCGATAGGTTGCACGGATAGTGGCGTAGGCCTTATCGGAGCGGTGAATGCCACGGGGAACATCGAGTTGCTGTTAGATACTAGTTTTGGGGTTGCTGGAAAAGTGGCAAATTCCATCAGCGGGACGACTCTACCAGCCACGCTTGGAGCATTTGCTAACAACGCCGACAATTTAGGAATCGCATGGATACATCCATGAGGACCTTGCTTGTAAGTTTTCTATTGTTTGGCTGCCATGCGTGTGCCGATGTACTCACCGGTCAGTACGACAATTCGCGTACAAACGCGACCACAACCGAGACCATACTAACTACCGCCAAAGTGAGTGGGGCATTTGGCAAACTATGTTCGTACTCGGTGGATGGTTTGGTTTACGGACAAGTCCTATATATGAGTGGGAGCCCGAATCGGATCTTTGTGGCCACCGACAACGATACCGTCTACGCCTTTAATGCGGATGGCTGCGGATCAGCTATCTGGAGCCAACATCTCGACACTCCGAAAACCACCACGGATACGAACTTCTCGGCAGCCAAGGTTGGTTGCACCAGCACACCAGTCATCGATTCGTCGGCTGGCGTGATCTATCTAGTCTGCGTGAACTCAACCGATGTGTGGAAACTTTTTGCGCTCAATATCTCCGATGGGTCCACATTCCACGCCGCCGTCACTATTTCCGGTACCGCCCAAGGGTTAACCTTTGATTCCACCAGCCATCAGGCGAGGACTGCCCTGCTGTTATCCGGTGGAAAGGTGGACTTCGGATTTGCCAGCTACAACGACGGCGGTACATGGCAGGGCTGGGCATTTGCTTACAATTCAACGACGCTTGCTCAAACTGCCGTGTTTGTCACAGTCAACACGAGCGGGGGAAGAGGCGGAATCTGGCAGGCGGGCGGAGGCATGGCTGCCGATGGTTCTGGAAATGTCTACTGTACAGTTGGAAACGGATCATTCGACGGCACCAACAATTTCGGTGAATGCATCCTCAAACTAAACTCTTCCCTGGTTGTCCAAGATTATCTCGTCAACTCCGGGTGGGCCACGCTCAATACCAACGATACCGATCAAGGTTCTGGACGCCCAATCCTGGTCGGCACGCGCGTGATGTCCGGCGGCAAGAACGGCGTTTGGTGGATAACCGACCAGAGCAACATGGGACATACTCAGGTTGCTGCCTCACCAAGTTCTCAGGTGCAGGATTGGGCAGGGCAGATAGAACTTTTTGACGCTTCAGCCTTTGCCAACAACGGTCTCTACACTATTGATAACTCGCATGTCAATCCGGCTCTGCCAGCGGGAATCCAACGCAACACATACAACGGAACGACATTCACGACCACTCCATCTGCTACTAGCTATGTGTATCCGACTTATATGTCGGGAGTGGCCTACAGCTCAAACGGAGCCTCCAATGGAATACTTTGGGTGAATTCCTGCCAAGTATACAATCTGGACGTTACACAGGTCGGAGCGCTGCGGGCCTTCGATGGCACGACACTGTCCCTACTATACGATTCAACCGCCAAGGCTGGAGACGCCGTTGGTAATTGTGCCAAGTATGTCTCGCCCACTGTTGCGAACGGCAAGGTCTATCTGAGCACGTTTTCCAATACCGTGGTGGTGTTCGGCCCGATGGGCGGTGGACAGTTATCCAGCAAGAGCGTGTTGGCTGGAGGAGCGATACACTAAGGTTATTGCCGGATCGTGCTAGACTGCGCTCCATGAGATCAGCATTCATTTCGATATGGCTCTGTTTGACTCTCCAGGCTCAGTCCCCCACGCAAATCAACATCAAAGACATCGTGCCTGGCTCCTGCGTGCCGCTCGCGCCACAGCCTGTGGTGTTTACCTGTTGGCCAGTCAATAACGGAATGGCCTATCAGTGCGGCTGCGCGATTCTCGTCGGCGCAAAGCTCACGCCGCCGACCGGGCCCGCGCCTGCGCTTGGCGGCACACCTGGAATCTTTACCGTGACACCGACCGGAGGATCCGGTCTGCCGCCGATGGCCGGACACGTCGGGCAGTCTCTCTTGACCGATGGCGTTAATGCGCTCTGGCAGGCGCTCGCCTTAACCGGCGACGTGCAGGGCACACTGGGTGTCAATGCCGTGCTCGCGATTCAGGGCAAGCCTGTTTCGCCGAATGCGCCACAGGAAGGGCAGGCGCTCATTTGGAACGCCACCACAGGCCGCTGGGAGCCGCAGGCGCTTCCGGCTAGCTCGCCGACCGCTACACCATCGACCGTCCGCGGCGAGTGCTACGCGGCGAATGCCAGTGGCTCTTATCCGTTAGCACTAGCGGCCGGAACTTCTCTTGTTTCCGGAAGTCTCTACGTCCATGAGAATGGCCAGCAATGGGAAGCGGGGCAGGATTATGGACTCACGGGCACGACAGTGACGATCATCAACCCCGCACGGTTCCAACCTGGTGATGGCCGGATATGTTTCGACTACAAGACCAATCCTTAAAGCTTTCGATTCTGCTACTGGCGATCGCCGGGGCCTTCGCACAGAGCCCGACGCAATTCAGCGCTAAGGATCTCAAGAACGCGCCAGCCAGCGTGACAATTTCCGGCGCCGGCGCTTCGATGGCGAGCCAGCTTGGGGATTTCGATGTCGGCAAAGATCCGCACATTCTCACGATCGGCGCGCGCTGTTCCATCCCCACACCCTGCAATGTGCGTTTCGGCAGCTTGGTCTACTCGCTGGTCGCCAGCGCGACAGCGACGATCTCGGCCGGCAGTGGCGCAGCACTATTCTACATAACCCCGCAAGGAAACCTGACGGTCGGGCATAACTTGACCATCGCCTGCGCGGGCTGCACTTCCGTTCTCGGCGTAAACTCGTTCCCTCCCGATTCCGTTCCGCTCTTTCAGTGGACGGCGACGAACGGCGCATGGGATATAAACGGAGGCACCGATCTCCGCGCGTTTATCGGAACGAAGGCCATTCAACCCGGCACCGGCATGACGACGACGGACGTCGGCGGCATCACCACTCTCGGGGCCGATCTGACCTTGATCGGGATCAGAGTGGCTGTGCCGACAAGCTCCGCCTCGGCGTGCGTATCAGGCTCATACGCGGTGGATAGCTCCTTCTATTATTCATGCGTCAACACTGGCACCTGGCGGCGAGTGGCCGTAAGCACCTGGTGAGTTAGTGTCTCGTTCGGCAGCTTTCCTCGAGCTAGACAGTCTGATCGCGGCTGGCCTCGGCGATGCTCCGCGAGGTGCGCCTGTCGCCTGCGTGCTCGCTGGACATCGCATTCGCAAATACGGCCATGCGAGAAATGGCGCACAGAGATTTCAGTGCTACGCTTGTAAACGCTTTTCTACGTCGGCTATCGCGCCTTCCGGCTCAAAGCTTCACAAAAGGCGAATGCGACTGGCTAACCAGTGGAGAATTTTCAAGAGCTGCTACTTGGCGGGAGAGGCGATCAGAAGCGCAGCGCGGGCTGCCAGCGCAGGGCGGAACACCGCGAGAAACGCCTATCGCCTGCTCGAAGATCTTTTCGGCGGGCGAAAATGCGCCTGCGGCCGAAAACAGTATCATCGGGGTCGATGCAGCACGAGGAGAAGAACGGGGAACCAGGCCCAGCCGAAGATGGGCCCGGTAGAACCAAGTCAGATAATCTGATTTGGGTGAACAGATCTGGAACCTGGCTCCTTCTTGAAGCTAAACTGATGTCTGGAAATTGTCAACCGTAAAAAAAATAGCTATTGCCGACAGAAGCCTTGTGTGGTAATGTTATTGGCGGGTGAATCGAACGTGAGCGATCTTCCAGCCAAGCCAGTCTCGAATGAATACGCACGTGCGCTGACAATCACCCTTATCCATCTGTTCGCCGACAACGTCGCGGAAGTTCATCAATTGAACTCGCAAGGCCAGCACGACGAAGCGAGTCGCGCCATTGAAAGGCGCAACCGAAAAATTCTGGAACTCTGCACCGATGCGCTCGCACTGATGCAGAACGCGGTCGATACCATGCGTCGCCTGCACGTCGAATTGCTGGCGAGAGTGCCTTTGTCACCAGCTACGCCATGGGCGGCCATGCCAGACGAGAGCACTATTTTCGTAGTTTTGCCGCCGACGGAGAATCCGAAACCATGACCGGCGGCTCACGCTCTATTCGCTTCTCCACCGCTCCCGAGTCAATTCAGCATAATGAATTACTGCAAAAACCGCGTGCCAAGAAGTCCAATGCTAACAGCGCGGCTGTTCAGCATAATGAACAGTCTGTACCGAATCAAGTACAGTTGGCCCCCAAGCCCAATGCCTTAAACGCACTCGATCAGGCGTGGATGGACTCGCTTATCATCGCGGATTTGTTCAAAGGCATCATCGCTTCCAAAAACAGGCATGGTGACTTACAGGCGATGCGCTCGGCGGCGAAGAACCTTATCGCCAATGTTGACCTGCTGATTCAAGCGGAGGAAGACTCATGAGCATCGCCGACGGCTTGATCGACCCTAAACAATGCCGACGCTCGACCGTAAACGTTAAGCACTTTTTGCGCTTCCGCAAATCATGCCTAACTAAGTTGTTTCAACAACTTAAGAGAAATCGATCCTGTAAGCCCAGTCTCGCCAGATATATAAACGAGAAGAAGCAGCCTCGCGACAAAGCATCCTTACATCAATCGGAATTCGGTAAACTTCGCCCATTGATTCTGGCACGCGATGGTTATCAATGCCGAAAATGTGCTCGTCCGCAAACGCTGAATTTGAAGCATTTACATCCGGACTCCTTTCAGGTGCATCATGTGAATAGTTGGCGAGATAATCGTCCTGGATGTCTCCGGACACTCTGTCTCGCTTGTCATATTTTCGCTCCAAACGGCAGGGCTTATTGGGCATGGGAACGATCCGATCAAGACCGATTGCGGATCGAATCCTTGAGATCGCGAATGATCGAAGAATCGAGATCAGTGAAACTCCGCGAACAGGTCCAGGCGGAACTGGAACTTTTCTCCTCGCCTGATCTGTACAACACACTTCTAGATCTAATTGAGGCTTTTGAAAAGACTCTCGATAGGATCAGAGCCAAAACCAGGGCGGCTTGAGTAATGCCACGAAAGCCAGATTGGTTTGCGAATACCGAACCCATCATTGAGCGACTGGCGAATTTGGAACCAACTCAATCTCTTAATCGTAGAAACGTGGAGGATCTGTTTAGCGTGAGGAAAACGGAAGCCATCCGTGTAATGAAAATCGCTGGTGCCGCCTCGGTAGGTCGCAATATGAAGATTCCGGCGTCGATGCTTCTAAAGTATGTAGAGAGCAGGGTTGGCGATTTCAAGAAGGAGCGCCGACGTCGGGCTGGAATAGCAAAGGTAGTGACAATGGAAGCCAGCATCAGCCCGGCGCGGCACGCCAGTTTCAAACTGCCGCCCGTGCCGAACTTCGACGAGCTTACCGGTATCACGTTCGATTGCGGCATTTTGCGCGTCGAATACTTCAGCTTCGAGGATCTGATGGTGAAGATGATCTCTCTATCGAAGGCTATGCTGCATCAGGAAGGGCGCTTCGAGGAAATTGTCGAGAAGAGTTTACGACTGGTACCGAAAGAGTGAAAAGCATGTTATACATCAGCAAGATAACCACAATCAACGCCTTGGGCCTCGAGGAATACTCCCTGGAGCCGGGCAAGAAAATCACTTTGGTCAAGGGCAGGAACGCTTCGGGCAAAAGTTCCCTGGCAACCGCCATCAGGTCCGCATTGGGTGGCCCAGGAGTGGTGGCCGACGCTACCCTCATCCGGACTAGCGCCGAGAAGGCCAATGTACTCATCGTCTTCAGTGATGACCGGACGCCTGACGAGCCGCATGGCGAGCTTGATGCGGATATTCGGCCAGGCAAGATCAATCGCAAGGTGCGCGTCCCAAAATTCGGCGTTATCGGGGCCAGCGCCGCTTGGCTGAACGATCTTCTCGATCTGCGGCTGGCGAACCCGCTGGAGTTTCTGGCCGTCACGGACCCCAAGGAGCGGGCGCGTTGGCTCCTTGAATCGATGCCGCTGAAACTTTCGGCCGAGGATCTGGTCGCCGACTCCGGGCTGTCCCCGACAGATGTGGCGACGCTCATGAAACAGCATCCACTGGAAGCGCTTCGCAAGGCTGATGGATTCCTTACCGAATTCCGCAAGCAACAGAACGTGAAGGCCAAAGAATACCGCGCCACCATGAAGACGCTGGCTGAGACGGCGCCGAAGTTGACGGTTGTGGGCGTGTCGCAGGCGGAAGTGGAGAATCGGCGTCAGACCCTGACAGAGATTCGCCAAAAGGCGACCGAGGCAATGGATGAAGCGCGACGAGAGGCAATAACCGCGCTTCGATCAGCGGAAGAAGTCAAGATCGCCAGTTGCGCGGAAGCAGAGCGCGTTTATCGAGAGGCGTTGTTGGCGGCCAGCAACATTTTCAACGAAGCGTCGCAAAACATCGGGCATGCAAAAGAATTAGCCCTAGGACAAATCGCCACAGATTTCCAAAAGCCAATCGACGAAGCGAGGGTATCGCTTGAGGCCGCCGAGCGTTCCCTCGCCGACTGGGGCGCAGTCGAACAATCCCGCCAAGCACAGGAGAAGTTCAAACAACAGGCCGAGACTGCCGAGGCGATCTCCGCGCAGTATTCCGCGCGCCTCGAAGCCATCGCCGCACGACGCTCTGAACTTCTGAAGCAAAATCCACTTCCGGAAACCGAGGTCATCGACGGCGAGATATTCGTTAAGGGCGTGCCGTTCCAGCGGCTAAACGAAGCCGAGCGAATCGATCTATCCGTGCGCCTCGCCGAGCAGCGGGCTGGCAAGCTCGGATTCATCTGCGTCGATGGGATTCAGGCGCTTGACCCGGAACATCAGGAGCGGCTCGTTGCGCGACTGTTGGAGAGCGGCATGCAGTGCATAATGACCGAAGTGGCGCTGGGCCCGTTGCGCACCAGGGAGATTGGTAGCGTTGAGGATCTGCGGGCGAGTCAGAACGAGTCTGCGCAAATGGTGCTGGATCGGACCAAGCCGTGAACATTCGCCGGTGCCAGCCATCCGAATCGCGGCTCACGGCAGAGTGGATCGCCGAATTGCATTATCTGCGTTCGAAGCCGTCGGGGTTCGTTCACGTGCTGGAATTTGTCGAAGGTCGAGAACTGATCGGGGCGATGATCCTCGGTCGGCCATCCTCGCGGGGACTGGACGCGGATCTTGTCCTTGAATTGAATCGGCTCTACTTTATCGACGATACGACCGCCTATGTTGAATCTCAAGCGCTCGCGATGATGCGCAAACACGTGCGCACTTGGCTCAACGGAATTCGACTGCTCATCTCCTATAGCGACCCGCAGCAAGGGCACGAGGGGACTATCTATCGAGCGGATGGCTGGGCACCGTTCGGTATGAGCACGCACAAGAGCGGCTACGGCTGGGCTTCGCGCCCGAATCGCAAAGCCGATCCGGTCACACCGAAACAGCGATGGGTCCGCACGCCATGACTTGGGTATTGATCGCGATTGCGTGGCTAGGCTGTGGACTCTTAGGCGCTGGCTACGCTGTCCGCAATTTTCAGAGAGAGTTTCCCGCTCTCGCCTGCTCGCACTACTCCTCCGATCTTCGAAGCGGCTTAGGTTCGGCGGCCGCCGGGCCGGTGACGCTCATGATGGTATTTCTATTAGGCTGGCAGGTTCACGGCTGGGGATTCGCGCACGTCTGCCCTGAGCCATGGACGCACCTACAGAGGAGCAGCGATGCTTCGTAGCGTGGATGTCATGCGGCTGGCCGGCATCACCGGCCGCCAGCTTCGGTGGTGGCGCGACCATCGGTACATCCATAGCGCTCGCTGCGGCCGCGGGCCTCTTGAATTCTGCAATCGCGATACGCTGAACATCATGATCTTCGCCGAGCTGCACAGAAGAGGCTTGCGGCTCTCGGCGGCGAAGCAGGTTTCGAAACGAATCCTCGAGCAGTTCCTGTCCAGCTTCGACAACTTCGAAAACAGACAGCCTCATTTCTATGCGCTGTTGAGCGGCTTGACCATCAAATGCCACACCGACCAGCGCAAGGCGATAGAGTGGGCCTGTCAGCAGGGCGCTGTCCACACGATTGATGTCGCGGAGTTATGGCGGAAAGTTAGAGAGGAGAAGTAAAAATGTGGACCTGGGAAGAAGATTTCACAAGCGATGTTGTATCATTGCGCGATCACAACGGCACGCTTTGCGGACGCATTGAGTCAGCTGGCGGTTCTTGGGCTGGCTATCTTGATGGAGCACACACGCCGGATTTTGTGAGACCAGACAAACTCAGTGCGCAAAAGGCGTTGATAAAACTTGTTAACGCGCAGCCAGCGGTATGATCGAAGATCCAAAGAAGGACGACCGCGTCCGCTATTGTGGGAATAGCGTGAACCCGCTTTACAGACCCGGCCCTGGCACCATCGTGAAGGTGGCGCCCTCGCGACTTCTGGTTAAGTGGGACAATCCGCTTTTCAATTCGAAAGGCAAACCACAAGGCTACGGCGCAGCCAATCTGGAGCGGATCGCATGAAGCCGCCTGTGCCGCAGCCTCGCCCGCCGAAGCATACCAGCGGCTGCCAGCCATATCTGTGGATCTTTTTCTGGATCGCGGTTATCGCGCTTGGGCTGACATTGCTGGCGTTCTGGAGGACGGGAAACTAAATGCAGATGTTCGTCCGCAAACCTGTCGTGGTCGGCGCAGATGAGCTACGTCATGGGTGCGCGGTAAACGTGAAGAGCATCCTAGCGTGATACTCTCCAAGATCGGCAAAGAATGAAGCGATTCCCAGTGAAGCGCCGCCATGCGTGACGCCCGATCAGCCGGGAAAAGCGTTATCGTTCCCTTCGTCCGCGACGAGCCCGCGGCAGATCGTCACGAGCGCCGATTACGAGCGAACCTCGAAGCCCGAGATCAGTTCGCCGCGACGTTAGCGCGCGCCGGGTTCGCGATGGCAATCAAGAACGAAGGGCAGCACTGGATCATTCGCAACGGAGTCGATGCGTGGGAGTGGTGGCCGTCATCTGCCAAGTTCGTCAAGAACAAGCAGTGGCGCAAGGGAGTGCATTGCCACGATTACCAACAAGTGCTGAGGGAGTTGGGAATTGAGGGGGACTTAAAATGAAACCACACAAGCCAGTAAAGCGGCACAGAATGACGATTGCCGCCACAAGCCTTGACAAACGATTCGAATGGGAGCATTATTGTTGAGAGCCGCAGAGGCCCAAAGGGTGAACCAGATTGATCGCGTTTCAAAAACCGCGTGCCCGCATTGTTATCGCGAGATCCCGCCGAAGGTTTGGATACAGATTGGCGGCCGGCTCGCGGCAGCCCTGCGCCAGAATCTTCGGAGCAAGCCAACCTACGATTCCCGCTGTCCGCGCTGCCATCGCGTCATCGACGATCATGAGTGGATCAACACCGGGTCGGCGCTGTCAGCGGCGCTCCGGAAGACGCGCGTCGGCTTCGTCGGCCAGACTGCTCTGTGTCCGCACTGCAATTCAAAGCGACCGAGCAAGCTCGAGCTCCGCTACGTCCATCTGCCGAACTGCGGCAAGAATCCGAATCGGCGCGAGGGAGAAATCAAGAACGGCAAACCTTGCCGATGGTGCCGGCAACTCAAAGGCGCGATGGAATTGCGGTATCACGAGCCGAGATGTAAGAAGAATCCCACAAGGAAGAAGGACTAGCCATGAAAATCTGGAAGTTTGATTTAGAAACAACCGACGTTCAAACCGTGGCCATGCCTCGCGGCGCAGAAATATTGGCGGTTCAAACGCAACGCGATAAGCCCAAAGTGTGGGCCATCGTTGATCCCGGACAACAAAACGAGCACAGATCTTTCCGCATTGTCGGCACCGGGCACGAGTTCATCCGTGACGATCTGCGGTACATCGGAACCTATCAATTGATGGAGGGCTCTCTAGTCTTTCATGTATTCGAGCAGGCCAAAAGCTAATGCCTGTTGATGTCGCCCTTCGCTCGAAAGGTATAGGTGCCAGCGAGATCGCCTGCGTGGTGGGACTGCATCCCACGCGTTCAGCGTTTGATCTCTGGCTCGCTAAGACCGGCCAGGTCGAACAAGAAGACTTTGCTTCAAATCCGCGCGTGCGTTGGGGCCGATTACTGGAGCAAGCGATTGCCCAGGGCTACGCTATCGAGACAAATCGCGAAATTGAATGGTTCGACAAAACGATATTGGGCCGGCATCCGTATCAAGTTCTGACCCCCGATGCCTTCGTGGTCCATGAACCGATCGGCGTAGATTGCAAAAATGTGGCCTGGGATCAGGCTGGCAAGTTCGGCGAACCCGGTACCGCGGAAGTTCCCGACAGGATTGCCTTACAGTGCCATTGGAGCCTGTCGGCGCTGCCGGAACGCGAGCGATGGGACGTAGCCGCTCTTTTCGGCGGGCACAACTTGAAGGTATATATCGTGGTTCGCGACGAGGAAGTCGAAGCGATGCTGGTCGAGGCGGGCGAAAGATTTTGGGTTGATCATGTTCTGAACGGCAAGGCTCCTGAAATAACGGCTACCGATTCAACATTGGAATGGCTGAAGAAGCGTTTCCCTGATAATGATGGGGCCTTGCGAACACCCACGCTAGAAGAAGAAGACTTGTTGAATTGCTACCGTCTGGCTGATGAAGAATTCGATATCGCGGAAAAAAACAAGAAAGACCTAGAAGCGCGGCTTAAATTCGCCATCGCCGAAAGCGAAGGATTTATCTGGTCCGGAGGCACGGTGACATTCAAGAAGGTGCGGGGTGGCCCACGATCATACGTGGTCCCAGATCATAGGCGGCTTCACAAGAATTTCAAATAGTTCAAGAGAAGGAGAATTGTCATGGCAAGTACCGAAATTACCGCACCCCAGGTGAGCTTGAAGGTGCGCGAGGGATTTGGCGAGCGCGAGATGATGATGCAGGCTGAACGGTCTGCCATCGCGCAGGCAGCGAAGGCTAAGGCTGAGGTCGAAGCCCGCTACTCGATGGCCATGCTTAATCGGCGGGACATGGATGACGTTCGCGCAAGACTACTCAAGGATTGTCAGCGCCCTGAGTTTGCTAAGGCCGCACGATACAAAATTCCAAATCGCGGCGAGGGATTCACGATCAGATTCGCCGAATCCGCTATGGCTCATCTCGGCAATATGTATGTGAGTGCGCCCTGTATCGTTGAGGATGAATATCAACGCACGATTTGCGTGACGGTCATGGATCTAGAGCGCAATGTTACCTGGACCAAGGACGTAGTAATCCTCAAGACGATAGAGAGAAAAGATCATGCTGGCAGGGAGGTGGTGCGCTTTCGGCAAAAGGCAGATGGCGGCACGATAGCCATTGTCCGGGCGACCGACGAAGAATTGTTGACAAAGGAAAATTCGCTGGTGAGTAAAGCGTCACGCACCGGCATTGAACGCGTCATTCCCCCAGATCTGAAAGCAGAATGCCTGTTGGCAATCAATACAACCATCGCGGCCAAGATCAAGGATGATCCAGATTCGGAACGCAAAGAGATCGCCGACGCGTTCCTGAAATTAAACATTCTCCCATCCCATTTGAAGGAGTATCTTGAAACCGAATTGAGCCAGGTCGCGCCTGCGGAGCTTGCCGCCTTGCGTGAACTGTACACAGCTATCAGGGAAGGGCACACAACGTGGCGCGACGTTATGGCTGCAAAACGTGCCGAGGATGGGGCGGACGAAGAACCAGGCAGTGAGTCCTTGAAGGATAAATTAAAAAGAGCAACCGGAGCTCCTGCCGGCGACGCAAAGGGAAGCCAGCCGACCGGGGCCAGTACGCCAGCCACTGACAAGTCAACCGAGAAACAAACAAACGGCGGCGAGTCGCAGACACAATCTGGAACCAGCACGGGGATCTCTATTGGCGCTTTCAATAGCGAGGAATTTAAGAGCGTGCAGGCTGGACTAAAATCTTTGGGCCACGCGCAAAATCGCCCTCAGCTCGAGGAGTTCCTTGGTAAGTTTCGCGGCGATAAGATTGCCTTCATGCGCTGGCTTGAGGAAGAGTTGCAGGCGAAGGCTGGCCTGAAGAAAGACTGAATTTGGTATGGCTAGAAGGCAAGGCGCACTATCACAACTAATGGTCACGATTGCGCGTGACCAGCGAGACTTCAAACTGGGGCGCATACATTTCGTGCGATCAGGCTATGCATTCTGCGACCAGGGCGCGGTTACCAAATCCGGCATTAAGCTATACCCGGTCATCGACGCCGATGGCAAGCAGGCCAGCGCCGCGCTGAAGGAATCGGTTTCCAACTGCGAAGCTCAAGAACTGTGTCGTGGAAAATACCCGATGTTCTCGCGACGCGAAGGACAACGACTCGTCTTTTACGTCCCGCGATCAGTTTGCCGAAAATGCCAATACTATCTTAAATCTGAGCGCCGCCGCCACTTCGCTTGCTGCTCACATCTTCGTGATCGGAGAGTGGACGCGTCTAGCCCACTCGTGCAATTGGTTTCCATGACCGATCAAGCGGTAGATAGGGCGAAAGAGATTCTTGGGTGCCATTCATGAGCAAAGAAGAAATATATGACAGTCAAATCGAGCCACTGATGGCCCAGATCCTAGCCATCTGCAAAAAGCACAAGATTTCCCTTATCGCCGATTTCGGTCTTGATGATGATCTGCACTGCACGTCTGCCTTGTTGGAGGATTATTACTCTCCGTCCGACAAGCAGATCCGCGCCTTGAACATCCTCAAGACCGACGAGACGTTCGCGATGTCCGAGATAATCGAGACGTTGCCGGACGGAACTAAAAAGATAAGCATCCGGAGGATTAGGTGAGCCGGTCTGTGACTCCAGCCAGTCGAACGCCAGCGCCATTTGCCCGAGCCTGGGCCCGGCTGACGGTAGTGCAGGCGCACGGTCCTGGCGGGCTGTACGACGCGGAGAATCACCACGTCAACGTCGGGCATCTCCACGCGAATCCGAATTGCACCTATCTGATCAAGCGCCCGAACCCGCACAGTGAAATAATCCCGATGAGCGGGCCGATTCTCGATCTGTTGCCCTGGTGCAGTAAATGTGCGCCGAAGCCGCGCGAGAGCGTGAATTACGAATTCTCCGCCGACATTCCGGCGCGGACAGAGTCGCAGCGGCAGATCGATGCACGGTTTCTGCTGCCAGCCGCCAGCGGGCAGGAACGCAAATGAAGCCAGTTCTAGGAAAAGCAACGGATGGCATAAGCAAAGTCGAAGGAGCCGACGTTCGTATTGACATCGAGCGCTTGATCGAAACCAGGCTCGTTCTAACGGCCATTTCGGGCGGCGGAAAGAGTCACGCTATCCGCCGGATACTTGAACAGACTCACGGCCAGGTGCAGCAGATCGTAATCGACCCCGAGGGCGAGTTTTACACTTTGCGCGAGAAATTCCCCTATGTGCTTGCCGGGCAGAATGGCGATTGTCCTGCCGATCCGCATAAGGCTGATAGTCTGGCGTTGCGACTTTTGGAACTGCGCGTCTCGTGCATTATCGATCTGTACGAACTGAACCCCGACGGTCGAGTGCTGTTCGTCAAGAACTTTATCGATGCACTTCTTAACGCACCAAAGAACCTTCGGCACCCGTGCATGGTTGTGCTCGACGAAGCTCATGCGTTCGCGCCCGAGAAGGGCGAGGGAGAGGCCGCGTCGCGAAATTCAGTCATCACACTGATGGCCCAAGCGCGGAAGCGGCTGCTATGTCCGATCCTTGCCACGCAGCGGCTCTCGAAGCTGGACAAGAACGCCATTTCTGAAGCCCATAATATGATGATCGGCAAATCAACGCTCGACATTGATGTCGCACGCGCGATGCGATATCTCGGCATCGGACGGAAGGACGAGCAGTTGATTCGTGGGCTCCATAAGGGACACTTCTATACATTCGGTCCAGCTTTCAGTGATGAGGTTATGGAGGTATTCGTCGGTCCTACAGTGACAGAATCACCTCGACTCGGTTCCAGAATGACTGCGCCCACGGCTGCGCCAGCCGAAATCCAGCGGATTCTTGCACAATTGGCTGAGCCGGGAGAATCGGAAAAGAAGCTGGCGACAGAGAAGGAACTCCGCGCCGAAGTATCCACGCTCAGGAAGCAATTGGCGAGCAAGGCCAGCATCGCCGCGCCAGTGCCATCTCCGTCCAAAGCCGTGAGTCAAGAGAAACTCATCGCCGCCTACGAACGTGGCGTCAAGGCTGAGCGCAAACGCATCCGCGGCGAGATCGTTGGTACGCTGAAGCTCGCGAAGCGCGAAATCGATGACGCCCTGCCGCTCAATGTCGAAATCCGCTGTGGAGCGGATCGATCGCACACTATCAAGAATCTTGGCTCAGGTGCGGTCGAAGCGATCAACCTGGCGATCGCGGCTGTGGACAAGGCGCTGCCGGTGCAGCCGGAAGAAATCGAACGACCACCAATCTTGCCGCGAGCTTTACTTGACCGACAAGCGCCAAAGATCCCGCCGCGATCGGCCCGATCGGTCAGCCAGCGCCCGCCATCCGCCAATAACGGCAATGTGAAACTCCCGCCCGGAGAACGAGCCGTGCTGACGGCCTGCGCCACCTATCCAGAAGGCTGCGAACGCAATCGACTCCGCGTACTCACCGGCTACAGGCGCTCCTCGCGCGACGCCTACATTCAGCGCCTGCGAGAAAAGGGATACGTCGAGGATGGGCCTATCATCACGGCCACGCCGGAAGGTATCGCTGCGCTAGGTGACTTCGAGCCGCTGCCCACCGGCTCGGCGCTACAGGAATATTGGGAGCACAAGCTCCCCGACGGTGAGGCCAAGATTCTGGCGTTGCTGATAGCGGCTGCCGGGGAACCGCTTCAGCGCGATTCGCTGGATGAGCCGACTGGTTATGCCCGGTCCAGCCGTGATGCATACATTCAGCGGCTCAAGGCTAGAGGATTGGTTGAAGTACTTCCGCGCGGCGAGGTTAGGGCAGACCGGAATTTGTTCGATTAGAATCCAAGGAGAATCATGGCAAGAAAACGTATCAGACTACTTGACGCGAACTTTCGCGGCGCGACGCTAAAATTGGGATCGAGCTGCCTTACAACCGTAACCGTAAGCGCTCGATTCGATCAACTGGTGGCCGATCAGATGGGCCTCAAGGAGGTTTACAAACGCCGAAATGAAGAAGATGCCGAGGTGCGAACTTGGGGGCTTGACTTGGAGATGGTTGCGGCGTCGTTGATAATTCGCCCCAAACAGGCGACCACGGATGGGCGAATCAAGATCGATAATGAACTTAGATTCGGCTCGTTGAAGGTGGATAGCTTTGTGGTAAAAAAACACAAGAACGACGAGCAGTGTCTCATTTCTTTTCACTTCGCAATGATCGACGAGGACGCTGCCATGCACCAGGCGATGCACGCCATGAGAAAAGATCCATTCGATTGCGATATACAGCCAGGCAATGCGACGGCCGTGAAAGCAGCGGAAGCTCAATTGAGGCTGATATCGAAAAGCGTCCCAGAGGAAACCGAAGCCGAGAACGAAACGGCGGAAGTCGAGGCTTAGCGATGGAGCCGCGAGACTGGGCCGGCGAGTCTATGCTGGAACTCGCCCGCCTTCACGATTCAGTAATCTGCATGAACTGTGTGAATGGGCTAGAATGCAGCGCCAGGAAGATCATTGAGGACTGGAACGCGTTAAAACTGGCAGAGGCATTAGAGCGCTGGAAACCAGTCGTTGACTTTGAAGGACTTTATGAAGTCAGCGACATGGGCCGTGTCAGAAATGCTCGCACTGGACGCATGCGTAAACTGGTACCGGGATGGTGCGCGGAATATTTAGCGGTTCAATTATCCAAGGACAATCACGAGACAAACTTTCAAGTCCACGTTCTGGTCGCCAGCGCCTTCCTCGGCCCCGCACCTGAAGGACTCGAGGTGAATCACAAGGATGGCAATAAAGGCAATCCGAAATTGTTGAATCTGGAGTATCTGACCCGATCAGATAATTTGAAGCACGCCTATCGCACTGGACTTAGGATTCCGAATGTGCCTTTCGGCGAAAACCATCATGCCGCCACGCTTGATCATCGCCAGATCCAGAGCCTAAAAGAGAAACGAATAGAAGGACTAAGCTACGTGGCTCTTGGGACTTTGTTCGGCGTAAATTTCAGCACCGCCAGAAGAATATGTTCTGGCCAGTCCAGGAGGAGAGGATGAACGAGAATCTGCAAAATAAATTCGAGGGTTGGGCTATAGTTGAGCTTCTCGGCCGTCAAATTGAAATCGGCTTCGTCACCACGGAAGCCTATGGTCAGGCGGTCATGTTTCGCGTCGATACGCCGGATCTTCCGGAGCGGGAATTTGTGCTCACCGCTCCGGAATATGCGAATGGCAGCGTGGATGACGACCTGCGGCAATGGTGCCCGGCTGGGTCCAAAGTAAAACGCGCCGCCAGTCCAGCGAGGACCAGACTATTATCGCCAGGAGCGCTCTACGCCATCAATCCCTGCAATGAGGAAGCGGCGCGTCAGGCTCTCGAACGGAAGTCGCCGCGCCCGTTAATCCTTATCGAGCGTGCGCCAGGTCCGGCTTTTGCGCTCAGTTCGCCTACTGTTGATGATGTTGATCCGGAGTGCACCTGTTCGGAATCATGCGATGAGACGTGTGATGGCGAGTGCGGATGTAGAGCTTGCGCCATGATTAACGCAAGCGAAGCCGAGGATTTCATGTCCGCCGAGGATTTCATGTCCGAGCAGGGCTAATGGGCGCACCAACAATCAATGGCGACGCGATGTTCGGGCGCGACCGCACGATCCGCCGGCATCTCTCGCGCTGGTGGGACGGCGGTTCGCTCGGTCCATTGAGCCCGCATAATGGCGTTGGTCTTCGCCGCTGGGCGGTGTGGTTGATGCTGAATCCGTCGGACGCATCCGAAAGCAAAGAGGATCCGACTAGCAGGCGGATAATAAATTTCAGCAAGGCTTGGGGATATGGCGGCTATATCGCGGTGAATCTCTATCCGTTTGTCACGAGCGATCCTCCCGAAATGTGGCTTCGCGCTAACTGGCAAGTGACCGATGACTATCCCGCTCGCGACGATATGCAGACCAATCTGAAGGATATCGAGCGCTTCGCGCGTATGGCTTCGATCCGCATCGTGGCGTTCGGTGCCGAGGCCGTGAAGCGCAACGAGCCGTGGCTGGAGCAATGCCTGGAAGCGTTCAGTCAACCGACAGAAATTCTCGGCAAGCAGTATTGTTATTCAGGCATGGACGAGGACGAAACTGGCTATGATCGAGCCGATGTTGATGAGCGACTCTATTGCATCGGCGTTAATTCCGCCGGCCAGCCGCTGCACCCGATGGCACGTGGGCGAATGCGAGTGCCGGATAATGCCAAGCCGATTCTATGGGTGAGGCCGTGAGCGGAGACGAAATAGCATCGCAAGTTTACAACGAGCAGGGGTTCTTGGTCATGACTATGCATGCCTACTGCCAACGCGGCTCGATTCATCGTTGCGATTACTACGAGGAGGATACCAGAACCGCGCTGCGTTGCATCGGGCCTTCGACACACGCTGAATTCGCACGACAGATAGTACGAATGAACGAACTTTCAGGGAATCCCCACGATTCGTCACATGTGGAAGGTGCGCGATATTATCGCATGGAGCCTGTAGATTGATCTGCCTCATTTGCGACCATGAAGTACCGTCCCACGATTGCCTGACGCTGATCAAGGGCCACAACACCGAGGGCAAGTTCGTCTCCGAGGAAATATACGGCCAGGTCTGCACGTCCTGTATTGCGGCGGCCAAGGAGAAGAAAGAGGCCGCTGAGGACGCTCTACTGCTCGATGATGACAGCATCAGCGGCGTGGAGATCAAACTCACATGACCGCCCGCGAGCGCATCCTGCAGCATTGTCCCGAGGCGCAGATCGTGATGAAAGCGCACATGACCACGGCTTCGCTGAATGATAACGATGCCGTGCCAGATTATGATCGCTATGCTTTTGCAGCTCTGGAATGGTGGGAATCCGCCGCTAAAAATGCTTCAGAGCTAGGCTTGAACGAGCGAGAGTTCGCCCAGCAAACGATCCAGCGACTTCGAGAGATGGAGGGCTGGAGCAGGCTCTTGCGCCAGGGAACCAATTGAAAATCCGCTTCACTTTGCCTTGCATACCCCGAACCAAGAAAAATAGTTCCGTGGTTCCTGCCAGTCAGATTATTAGAGGTGGGATGGTCCGCATCCTGCCCAGCGAAGCTTTCACCACCATGTTCCGAGAATGTAAACCGCACATCACTAAACTCCGCAAAGACTTCGCCGCAGTCGGCGTTCCGATGCCGATCGCTGATCCCGTTTGTATTTCGGCCCAATTCTATCGCAAGCAAAATTCCGGAGACTGGAACGGTTTCACGCAGGCCCTCGGGGATATCCTCGAATGGCACAGTTCGATTAAACCGGATTGCCTTAATTGCGAATGCCCGGCGGTAGCGCACAAGGGCGGTCACTGCCCGACAGGAAGGGCCGGCGGATACAAGCGACCGCCAGGGGCCAAGGACAACAAGGTCTATAAAGGTCTGATTCAGAATGACGTTCTCATTCGCCACTGGGACGGAACACGGCTTCACGTTGATCACAAGCATCCAAGGATCGAGGTCTGCCTCGAAATTCTACCGCCCGACGATGGCGACCAGCTCGCGCTCGTGCCCGATGAGCCGGATGAACAGGAGATCGACGCGCCGGAAACATCGGACAGCGAGGCCTGATGGCCAAGGGATCGGAAATCTATGCCCGCAAACTCGCACGGTTCCAGGCCCGAAATCCGAAATGGTCCGAACAGCGAAGACTCGATCATGGGCGCATGATTAAAGATGCGCTTATCAATAGGGTCGATAAGCCGGGACCCAAGCCAAAACGTTCGGCTCGCGAAATCGCGGCGCGTATACTTGAGAGAGCGCGAAGCGGGAAATGACAATCATGCCAGACCCCAAGCGAAAGCCCGGAAGAAAGCCGGTGAAGCTTGATAGCTCGCCCAAGGAACGATCCGATGCCCCGGACTTTCTGAACGCTCCCGGCTCCATCGACGAATGGCCGGACGACAACGACTGCGACCCGTTCTCGGAAGATATCTCGCAGTTGAACTTTATCAGTCAACTAGAGGATGAGCCCTGATAAAAAGTCCGATCATATTTTCCGTTCATGGTATCGTTAATGAGATCTAATTTCGGCGGTCATTATTGTGATGCAGGGGCAATCGTTCGGCGCCGCTATTCAGGCCATCGGAAGCGTGATCACGATGGTCGCGGTAGTGAGCGGCTGGCTATCGATTTGGTTGGCTGGCGGCGCGGAAAAGCGTACCAAGAACTGGCTTCTAACCAAAGACGGAAGATATTTCATGGGAGCCTACATCGAGTCACTTAATTTCGTAAGAAATGAAATCAGGCAAAGGAGACAACGCGATGACGAGTCAAGTGATGCAAATGGGGAGCGGTGATTTCCCGCCTCCCTGCGGCCCAGATCAGCCACCATGCCCGGACGCCACCGTGAAGAAACCGGTGCCGGCGCCAAAGGCCAAAAAGCCCAAGGGTAAAAAGCCAGCGAAACGAAATCCGCCGAGCGGAAGTCCATCCAGTAAGGAGTAAACTCTTTGATGGATCCGAATCTGGCTCTCGCCTGGGGCTTGTCGCTCTTCGCGGAATTCGCGCTGACTATGAAAGTACGATCCTGGCGATCACTGTACGGGAAATTCTATCTCTATCTACTGTTCGATCTCATCGTCAGCGTTATCCTCTTCGGTCTAGCAGAATTCAGGGCTGGAAATAAATTCTACGCTCGGTTCGCCATTACCGCGATGGTGATTCAGATCGCCTTCCGCGGAGTCGTTTCCTATGAAGCCGCCAGAAGGATGCATTTGCGGACGCCCTTTCATCTTCAATCGATGATATTGGTATTCGGCGCGTCGGCCTTCGCCAGCACCTGGATATTCTTGGAGCTTCACGCCGAAACGCGCTGGCCGGAATCGTGGCTCGAAATCGTCTATGCACTTCGGGCTGGCGTCGATTGCTTTCTGGCGTGCGGACTCACGGCGTTGAGTCTCCTGCCCGTCCGTCGGCATCATGTCATGAAGATCGAAGGAAGGCATTCGATCATCCTGGCTGTGTATCTGTGGATGAATTCGGCCGCCTACTTCTCCGTGACGACCAGCGCGATCAGCACGAAATTGATGTGGATCGCTGGCGCATGCTTTTTGCTGTGGTATCTTTCCTTCTGGCGGCGGGCCCCGGGCGCGAGATTCGAGCCCAAAGGGCAAGACAGTCCACATTGAATTTCTCAATCATCATTCCTTCGAGAACAGAGAACAATCTCCGCGCCTGCGTCGCGGCCATCCGCGCGGCCGGTGAAACATCCCGGATCATTGTGATATGGGACCGCTCGAAAGGAAATGACTGGATCCCCCCGGACGGATTCGACGTTAGAGACGTGGAATCAGATTTCGTTTTTGCTCGCAATGTAAACATCGGGATTGAATCCGCGGGCAGCGATGATGTGGTATTGCTCAACGATGACGCACTCCTGAAAAGCTCCGGTGGGTTCGCGGCGATGCAGCGCGCGACGCAGGAGCATCCAGAATACGGTCTCGTTTCGGCCACCACGAATAATGTCGGCAATCCAAATCAAAATCCCCTTGCTGGAATCGTCGGGCTGAGGGAGGAACCGCGCGTCTGTTGCTTCGTGTGTGTTTTCATACCGCGGCGCACGATCAATAAAATTGGCCTGTTAGATGAACGCTTCGTCGGTTATGGCGGCGATGACGACGACTACTGCCTGCGGGTTCGACGGGCTGGACTGAAGCTCGGTATTCTGGATGGCGTATTTGTGGATCATCTTAGTCTGCCGAGCACGTTTCGCGGGGATCCGCGAAGCCCCGGCGATTACAGCGCCAACCATGAGCTATTCAAGGCCAAGTGGGGACTGGACATATGGGGCAATCAGATTTAGTAGTCGATATTCACGCGCCGGGTGGAGGGCGCGTTCCCCGGTCTCGCTTCGGCGGACTGGGGCATTTAGAGGATCTGCCGACGCTGGATTGGATACTTCCGGATGGCGGTGCCCTTGACGTGGATCGCTGCCCGGATCTGTGGGAACGTAACGCCCATATTGAACGATACGCATTCGCGCGGAAGTGCTTCACCGGCGGCCGCATTCTGGATTTTGGTTGCGGGGTCGGTTATGGCTCGGAGATGTTGACCCGCGCGGGCTGCCATGTCGTTTCCGTCGATACATCTGAATCCGCGCTCACCCTTGCCCGGCAGCGGCCTGGCAAGCTGGGAACTTTCCTGCGTCCCGAACAGCTCGAGGAAGACGAGGAGTTTGACGGGGCGATGGCGTTTGAGGTGTTGGAACATTTGGAAAATCCCGAAGAGTTCCTGGCCATGATGGCCAGGCGAGCTCGGCATTTGATTGTCTCGACTCCGATTGTCCCGACGATGGCGACCAATCCGCATCACCGGCACGATTTCACGCCGGCTGAATTCGAGAGCATGGTTGCCCGGCATTTTAGAATCGTCTACGCCTGGAATCAAATCCGGCCATGGCACGCACTGCCCTGTTATGCGATAATTCACGGCGCGAGCAAGATTCACGACATCAGGACCAGATGCCTGCATTGTCAGCCAGGCCGCCCGAAACCGGAGCCCGGAGCGCATCACGCGGTGGACTGCGTATTGTATCGATCTCCATTCAAGGGCGAAGACGCGGAGCATTGGGCCCAGCGCCTGCGAGAGTGGTGTGCAAAGAACGCCAGTGGCAGCGACACAAAATCATGAAGTTTTCCGTCGCAGCGTTCATGACTTGTTTTAACGAGGCCGACATAATTGTTTTCACGATCCAACATCTGATCAATCAGGGCATCGGCGTCTACGTGATCGACAATTGGTCCACCGATGGAAGCCCCGATCTCGTGCGGGAGTTTCCGCTGGTCGGCTTCGAGAAGTTTCCGGCCGACGGGCCTTCGCAATACTACTCGTGGCGGCCGCTGTTGACCCGCGTGGAAGAACTAGCGGCGGCATCAACCGCATCCTGGTGCATTCATCACGACGCCGATGAAATCCGGAAAAGTCCCGTGCCTGATGAATCACTGAAGGACGCCTTCGTGCGGGTCCAGGCGGCCGGCTATAACGCAGTGGATCATCAGGTTTTGCAATTCTACCCGACCGATGATCTGTATACAGGTGATCCCGAGCGTCACTTCCAAAGCTTCACTCTTGACCATCTGGATTCGAAGCTTCATCACGTTAAGGCTTGGCGAAACACTCAGCGAGTCAATCTCACTTCCAGCGGCGGGCATATCGCGACATTCCCCGGAATGCATGTCTATCCGGAGCGCTTCGTTCTCAAACACTACCCAATCCGCGGTAGTGTTCAGGGCGCCCGAAAGGTATTGCAGGAGCGGATAGCCCGCTACGATCCTGCCGAACGGGCAATGAACTGGCATCAACAATATGAGGAATTGGTGCGCACGCATCAGTGGGTGAAGAAATCCAATGATATCCTTGTGGGTTGATAGATCAAGGCATCAGCGTGCTGGTACAGGGAACGCCGGCCGTGGCCGCGATCGCTGCCAGCGGAGGCTTCCTGGGCCAGTTGCCAAAGGATATGGTGCTGCCCAGTTGGACCTATCTCTATGTTGGAGGAACGCCCGATCACACGCTGGCTGGCGAACGAGGACCAAGGCATCGGCGTCTACAGATAGATTGCTACGCTTACGATCAGGCGGGCACGATCACTCTCGCCAGCGCCATTGACGTAGTGTTGAACAATTTCAGGGGGACGCTATCGGACCCAGATTCCACGTTCGTGCAAAGCTGCCTGATGGAACAAGAACCGATGGATTTCCCCTATGACGATGCCAGCCGAACCTTTCGCCGGATGATCGAATACGAGATCTGGTTCAATCAGGCGAATTAAACATTTACACGCAGATTTGCTTTTAGGGATATGATGGGTAGCTAGAAGTCCCAAAGACAAGGAGAATGTCATGGCAGCATCTCGCGCCAACACTGGCAACACAGCGGTATTTTACATTGGCACTGTAGCCAGTCCTGGCAGCTACAATGCGATGCTTGAGGTGAAAAGTATCAAGCCTGCGCAGGTGAGTGTTCCGCAGGTAGATACGACGCATCTGCTTTCTCCGAACGCAACGGAGGAATTCATTCCCGGACTAATCAAGCCTGGCCTGAATTCAATCGCTGGAAATTTCATCGGGGACACCTCGCAGTTGAGTCTCCTGGCGCTCGCCCAAGCCCAAACAGTTTTTTCGTGGAAGATTACCGCGCCGGTGGATAAGGGCAGCAAGGTTTACACATGCACCGGCATCGGCTATATTGCCAAGTACGAGAACGGCCCATTCGAACAAAACAAGGCCATCGAATATATGGCCGATGTCCAAATCAGCGGGACCATTACCGAAACAGTCGTCTAATCGCTCCATGTGACGATAGCCGAAATTCTCAGCCCGGTGATCGAATTGCCTTTCGGCGGCCGACGCTGGCGAATTCTCTTCACGCACGAGCTTCTGTTGAAACTTGAAAGCAGCACCGGCCTGGACGTCTTGGCAGGAAATCTGAACCTTGTCCGCCCAGCGGCTAAAACGCTCCGCAGCGTGCTTTTCGAAATTCTTACCCACGTTGGCGCTGATTGTTCGATTCGGGCTGCCGGCGAAATCCTTCATCTCGGGAACGTGATGAATGTCAGGAACATCCTTTTCAGAGCCTGGCAGGCCTCGATGCCAGAGAGAAACGAGGAAGAAGATTCGGAAAATGCCGATGAAGGCGAATCCGCGAAACAGGCCAAATCGTTGAGTTGGCCAGAAGCTTGGGCGATGGCCCACGAGAATCTTCGCCTCACTGATCGCGAATGGCTTGATCTGACGCCCAAACTTCTTCAGGCACTTCTGCGCCGGCACATTGAAAATCTACGACAATGGGAACTGATGTTTGGGATGGTCATCGCCAACAACGCGAACTACAGCCAATTGGCCCCGAAGGAGCCGTTGCGTGCCGACGCCTTCATGCTGCATCCCTGGGCCAAGCAGCGTGAGCAGCCGATCACTGGCGAATACCTGATGAGACATTTTGCGCAGTTTAGAAAACAAGGGTGAACACATGCCACAACCGAAAGACGATCTGAAATACTATCGATTCAAGTTTGACGACGACGATGCCGAGGAACTGACGCTCGCCTACGATTTCAACACCATCGTGGACGTAGAGGAAATCTGCGGTTGCAATCTTTTCAGTGCGCTGCTCCGCATCACGGGCGAGGGCGGCGGCATCACGGCTGCGGAATTGCGCGGGCTTTTCTTCGCCGCGCTGGAAGCTGGGCCTGAGGCGGCTTTCCCTGGATTGAGCAAGAAAGATTCGCTCAAGGAAACCGGCAAGCTGCTGCGCGTCGATCGGCTCGGGATCGCGATGGCCGCCCTGGCAAACGCCTACAATGTCTCGATGGGCAACGAGCCGAAAAGCCTGGACGAACTGCTTAATCCTTCCCCGTCACAGCCAACGCCCGAGCCTGCGACTGCGGAAGTGCCGCCGCCCGCGTCACCAACGCCCAACCCGGAAGCATTGCCGGTCGAAGCTGCCGCAAGCGGCTAAGATTAACTCATGGCTGGCGAGGTCTCGCGGATCATCGGCATCGAGGATGTCTGCAAGATGCTACGCGAGGCACCCAAGATCATCGTGGCCACTGGTTTCCTTAAAGCACTGAACGCCGGCGCGCAGGAAATCAATCGCGAGCTCAACATCAGAGAACCGGTCCGCGAAGGGAAACTCAAGGCAGCGCGGATGATGGAGATCACTCTCGACAATCAACTCCGCGGCGGCTTGGCCAGAATCGGCTATGGCAAAATGGGCCAGCGCGCGCTGTGGGTGGAATACGGGCATCGCATGATCGGCCACAAGCCGGGAAAAAAAGCGGAGGGGATGATCGCTCCACACCCTTTTATGAGAGTGGCGTTTGATAGTTCAGCGGAACGGGCCATAGCCGCATTTGCCGACTCTTTGGCACAGACCGTAAGGGAGCAATTCCCGCAGGGTTCAACTAGCATGGTGATTCCGTGAGCTCGTCAAGCGGCAAGATGATTACGCTCTCTGCTGCATGTTCGGCAGCGCCTCCACTTTCCCAAATACATCATGGTATTTTCAATTGTGTATTCATGACCCTGTGGGCAATGTGTTTTGTTTTTCTGCCACTGTCCTGCGATTCCGCGTCTTGTGTTCTCTGCATTAGTGACCGGCTCCAGATGATTCGGATTGACGCAACTAGAAACCCGGCAAAGATGGTCAAGTTGCAGTCCGGGAGGTATTGGGCCAACGAACAATTCGTAGGCAACGCGATGCGCCCGCTGCATGTTGGGGTTGGCGAACGTGCCGGTTTGAATCTTTCCGTAGCCGCTATCCTTGAGCATGCCAGTCCACAGCCAACAGCCACTATTCGGCTCTGGTCCCTTAGTATTGGTGGTAGCCATGTGACTCCCTATCGGTCGCATCGGTCAGGGCTGCACGAAGCTATGAACTTCGTCGCGGCCCGTTTCTATTTTACCCAATCGCGGATCGATTATGCCTGGCGTGGCAAGCCCTGTTCTGAAAAAATAAAGGCGGCGATCTAGTGCCAAAAAGAATTGGAACCGTGGTCATCGATCTCGCCGCAGGCACCAGCCGCTTCACCAGCGATATCAATCAAGCCGAGGTTCGTGTAAAGAAATTCGGCTCCTCCGGATCGCAGGCCATGCGGGAGTTCGGCGGCCACACCGCATCGAGTATGATGGCGGCGAGCGGCGCGATCCGTACGATGGAGGGCAATCTCACCCACAACGTGCGGGCGGTAGAGCGCTTCATGTCCACAACGCTGGGGCTGAGCCCGGTGTTGCAGGCTGCCTTTCCCATCGTTGGCGCGGTTGCCTTTTCAGGCTTGATCGTCGGCATTGGAGAAAAAGTTTACGAATTTTTCAAAACCATACAGAACGCCCCTGAAAAAGTGAATCTGATGTTTCGAGAGTTGAATGCTCCGCTAAAATTGACAAACGATCAACTCGACGTGACGAATGATCGCCTCGAAAACCAGATCGCCAAATTGGAAGGGCGAAGACAGAACACGCTGAAACTAGCGTTGGATGAAGCCCGCGCTGCGGCCGACAATCTAGCGATGGCTCTGGACAGAGACCTCTCCGCGCTTTACAAACTACTCAAGGAATCAGACGTCGGCATCATGCGGCGATTGCTCGGCGAGACCGGCACGAAATACATCCGCGAGTTTATCGGTGGTAAAGCTGGCGGTGGCGGCATGAAGGCCGAAATGGATGTTATCACCGACCAAGGGCGGGCCAAAATAGAAGCTGCTGGAACGATTAAAGATCCCAAACTCCAAACCGCAGCAATAGCGGCCGCGCGCGAAAAGACAAAAAGTGAGTTGAAAGACTTCTTCGATGCTAAGTTGGCAATCCTGGATAAACGCATCGCCGATGCGGAAGAAGCCAGAAAGAACACTTTACGATACGAGACTAGTCCAAAATCCCGTACGCTGGTAAATCCACAAGGAGTGCCAAGCCTCGTAGGGCACGCTGCTACCACTGAAAACACCGTGGAATTGGAGGAGTTGAAGGAAGCCCGTCGCTATGTGGCCGAACAAGCCCGGTATGTTCCTAAAAAGTTCGCCGAAGAGGATCTGGCCGCAAAAAAGGAAAAACTTACGAGCGATGCCGAAAACGCCAAACTGGATCGCCCGTTCCAGGACCGCATGAAAAAATTGGCGGCGGAACTAGCGGCGGCAAAGGCGAAGGTGGACGCTGCCGGACTCAGCGAGGCAGAAAAAGCGGTTGCCGCAGCTTATGGGGAGTCGCTGAAAATTATCGAGGAGGTGAACAAGGCCTTAGAACGTCGGCACACGCAACTGAGCACCTCGCAGAAGGATTCCATCAAAGCTATTGAGCTTCAGATCGTGACCACTGGCGAAGAGGAAAAGTGGAAGACGAAACTGGCCCAGACCACGGCGCAGATCAGGAATAGCGTTCGATCCCAGGAGACCTTGACCGCCGCGATCGGGAAAGGATACGAGGCCATCAAAAAGGCGAACGTGGAAACCCGCGTGGCCGCGGCCGTGGGCGCTGAGAAATACAACGATGAAATATTTATGCTCACCCACCTGAATGAGGTGACGGCAGTGCGATCCAAATACGCCGCAGAGTATGAAGCGAAGCATCTCGAGCAGGCAAAGAACGCTTCCGATAAATTGATGGACGAAATCACTCTGGAAAACCGCTTGGCGCAAGTCCAAAGTCAGGGAGCGGAAGCGGTGCGCTTGGCGACCCTTCAAGTCAAACTCGCCAAGATGCAAGAGGACGGTGCCACAAAGGAGCAGATTAAGGCCGAGCTTGATTTATTCAAGGCGAGAGGGATCAATCAATCCGCGGCTGCGATGACACGCATCAACGAAAGAATCGCCGCCACGAAGCGACTCACTGCGGCCATCACGGAAGGCGCCGAGGCGGAACGGCGCGCGGCATTAAAAAATAGAGCTATCGAATCCGTGAGAAGTGGTGGCACTCCGATTCCTGGTGCCGGCGGATTGACGCAAGAGGCTGTGGCGGAGGCCGGCGAGGCCCGATTGGAACATCAACGGCAGATCACCGCCGAGGCCATGCGCACCGGTCTAATCTACAAAAATCAGTTGGAAGCGCTGAATCAGCAGATCACCACACTCGAGCTGATCATTGCCAGCGGGCACACGAATTTCGAAATCGAACTTTCGCTACGCAATCTCCGCAACGATCAACTCCGAATTCTCGCGGAACAATCGCTCGCCATGCGTGGCATGCGAGATGGCGTCCGGGCCTTTTTCTTGGACATGCAACGGGATGGTAAATCGGCCGCCGAAAGCATTTACGAAGCGTTTCACATGGGCTTTGATCGCGTCACCGGCGAGCTGGCCAAGTTGGCGACCTTCCAGAAAACGTCTTTCAGCAAAGTCTTCCAGGACATTGGCGGCCATGTAGTCGAGGGCCAGATCAAGGGCATGGCCCAAAAAGGCCTTGGCGCGCTTGGCAAGGCATTTCCTAAGCTCAGCGGGCTAACGGATCTCATCGGCGGCGGCAAGCCGGATTTCACAAAAACCAATCCGGGCTATATGAAGCTAGCCGATTCACTCGGACTCGGCGGCGCGAGAGACGGACTCGGCAAGAGCATTGGGGGACTATTCGGTGAGGGCGACAAGGGAGGTGGGATTTTCAGTCTGTTGGCGAGCTCGCTGATACCGCATGCTAGCGGCGGTCCAGTCTCGCCTGGGTCGGCCTATTTGGTCGGAGAGCGCGGTGCCGAGCCGTTTTTCCCAAATAGCCCAGGTACGATCATGAGCAATGCGTCCGCGCGCCGGGCATTCGGCGGTGGCGGGCCGAATGCATACTATGCAATCGATGCGCGCGGGACGGATCCCGTGCTCACCGAGCAACGAACGAGGATGGGTATACTCGCGGCGCATCGTGATGCCGTTGGCACCGCCGTACGCGTGAATGCCGATCGCCTTCGACGCGTCCCCTATGGAACGCTGTCCTCTGCCGGAAATTAAGCCCCAATCTTGCTAGCTTGACATCGCGTAGCCAATCGTTATACACTTCCGGCTGTGGCTAAAACACAAACAGCAATCCGATTCAGCGCGATAGGGAAACGCCTGCTCGTGAAGCTTGCTGCTAATCTCGGGGTCACGCAGACCGCCGTGATGGAAATGGCTGTGCGGGAAATGGCCAAGAAACAGGGAGTCTCATGAAAAAGCAACGAACGAAAACCGTAAAGTACAGGGGGCGTATCTGGAAGGTGTATTTTGAAAGTCTATACGAATACGCCGCCACCGGGGACCAGATTCCGCTGATCAGGAAAAAGGGGAAGCCGCGCGTTACTTCCTGTGTTGTTATAGCCAATACAACAGAGGAGGCTATCGCGAAGACACACGCGGCGTTTCCTAATGAACGGATCAATACTGTTTTTGGCGAGGATCGCTATGGCCCCAGCCCACGCGAAGGCCGTCCTCTCGGGGACTGGATTGTTATATGAGCGATAAATATTTCGTCGGCCAGGAAGCAGAAGATGCCTCGCTGGGCGCTACAGTCAATGGATTCAGAGCCGTGATCACCATATGACCGTTTTCGGCATGCCCGTCTATTTCCCGCCGCTGACTGAAGAGCAATCGCGAGCTTGGCTGGAGTTCTTTCGAGAATTGCATCGCGAGCGAGATGTGTCCGTGGAAGTTTTGTGGCGAGCATTGTTGCCGCGCCAGCATCCCGATTTTATCGGTCCAGGCGCTGCTAAGTTATTTGCGGAAGAAAACGCTAAAGAGCAGTTCTTTGTTGAGGCCAGAAAGGCCGCGTTTACGCCAGAGCAGGCGCAATTCATTTACAAGTTGCTGTTGCCCCGCCCGGTGATGAATCAGGCTCCGCGTCGGAGAAGATGGTTCTGACTATAAGAAACGCCAATCTAATCTTCCTTGATCGAAACGATGCGCCGACAGAAGACCCATTACGACTCGCCTTTTCGTCAAAGCCGGATCGCCCCAATGCGCAGGGATAAATATTTCTTGTTTCGAAAAGGTGCGCGACTCTACCTTCCCGAGATCGCTTAACTTTACATGCCCCCACATTTTTAACGATGCCGCGATCTTCTCGCGATTTGATAAACTACCCACGCCGTAGAGCGATTTCAGACTGATGATGGCTGCCAGGAATCGACTAAAAAACAACCTTCTGTTCATTTCAACAGAATACCAATCACGCAACTCTCGCCGAAGCTTGTGTCAAACTATCCTTTAAGCCATGCCAACCTATCTCGGCTGGAACGTCATCACGATACCGACGAATCCGCCGGCCCCAGCATCCATCGAATTCATTATTGACGATGCGGTAGCGATCAACATCAGTCTGTTCACCGGCCAGCAGCAAACCCAGAATTGGGGCCCGCTTCCCGAGGAAGCGATCGTAGCCTATCCGCCGTTAACGCAAACACAGTCGGAAGCCTGGATCACCTTCCTGCGGGCATTGAACGGTATGGCCAACGTCTTCCAATTCGGGTCAGCTTTCGCCACCCAATATGCTTCCAGTATCGGCTCGCGCTATTGGCGATTGAAAACCAACACGCGAAAATGGTCGATCTCTGAGATGCGAGTGTTCGGGGTTCAGTTCGAAATCCGCGAGGCCAAGTAAGTGCCGCGCTCATTAACTAGTGGGATGTTGGCTGCGGTGCAGGCGACCGAGATGAGGCCCGCCATATTTGTCGAGCTTCATTTCGCGGATGGAATCGTCTATGTGTGGAGCGGCGTGGGCACGACGGTGTGGAATACGCATAGTTGGATCGGTATCGGGACCTACGGCGGCTGCTCCATTATCGAGGAAGGCGACACCGTGGAGGCAAAGGGCATCACCTTAACGCTCAGCGGCATTGACCCCGCGATGCTGGCCGAGGCGCTTCAGAATCTACAACTGGGCCTACCAGTGTTGCTCTATCTCGGATTGTTCGACAACTCCGGAACTCTTATTGCAACGCCATTCACTTCCTGGAGCGGGCGGATGGATCAGCCGACGATTGAAGTGGGAGCCGATACTGCGACGATTTCGATCAACTGCGAAAACAGATTGCTCGATATGAACGTGGCGGTCGATCGCCGCTACACTCAGGACGATCAGCAAATTGATTCTCCTGGAGATCGCGGCTTCTTCTTTGTGATCTCCATTCAGGAAATCACCGTGCCATGGGGCCGCGTTCCGTCCTCGAGCACCAACATTTGAGATGCTGACACGATTTGTAAACTGGGAATCGCTATTGGACAATTTCTTCTTGGCGAATCGCGAGCGCGCGTTTCTGTATGGGCGCTGGGACTGCTGTCTGTTTGCGGCCGACGCAATCCAGGTGATGACGGGTGTTGATGTAGCGACTAAATTCCGCGGGCGATACGATTCGGCAAACACGGCGATTCGCCGAATTCGGGAATACTGCGGACACCGATCCGTCGCCAGGATTGCGGAAAAGCTAGCTCAGGAACATTCGATGGAGCAGGCCGCGCCGGGGCTGGCCAGACGCGGCGACATGATCGTCGTAAAAAGACCAAGAGATTATTCCATTGGGATATTGGCCTTGAACGGCGCCCAGATCGTCATCCCCGGCAAAAAGGAATTGCTGCGCATTCCGCTCAGTTTTGCGGTGACGGCGTGGCGGGTATAGATTGTCCAAGGGCATATTTGGAAAAATCGCCGGAGCTTATGCGCCCACGCCAGGTGTTGGGGCGGCCATCATTGGGCTCTCGGAATTTCTCATCAGTTCCGCGGCGGGCCTCGTCCTCAGCGCACTCGGCACCATATTTCAGAAAGGGCCGCTCCAGGGGTTTGCCACCACCGAACGCAATCCGATTGCGCCGTGGAACGTAATCTATGGCCGCAAACGCGAGGGCGGCACGCTGGTTTATGACAATTCTTTCGGCGACAACGATAAGTACCGCGATCTTGTAATTGTCCTCGCCTGCCATCCGTGTCAGGCAGTCGATTGGCTACTCTTCGATCAGCAGAAGGTTCAAATTGGCCGCAACAACACGAGTTTCAGTCCGGTGCAGCAAGATCCTTCGAATAGCAGCATCGCCAGGGTTGGGAACATCGTTACGGTTCACGTGAGCAAGGACATTCCGCTGTTATCCGTTGGCGATTCCGTTATCGTCCAGAACGTGCATCCGGTCAGCGCCGGACTCAACGGCAAGGTCATGGTGCAAACGGTCACGCACGGACCAGGAAACACGGTTACATTCACCTACGTTTCCGGCGGCGTGGCGATCAGCATTCCCTCGTTCCCTGGTTCCGAAACCGGCGACACGCACACGGCCTGGGTTGACTATCGCGGCAAAATTTATATGGAGGTCATGCTGGGCTCGCAGACTCTCGGCCAGACCTTCAATGGCATGATCAACGGCACGCCATATGACGGCGACGCCGGCAATCTCGTTCACAACAACACGAACCCATGGACCGCAAACTGTTCTTTGGTTGGGATGACAGCGGTATTTTTGCGCCTTCACTACAACGACGAAGTATTCGCTAACGGACTCCCGCAGATTAGCTTTTTGGTCCGCGGCAAAAACGACATTTTCGACCCCAGGACCTCGACCTCCGGTTACAGCGAAAACGCCGCGTTATGCACGGCAGATCATTTGGCGAACAAGAAATGGGGATTCAAAGCGAACTATGGCACCGACATCCCGAGTGCGCCGTTGATCGCCGCCGCCAATATTTGCGATGAGGCTGTGCCGCTAGCGACTGGCGGAACCGAACCACGCTATACCTGCAACGGCGGTTTTCAATTGACCATGAAGCGCGGCGAGATTCTCCACAACATGCTGACCTCTTGCGCCGGCCGCATAACTTACGTGGGCGGACAATTCGTGATTTGGCCGGCGCATTGGGCCGGCGTCTCTACCATTATTGGCGTTGGCGGCACGCCCTCGCTAGCAACGGAGATTCTTTCGCTTTCAACAGGCGGCCCCCGCTGGCGGCCGACGGTCTCAATATCCAATCGGTACAACGGCGTCAAGGGAACCTACATCAGTCCTTCGAACGGCTGGATGGCTGCTGACTTTCCCAGGTATGCCCAGGACACGTATCACGGATACACCTGGGGAGCGGGCCCGACATTCGATGCAAATTTAGATTACGATGGCGGCGACCGTCGCTGGCTCGATATTCAACTTCCGTTTACAAATTCCGCCGCGACCGCTCAAAGAATCGCCAAGATAGAATTGCTGCGCAGATTGAATATGGGGACCGGCAGTTTCATGTTGAACATGACCGGTTACCAGCTCGCGCCGCTAGACGTGATCTCAATGGATTTTCCGTATTTTGGATGGTCCGCCAAGACGCTGGAAATTCAGGCGTTTCGCTTCAAGATGGACCGGCAATCGGGGCATTCGGGTCAGGATGTCACGCTGCTCGGAACCGAAATAGACGTTCAGGAAACGGATAGTTCAATCTATGCCTGGGTAATCGGAGAGGAGCTTTCCCCAGACGGTTTCCAGCAGGCGATCTCTCCCGATACAAGAAATCCGGCGCCACCGACTAACGTACGCGTCACGGGAGACCATGAACGCAATGTGATCCTTTCCTGGACGGCGCCGGCGGATTCCTATGTCATCAATGGGGGCCACCTCGAGCCCCAATATCAGCTTTTGGCGACGCCGCCCGGTATCTGGATCTCGCTCGGCAAGATAGATCCAAAAATAACCAGCATCCCAATTCCCGGGTTGACAGCCGGCCAGCAATTCACCGTCCGGATTCGCTCGGTGAACGCCGCCGGCATTCCTTCCGCTTGGGTTATCGCGCAAGGCGGTCCCGTTGCTATCGTTCCGATCGGGCAATGGGCGCCGTTCCAGGTGCAGGCCTCGGCGAGCGATGCGCTTTTCCCGAGCGAATGGACTTTCGATCTCTCGCAAACCTACACGATGTTGGCCGATGGAAGCGCCCAGGCGTTCGCTAACGCGACCGGCAAATTCCCGTGCACCACTTTCATTCCAGGTACCGTCGCGATGTCGCTCATGCTGTCCAACATCAGCGTGCTGCCGACCGGCGGATTTCTAAAGGGCGGCACAACTGTCTGGCTCGCGCTCGGCGCTCAGGACGCCAATCGCAATCAAATTCCACCATCAAAAATAGTTGCCGTAAGCATTCCGGCTGGGACTAACACTAACAAAATAGTGATCGGTCCTGCGCAAGCATCGATTGCTGGCCTGTTCGCGGCACAGCCGGGCGATGGCAATCAGGTCCAGATCGCGGGCAAACTATACACTTTTCAGACCACGCTGACCAATGTCGACGGCAATGTGGCGATCGGCGTCGACCTTCCTACCAGCATTAGCAATTTCGCGGCGGCCGTAAATCTTGGCGCTGGCTCCGGTAGCGCCTATGCAGCCGCCACAACTGCCAATGGGAGCGCGACGGCGGCGTTGGCCGCGGACAATGTGAGCATTCAATGCACGGCTATCACTGCGGGCTTGGCGGGGAACTCGTTGACCGCCTCGGGCATTGCGATTTGGGGCAACATGGGGGTGTTTTATGGCGGCGCGGATATTATCTGGCCCAGCGCTGGCGGGCTAACGACCTACACTATTTTCGCTTCCTACTTCAATGATCTGATCTGCGAGCAGGCGACCGGTGCATTGACGGCATCTTCGCCGCCCGACAACTATACGCCTGGTTCCGTTACGCTGACTGGGCCTCTGGCACGGTCCACCTGGGCGCTTCCGGACGATCAGGTCAATGACGTGATCCTGAAATACAAGCCAATCGGTCATGCCGGCGTCGAGGGTGCCACGGTTGGCAGCATCGTCGGTAATACGATAATTTCTCCGGATTGCGTGGATGTCAGCCTCACGGATAATTGGGCGGGGCGTTTCTGGATCTTGATGGGGCGGAATAACGCCGCAGCGCCATTCAGCGCTTACAGCATCACGGCGTTCGATCCGGCGACCGGCACCTTCACTCTGGATCGCACACCCAGCGACATCCTGATCGGCGACGTGTTCGCGGTTTCGTTCAAGGGCTATGACAACAGCGGCTCGAACACGGTCTTCACCGATGCCGGCATGTCGAATTCGCAGAACATCGACCAGATCACCGGTATCCCGAATCCACACGCTGGACTCAACATAAATTTCGAGGTCGGTTTGTTCGGGCTTATTTGGGCTGGTTTCAATCGCGGGGCAACCGCGAAAGTGGTGGCCAATGGTCACACCGGCTATACCTTCGATCAACCCTTGTTGATGGATGCGACTTCAGTTCCGATTATCGTTGGCCCGAGTTGGTTCCCGTTCTCATCCACCCCGATTGGTGATAATCCGGATCCGCAATCGGTCAGCACGATCACGATTCCGACCATCAACTACGTCCGCAAACAGCTTTTGATTGGTGCGTTCACGGATGATCTCCAGGGAACCGAATCGCTTGACGGCGATGAGCCGCTCAGGCTGCTTTATGTTTACGGGCTGGGTCTGAATACCAGGGTCGTGACGGCCGATACCACCGTGCTGCAGGGCGACCGGTCCATCGGTTGTGACACCACGGCTGGCAACATAATCGTGCATCTGTTGCCATCGGCGCAAACCAAAGGACAGATTCTGTTCGTGCAGAAGATTTCCGTGGATGCCAATATCGTTACGATTCTTCCGTTTGGAACGGAAACGATCAACGGCGCAGCGAGCGTGGTGTTGACCAACGTTTGGGACGTAGCGCAAATAGTAAGCAACGGATGAGAATAGATTTATGCCGAACACAAACTATGCTGTCGTAGGCGGGGCTGGAGCCGGTTCGGTTCCGTCATTGAATGCGCCGGCCGCCGTGACGATTGGAACCATCACCTATCAATACGTCTTGAATCCGAATAGTCAATATTCCGGCAGCCGCTTGCAGGTGTTGGAATTGACCGTGCCCTACACCAAGCCAGGCGGGTGGACTGGGAAAGGCGTTCACGCCTATTTGGAATATCCCGATCAGAGCGCCGCTACGGGCTTCAGTCTGAATGGCACCACGGCGCTCGACGGAACGTCACAGATCGGCGGCGAATGGAAAGTTCAAGACCTTGGACAATTCGCGGATGACGGGACCGGAGCTATTGTGCTCACCGGTATTTCGGCACCAAGCGAAACCATCAATCTTCGAATCTATTTGGTCGCCTACGCCAACAATGTCGATCCCAAATTGGTTCGCGCGACGGCCACGGGCCCAAGTCCCAGCGCGGTTGTGACGATCACGCCCCCTCCAGTGTTCGCGCTCGGCGAAGAATACGCCAAGATTGTGGCCACCATCGGCGCGTCAGCCTTCTATGGCCAGAACGGATCAGGCCAAGAAGTTCTTTTCATCAAGGTATTCTGGACTCCTCCTGCCGATCCGCAGTTCGCCGGGGTCTACATCCGCATCCACCGGCCAGCGAATCTAGACCCGCGACTATCGGGAACGCGAACAGGCGTTCTTCTGAGTCAGTCCCAAGACATTCTCAGCGGGTTCATCCCCGGCACGCAGATCAATGGAGAGTGGACTACCGAACTGTCCTCTTTCCCCACCGTGTCCGAGAACGATCAAATCACCATCCTTTCCTCAGATGGAACCGGAGTTAACTCCTTTGTCAATGGCTTCACTCCGTCAGTCACAATCACTATCGGCCCTCCGGCTATAGGCAATGTCGGGCAGGAGAGGACATCTGTTCTGCCGTCCTTCACCGCCTCAGTGGTCTACGGTCTGAGCGCGGATGGCGTGGAGACTTATGGGTTCTTTGGCACCGCCACGATGCCTGCCGCCGATTCTTCTTTTGGTGGCTACCAAGTCTACATCCACAATCAAGCCGATGGAACCGATCACTCCCACGACTATCCGATCACTGGGGGGCTGTCGGCTATTGATGTTACTTGGCACACTGATCTGTGGCCGATTCAAGGACCGCAGCCGACATGGGATCTATACGCGCTTTCGTACGACACCAACAATAGACAGAACACCTTCTTCCTTACTGAGACGCCGGAGATATTCGGGCTCAACCCGACCACCCAGACCACCGGCAGTTTGAAAGCCCATCGCTTAGATCCGGCGACTCTCGATGCGACCTTGGCCATCTTCTCCAGCAAATTGGGAATTCCAGATACCTCTATCGCGATTCAAAAATTCGTGGCTGGCATCCGCCCAGTCCTGGTCGTCACGTCGGACCCGGCGCTCCCCGATTCGCGTTACCCCACGGGCACGTATGAGTTCAACACGACCACGCTCATTATGAAGCGCGTGAATGCTGCTGGCACGGCGTGGGAGAAGGCCATCAACGGCGGCGTGGACATTCAGGCCGGGACGATCACTGGAGATCGGATCGTGGCGAACACAATCACGGTCGGATTGCTCCAGGTCGGGGTTCTGGCGGCTTCAAATATTACGGCGGGAACTTTTGTCGGAGGCGTGGTCTATGCAGGTCAAATAAACACATCGCAAATTAACGCAGGCACCATTTCGGTGGCGGTAACGCTGACCGCTCCTACCATTGTCATCACCAGCGGCTCTGTGACGATCAACATTGATGGAACAAACTATATATTACTTAAAGATCCAAGTACTGGACATGTACAGACGCAATTGCTCTCTTCTGGCCTTAACATAAATAGCACTTCTACCCCAGCCAAAGGCGCTTTCGTAACTTTCAACACATTCGGGGCGACAAACAACAGTGGCATCACAGTAGCAACGCTTGATGCGACAGGTGGTTATGGAAAATTAACGCTCAACGCCGCTGGCGGGGGAACCATAATGAGCCTGGACGCTTCAACAGGATATCTTCAAAGCTTCGGACAAAATGTTATTGGTCCACGAGCGCTCGGGTGGCATCTACCAAGCGGAACGCTTAGTAGGGCAACATTCGATCAGTCTACTGCTACTCTCGCCGATGTGGCTCAAAGACTTGCCGCGCTTATAACCGATTTATTTCAGCAGCATGGCATGATTGGAACTTAGGGAAGCGTATTGTTTACTTCAGAAAAAGACGAGGTAGATGTCACCTGTAACTCGCTAATTGTGACGTGCTCTAGCTTTCCCGCCAATTTGCCGGTCATCTTAACCGTGACATGCGAGGTCTGCTGAATTTCGTTATCCGCCGTGATGTACATTCCACCTGTCGAAGTTCGCAGCGCGATGTAGAATGCGGTGGTCTGCGGATCGGCGGTGGAAATGAAGAGATGCAGTTCGGGTCCGTTCGCATGGCAGGTAGTCAAGGTCACGTTGCCGATGGTTTTGGAATTGCAGGGGTCGGCAAAACACCCCGAGCATATCAGCGCGGCGAACATCAGGGCGAGCAGTAAGCGTTTCATTTGGTTTCCTTTTTATAGGCACAAGCTCCGTCGCCCTTTGCCACCCAAAGCGGAGCGACCGCTAAGACTTATGGTGTGCGCTCAGGACTCGCGCCTGAATAGACTGTAGTCGTTATACTTGAATTTGTAAATACCCCCAAATGCGGGGAGAAGAAACGGAGAATCATAATGACCAGATCCGAAAGCCGACGCGCAAAGTCGAACGGCATCCCGCCGCCATCGCTTGGCAGCGTTACCATCCCGTCCAACAAAGTGCCATTGCCAATCGACCCCACGTTGGCCAATCCACCGAAGGCAGCGCTCCCATCCCCTCAGAACCCAACCGTGCCCGCTCCTAGCGAGGTCGTGCTAACTGAAGAGGAGCACCAGCACTTTGTCTCGATCCGCAGAACCTTGGAAGCTCTCAATCAGCAAGCCCAAACGGTGACCCAGCAAGCCAACGGCGCTCTCGTCATGGTGTTGATCCAGAGAAAAATAAACCCTGGGGCCGATTGGGAGTTATCGGATGACGCCCGCAAAGTGATTCGCAAGCAATCACCACAGCCCGTCGCCGCCCCCGATCTGAAAGGATAACCCTCAATGCCTTGGCCGCCCCACCAAGTCTCCACTTTCAAACCAACTTCCGCCGAGTGGAACGCCATCGTTGACGCCCTCTCAACCGCCCAAGGGTCTTACAACGCCAACGGCCAAGTCTTCTCTGGCTTCCTGCAAATCAACATCACACCAGGGGTAGACACCGATGGGCTGGTGATGAGTCCCTTGGCGCTAGTGTCAGCCGGGGTCCAAGTCGGCGGGCGGCTCAAGTTGCGGGTCAACGCCTACGACACCTCCAACCATCAGACCGACTTCCTCTTCCGTCCAACGAGCCGCACGAACGCAGGAGTCAGCTACCTCTCCGTCCTCTATTCCTACGACAGCGCCACGCCTGTAGAACTTGCCCGCTTCGATACCGCCACTGCCGCTCTCAGGGTTGGCACGATGGCGGTGGAAGCCACCCCTTCCACTTTCACGGGCAGCCTGATGGTGACCGGAGCCACCCAGACCACCTTGGCTGCAATCGGCGGCATCGAACTCCCAGTAGCGGACGGATATGGCGTAAAGATCCAGGCGCTTTCAGCAGCGGGTGCCGCTCTTGCAATAGGCGTTAGGAATGCTTCGGCAGCATGGACCGAGGTTCTCCGCATACTCCCCTCAGGCTTCGTTGGCATCGGTACCGCGACTCCCCACTCCGCGCTGGCCGTCATTGGTCTTCCAGTGTATGCCACCAATGCCGCCGCGATCACCGGCGGCTTGGCGGCCGGAGATTTATATCGGACAGGCGCTAACCCCGACCCGGTGATGGTTGTACACTAAATGCCGTGGCCCCCTCATCAACTGAGCACCTTCAAGCCCTCATCGGCTGAGTGGAATTCCATTGTGGACGCTCTGAGCACCGCTCAGGGAGACTACAATGGCAACGGCCACGTTTCGTCCGGGTGGCTCCAGGTCAACATCACCCCAGCCGTGAACACGGACGGACTGGCGATCACTCCCCCAGTCCTCATTGCGCCCGGCGTTCAAACCGGGAGCAAATTCCGTCTTCGCGCCAACTCTTACGACACCAGCAACCACACGTTGGATTTCTTTCTCCAACCTTTCACCACGAGCAACGCCGGGGCCGGATACCTCTCGCTCTTCTCTTCTCTCGACAGCGGAGGACCTACCGAATTATTTCGCATGGATTCGCTTGGGGCGTTTTCCGCCACAGTCACAAACCCCATCACCACAGCTAACTACTACACCTTCCTCGGTGCTGGCGATCCACCCACCTTGAATATTGTCACGCCTTACTCGATCAATCGGCTCTGGACGACTGGCAACCCGGATGGCGCTACTTTATTAGTTCAGACTAGAATTGACAACACAGTTTCCTCGCCTGTGTCCCCGGTAGGTATCTGGTCCGGAATAAAACTCGACAAGACCATTGGGGGCGGCGGCATCGATTGTGGCGCGTTTACTGGCGTCATCAACAACACCACGAACAGCACGACGCCGGCCGGCCGTTGCTTCTGGGGAATCTTTCGGGGGGACAAAGCGGGCGCGAATAATGTCGGCTTGCATTTGGTGTCTGAAGTTGCTGGAACGCAGCATCCTGGCGTTGGAATTCTTATTAGCAGTTCCGCCGCTATCAACGCTTTTACGATGGCGCTGGATGTCACAGCGATGGGGCCGCCGATCGCCTATTTTCGGGGACCAGCCTCTAGTGTTGGCGGGGCCGAGTACAACAACACAGGCGTCTACATTCAGCAACAGACTATCACCAACAATAACCAAGCCAACATCGAGTTCATCAGCGGCAACAGCAATGCCGCCGCTTACCTCAATGTCATTTTCGCGGATCATGCCGCAGGGGCCTGTAAAGGGATTCTAACTTTCGGCACCGCCAATGCCGCAGCTTCAGCAGCCGAGCGAATGCGGATTGACAATCTCGGCAATATAGGCGTGAATGCCGCGTCGTTCGGAACATCAGCGGTCGGCGTGATCGCGATCGGCAACGGAACGGCTCCGGCTAGTTCTCCTGCTGGCATGGGACAGCTTTACGTTGAGAGCGGAGCCCTGAAGTACCGAGGTAGTTCTGGGACCATCACAACCATCGCGGCTGCCTGAGCCGCCAGCGCCCGACCGCCACGTGCTTCACCCGTGCGGACTCTGTGGCGAGCTCTCCGAGGAAAGCCGCTGCCCAGCACATCGCCGGCGGGATCCGCGCACGACGACCGAGCGCGGCTATGGTTCGGACTGGCGGAAATTGCGCAGGGCCAAGCTCGCCGCCAATCCGGTCTGTGAGTTGCAAAAAATATGCCGCGGTGCCGTGGCGATCGAGGTTCACCACGTGGAGACTATCGAGGATCGGCCGGATCTGAGATTGGACTGGAACAATCTCAAGAGCACTTGCCTGGCCTGTCATGGCGCGGTGCGGCGATCCTCAAATCCATGACCGAAGACTGAAGGCCGCATGCCATTCAAACGGCGAATACGCTCGCGTAGTTCTGCCGATTTCAACTGTTCGATGATGCCGGGATCAACGGCTGCCTGCGGGGCGAATTTGATTTCGTTATAGATCGGATTCTCCGGAACTACCGTTTTGAATCTAAAGTTTGTCAATCGATCAATTCGCTCCCATCGGTTAATCCATCGACCGTCTCGCGAGCGAGACAATATTTCAATGCGCTCAGCCCCGCCGCCACGATTGACATTCAGGACGTAAGCTATCGATCTGCGAGACGCGGCCTTTACCGGAACTGAATAGTTGCAAGCGACTGCTTTGATCTCTTGCATGGACTTCTCTTGCATAGTCTTTAATCGCGTGAAATCAAGATGAAATATTCATCCTCGTCGGCTGGACCGGCACCCTGCGAGCCCGCCATCATATTTCGATAGGCGACCAAGCTGGATCGTCGGCCATATGGCGTACCAATTGCTAAATCGTGGTGCTCCCGAATCGGCGGCGTGCAAAAACCGATAGTGTGAGGAGTCAATGTTCGCTTGTAGTCTTTAAGGAAAATCTCATATTGCTCTCGCGTGACTTGCCGCATAGTTCCAGACTTGCTCCACCAGCGCAATAAAAATCGAGAGAGCCATTTCATTTGCTCTGCCCAGTCAGCACGGTGCCTGTCGTCCGGATGAAGACCTTGTGATCGTCGGCGGTGGTCTTGCGAACGGTTACGCTCGCATTCGGCGATAGCTCAATCATCACGTCGCCATTGCTGGTGTCGCAATCAATGTGATCCGGGTGCGCCTGCACGAATCCATCGCCAGAGACTTTGATTTGTAGCTTTCCGAATTGATCGGAAACGGAAACCGGCGATAGTTTGGCGACTGAGGCGAGGGCGATTTCCGACGGATGAACTGCAAAACTTTTACAGATTTCTAAATTCATTCCCCAATAGCATCGATTCATGTTTAGGAATCTCATCGTTTCAGCCTTTCGCTGCCACGCTCTTGCCGATGACGAACGGCGCACGCCGCCCAGCCGCGCTCAATTCCTTCACGGCCTTGTCGCGGAGCCCGATTCTCACCCAGGAGGACAATGACAGCCCGGCAATCTCAGCGGCCATATTGAACCCGGCCTGTTCCTTAGCGCTCATGCGTACGTGGAGAAACGGTTGTTTGTCTGGCACGATCAAAGAGTAACAGGCGCGGTTGCTGTTGTCAACACAAATTGTTTCGTGGTACACTTCGATGGTGCCGATGCGAACAGGTCAATGCCGTGTCGGTGCCGTTGTGCGATTCAAGGCTCACCCAAATACGATGATTATCACTGATGTGAAGGAGTCCGAGGTGACGTTCGCACGATTGACCGAGAAAGGGCGAGCGTCAAGCAAGGGACGCTGCTGGCTGCCAATCGATTACGTTCGTGAGCATGGGCGCTGGATCAGATACACTTAGGGGCATGAATACACGCCGCCTGTTCTTCCGCTCCCTCCTAGGCGCTCCGGTTGTCGCTGCCGTTGCTGCCACAATCAGCACGCCTTCCACGCCGCCCGATCATCCGCCGACATCCGGGTTTGCTGCCCGTCAGCCCATACCATTCTGCGAGTGTGGTTACATGTTCGTTGTGCGCGGTCGCCTCAGCACGACTGGTGAGTATATCGTTTGCACGAATCTGAATTGTCAGCACTACGGACGCCCCGCGATTCCCCCGAGCACTCGCGTTCACCAGAACTGATCGCTCGTGTTGACGCACGCAGCCCGGCGGCTCCTGGGTTCCACAAACCACCGGTCAGTTATCACATCGATGCTCGCGATGGTGCTCACGAAACGTTAAGCCGCGCCATTCGCGACGCAATCCGCAGCGGCGATTCATTAAACCCAATCTCTCAAAGGCGACCTGTCACATCGCACGGCTGCGTCAGCATCGCGCATCTCTTTGAACTAGAGGGGATAGGGGGAGTCGAAAACTCAGCCCTAGCCGCCTGTGACCGTGTTGCGAGCTTTTGCAAAAAGTCGCACATTTTCGAGAAATTTTTTACGGCTTAAAAAATCCTAACTGGCTGCCACCAGAACGTTGCCATCACACCCTTATGTTCTCTCGGTACGGGAGCGAGAGCGTTTAGGGGTGGACGAAGCGGTCGCGATTGAAGCAGTCCGAAAGTGTTACGATGCTGGGCCTGATTTCTTATGAAATTTGGCTTACCAAGGATGCCCGCACATTGATCGGCCTGAAGTCGTTTCCAGAACAGCAGCCAGACTGATTGGTTAAATCGCACCCACCGCGCCAGTCATTCATTTTTGACTTTCTCGCGACAGCGTTTCATCGATGCGTCGCTGTATTCAAATTCAAGCGCCCCTCGATTTGACCTTGATCAAAATAAAGCCATAATAGATCCATGGGGTTACGCGGCGCTCAGCCAAAGCCTGCGGGCATTCGAAGACTCGAAGGAAATCTGTCGCGCCGGCCGATTCCTGAAGAGGCGCCCTACGTCCCCGGTATTCCAGACAAGCCCGAAAATCTGAGCCCGCGCGGATCCGCAATTTGGGATGAGTTGGTAGAGCAGATCGCCGCGTCGGGCGTGTTCTGCATCAGCGATCAGCACGCCCTGGCGATGCTGGCCGAGGATCAGGCGTTGCTGAACGAAGCGTACGTGGGCATCTGGTCGATCATGGCGGCCCTGGAAAAGCAAGCGAAGACAGAGGGCAAGGTCTTGCATGGCGGACCATTCCTGACGTTTATCGGCACCATGAACGGCCGGCGGGCGATGACCGGGCTTAACGATCTCGCCGCCAGGCTACTGGTCGAGCGCCGCGAATTCGGGCTCACCCCTTCCGCGCGCACTCGCATCAAAGCCGGCGATGCTGGCATCGGTCCCATAGCGCTGGATTCCATCGAGCGGAAATTGTGTGGCTAAGCAGTGGCTGAATACAAGCCAGAAATTTGCTTCTGGTGCGAGAGTGCGACCTGGTGCAAGATTCGCTCGAACGGCCGGCCGCAATGCCGCGCCTGCGAGATAGAGCGGTTTTTCACCGAAATCCTTCTCCCGCCGCTGAATTACAGACTCCTCGACTGGCAGCGCAAGGCACTACGAAATCTCTACGGCACTATCGATATTGAAACCGGTCAACGCCAATACGAACATGGATTCATATCTACCGGGAAAAAAAATGGGAAGACTCTTTTTATAGCCGGACTGCCGATTTATTACCTGATCATGGAGAATGACGACTACGGCAAACAGTTGAAAGCATACGGCTGCGGCGCCGCCAAGGACCAAGCCGGTCTGATTTTCGAGGCTGCGGGCCGCTTCATCAAAGTAAACCCGGATCTTCGAACACGTCTCAGGGTATTGGAAGGAACCAAGAAAATTCTGCGACGCGATGGGCACGGATTCTACGCGGTGCTTTCCTGCGATGGCGACGTCCAGGATGGTATCGAGCCAGGCTTGCTACTGCGCGACGAAATTCACAGATGGAAGGGCGCCCGGGCTCAAACGCTTTACGATGTCACCACCAAGGGTCAGATCACCATCAAGGAGCCCATGGATATCGCGATCACTACCGCCGGTGCCGAATACGAATCCATTTTATGGTTCACCGAGTACTCTCGTGCGAAGCGAGTATTATCCGGCGGAATTGTGGATCCGAAATTTTACGTTGATATCTACGAACCGGATCTGAAAAAGCTCGCGGAAGATCCAGAGTATTGGAAATCGCGTGAGGCGCGCGTCGCTGGAAATCCGAGTCACGAAGAACGAGGGGGCTTTCTCAAAGATGAGAAGATCGTTTCTGAGATGAATAAGGCGCTGGCGGACTCAAGCCAAAAGTCAACATATCTTCGATTGAATCTAAACGCGCCGGTAACCCAGGAGGAAGAGCCGATCATCGAGATGCCGAAATGGATTGCCTGCGGTGGCAAGGAAATCGATTTACGCACCTGGCCGATCTACGATGCCGAATTGGTTTTCAAGAAATGGAATCTCGTGGAAAAACGGTGCTGGGCTGGCGTCGACGCTTCCTGGTCCATCGATTTCACCGCGGTTACATTCGTGTTCCCACCGTTTCAGGAAGAAGGCGGCGTGGGTAGTAGCTGCGATCAATGGACCTTACTCCCTTTCTTCTGGATCCCCGCAAAGAAGATTCAGGAGCTCACCGACAAGTGTCGGGTGCCGATAAAGGATTGGGTCGAGCGCGGCTTCATTGAGGCGACACCCGGCAGCGTGATCGATCAACGCGCCGTCATGGAAAGGCTGCGTTGGGGCCGCCGCGTCTTCTATCTGATCGAGATACCGTATGATCGCTGCAACTTCAGAAGCGAGGCGCTGAACCTCGCCGATGAAGGGTTCGTGGCGCCCGAAATAGCACAAACCTTCCTTGGACTCAGCGAGGCCACGAAGTTTTTAATCACCCATTATCTGGAGGGCGGCTTCCGCCACGGCAACAACCCGGTGCTCAACTGGATGGCGTCCTGCCTCCAATTGCAGTACGATCAAAAGGATAACGTGCAACCTACGAAGCCGGAACGGCTGAAAAGCATTAAGCGGATTGACGGTATGCAGGCGACCGTGACGGCGTTGAGCCGCGCGATCCTGGCGATCACGCCCAAGCCTGGGCTGGTGGAGGTTTGGTGAAGTCATCCACGCAACAGCCTAAAATCTACACTGTGGATATCGTAGTCCTGAATCCGTCTCCCGTTGATGAAGGCTTAACCATGCACGTCCAGATACCGGCTATAAGCAAACGTGAGGCGATCCGAAGAGCGCAGTACCTCGTGGACCAGCCAATTGACCTATCGCCGAATCTAGCCGTAACCATTCGCAAGGCCATCACCGGTTGCGCTCTAATGGAGAGACCGTGATGATTTCACGGCGAGCACTGTTCAGCGCCCTAGCGTCTGTGGCTACGGCGTTCGGATTCGGAAAAGAAACCGCTGGGCACAAATATTTTGGGAGCACGCCGAGGCCAGGCGGGATTTTAAGTCGCCCAGGCCTTCCGACAGAACTCATCCTTGACGCGCGAGGGCCCAATGGCCCCAGGTTGGCGGCGCTTCTAGGAAGCGCTCGCATTTGCGTAAACGGAATAGCCGACAAAGAGATTTTCTACGCCAACCTGACCGCGCAAACGGCAAGAACTTACGATGTGCTCGGCGACGGTCGCGTTCGTTATGTGGGGCCCCGCGAGGCGAGTTATCAGCCCTGCACCTACCCTCGACAGGAAAACGCATTCAATTACGGCGCTCAGATTTACGAACTGTTTCCAGATGGCCCTCCAGCAAACGTGTTCGTCGATGACCGCGGCATTCTCTACAAGGAACTCAGCGGGCGCATTGAAATCTGGAACAAGGATGGAGTGAAGATCCTGTGAGAGCCCCCGGTTACTATTGGGTGAAACACGAAGACGATATCGAGTTCGAAATAGCTCACTGGTCCGGCGAGGATTGGTCGCGATGCGGCAGCGACATGACGCATTTCGAAAGCGAGTTCACGGAAATTGGAGAGCAGGCAAACAGAGCCATCAGATTAGAGCGCGGCGCAAGCTACGCGATTGAGGGGTTGGGGTATCTGTCTGCCGATCAACAGAGTCGCTGGTCCGAAATTGCACGCTCCCTTGGAGTAAAGCTGGTTGCTCTGTCTCCTGGCGTAAAACTGATTCGGAATCAATCCACGGCTGATGGCGGCGTGACTCTACAATCGATGGACGACTCGCCTGTAGGACGCCGATGAATCGATTTGACTATTTGACTCCAGCGATTGGTCCGGTTGTGAATGGCCTGGAAGATCACGAGAAGATTTACGCGTTGGAACAACCGGAATACGTCCCGCTTCGAACGCTTTCTGGCGAAAACGGCAACAGCGCAATTTATCGCGTTGAATTGACGCAAGAGCAACGTGCGATGATCGCGGATGGCGACGATGTTCTGATCGAAATTTTGCACTTTGGTGGACCGCTCGCACCTAGCCGTGTGATGATCCTTAATCAGCGCGAGCTATCTGGGCAGGAAACCACCAATATGGCCGAATGGTTCGCGGTTCAGATAAAAGCACGGCACCTGAGAAATGGAATCAGCGGATGATCTTGCTTATGGGGTATGTGCCGCCACCCTTGATTCCTTTCGCGCCTCCTCCGCTGCCGCGATGCCGCTGGCGCGGATCCACCAGTTCGGGAGCTGGGGCCTGCAAATCGTGCGGCGGGCCGAAATGAGCGCAGCCGTAAACTGGCTAGCGACTCGCCTGGATTCGTTTCGTGCGCAGCGGCGCGGCCGGCAGCAGCTTTTGTCAATCGCCAATCCGCCGAAGCGACCGCGGGCTCGGACCTCGAATCTCTACGTTATCGAAGTTGATTTCCCCGTGACGGCGGAACTGGCTTCAAAGATAGATCAGGCCTTGCAGCCGCTCCGCGAGAAGTACGGCCTGGACTTCCTGGTGCTCGAGCCGGGGATGAAAATGAAACGCTGGGATGATTTCTGATCATGAAAGGAGAATGTTATGCCGCACGACGCTAAAGGCCGGCCGCTAGCTGCTGGCGACACAGTTCTGATTCCGTTTAAGGTCACGCAGGTGATGACCGGAGAGGACTTCTGCAATCTGAACCTCGAAAGCATAGCCACTATGGCCCCGGAGCACAAATATCCGACCACGCTTGGAGCCATCAACGCCAAGCAGGTCATCCGAGCCAACGAAGGAGATGACGTTAGTTTCTTGGTGTTGCTACGGACGGATGGTGGGCGTGAATTGCTTCCGAATCCCACATACCCGTTTATTCGAAAGTCCCCGAAATGAAAGTTTTTCGAACCAGGGCAGCGCTTGCGACGCTGCCACTGATTCTCAGCATAACGATCCTGGGAGGGGTCACCATGGCTGAACAACAGAGTAGCAAAGCGCCCTATGGCGTCGTGTATCTGATTCGCAACGTCGTGAACGGGAAGATATATGTCGGCCAGACCGTCAAGCCATTGCCCCAATACATAAAAACCAATCTGCTAACGGCCGCGACTGGCTCGAACAAAAAACCATTACTCTATCGAGCATTTAGAAAGTATGGAGCAGCATCGTTCGAAGTTCAAGAATTGTGTCAAGCCTTTAGCAAGGAAGAACTGTCTAGCCTTGAGAAACAATGGATACTTGATTATCGTTCCAACGTTTCAGGCATCGGCTATAATCTCACAACTGGCGGCACGGGCGGCACGATGGTCGGCGAGGCATACGAGAAATTGTGTCGTCCCAAAACCATCGAACATCGCAGAAAGCTAAGCGAGGCTCGTAAACGTATAGGCACGGCCCATTTGAACAGTCCGGAGGCGCGACGCAAGAAAGGTGACACGCTGCGCGGGCGCGTGTTCTCTGAGCCCACAAAACAGAAGATGAGTGCATCCGCTAAAATTCGGAAACGTACGCCGGAAGAACGGTCAAATCAAAGTGCACGCATGTCTGGAACTGGTAATCACATGTACGGAGTGCCGATGCCAGTCGGACATCAGGATAAACTGCAAAAGGCCTCGCGAGAATGGCGCGAGTCGGCTCCTCGCGAACAACTTATGGCTATACACGCGGCCGCCAGTCGCGCGCGTTGGGGTGGGCCCGATGCGGAATTAAAACGCGCCGCTGTCCGTGCTGCAATGTCAGGCGCTAACAATCCCCATTTCGGCAAGCCATTGGGCGAAGTACAAAAACAGAAAATGATCGAAGGCGCTCGCCGTAGATTGGAAGCTCTCGGTCCGGAAGGACGTAGTGAATTGGCTCGGCGCGCGGCCAACTCCAAGCCCAAAAACTTCTGCACAATTTGCGGAGCCAGGCACAAAGCGCGGGGATTCTGCGATAAACATTATCAGCGCTGGGAAAAATACGGCGATCCAAATTTTGCGCAGATCGTCACTCGTCAGAATTGTTCGATGTGCGAATCGCCGGCGATAGCCAAGGGTGTTTGTGGCAAACATTATGCGCAGGCAAAGCGCGGTAAATTACCGGTAGTCGATCCGGGCAAATCCGCTACTCGGCAAGATGTCGTTAACGAAGCGGCAGAAGGGAGGACGTGATGAGCCTAGCAGTAATTGGGCGCGACTGGACTGCTCCGATTAGAGAAGATCGAAGCAGTTTGGAAAATCCACAGACGCCCCTGTCCTGAAGGCCGGAAGGGACAGCAGCGGCCACTCGATACTTCATATTCCGGCTGAGTGGCTACTCGACATAAACTTTGAATGTGTCGTAACCGCGTGAACTCGGGGAAACTCCAGAACGGACAATCCCGAGCCGAGCCTCAGTGATGAGGAAGGTGTAACGACTATCCCGAAAGGGAGTAGGGGCCAGCGGCCCCGAAGCGCGCGGCAATCGAAAGATTGAAGATATAGTCTGATCTGCATAGGAATATGCAGAGCGTCGCCGGATGCGGGCGGCGCGCAACAATTTGCTTTCAGGGTGGACGCACAGATAGCGGGACGCGTGTATCCGAACTCGTTGCGTTTCAAACCACGACCTTCCTCGCCTGTGTGGACATCATCGCCGGCAAGATCTCCTCGCTGCCGCGCCACGTGTTCGAGCGTTCACAATCCGACGCCGGCCGCGAGCGGCATCGAATCGCTTACGAGCATGACTACTATGACCTGGTGGCGCTCGAGCCAAACGATGAGATGTCGGGCAACACGATGTGGAAGGCGTTCATGTGTCATTGTCTCGCATGGAGCAATGGCTACATCGAGCTGCAGCGGGACGAGGGCAACGGCATCGTGGCGTTGTGGCCGCGCAATCCCGGCAAGACCCGACCGAGACGGCTAACGACCGCAGTGAGGCTCGAGGCGGTACCATGGCGCCCGTTCCCACTGAACCTGCCGGCGGGCACGATGGTTTATCAGACCACCGATGGCATCGACAACATGGACCAATCGGAACTGGATGCGAAATCCCATTCAGTCAGATTCATTGCCATGGAGGACATGCTGCACGTGCCTGGCCTCAGTTTTGATGGCCGCATCGGGCAGAGCGTGGTTTGGCTGGCGCGGCAAACAATCGGGCTGGCGCTGGCGACTGAAAAATTCGGCGCCAAGTATTTCGCCAACTTTGCCAAGCCGGGCGGCATCCTCGAAATGCCCATGAACATGTTGGCCGCCGACAAGGAACAATCGAAGCGATCCTGGATGGAAGCGCAAGGCGGCGAAAACGCTCATCGAGTCGCGGTGATGCCACCGGGGTTCAAATTCACGCCGATGTCAAACAACCCACAGGAGGCGCAGACCATCGAGACCCGCAAGTTCAGTCGCAATGAAATCTGCGCACTCTTCCATGTGCCGCCGCACATGGTCGGGGAAACTGACAAAGGTCGCGCGATGACCGAGCAGCTCGCCCAGGAGTTGAAGGAATTCTGTTTCGGGCCGTGGCTTTCCGCTATCGTCAACGAAGCCAAACGGAAACTTTTCCCTCACCGCGGGCTCGGCCGGACGCCGCGGAGTCCCTTCTATCTTGACTTCGACCTTTCCGAAATGTTGCGGCCTGACGCGGCCTCGCGGGAGAAGCTGTATGCCAGCGGCAAGCAATGGGGCTATTTGAATTCGAACGACATTCACGGCATGGAGAAATTGAATCCGATCGACGATCCAACCGCAGAAGAATATTGGATGCCGGTAAACATGACGCTCACGTCGACACCGATCGATCCTACGTTCCAGGACGGCGCCGGGCACGGGACCGTTCCGGAGGGTGGCGCTGGCGGATCCAAGAAGAAAACAACCCCGGCGCCGGATGCCATCAAAACTCTCTATTCCGGTCTATTTCGCGACGGTTGCCAGCGCTTTCTAGCGAGCAGGCGCAAAGATGCCGGCGCATTGACACGATGTTTAGGGCCTATTCTGGAAGCGATCCGTAGCGTCGCCGATATGCAGGCTATTCGGGAATTTGACGTGACGGGCGATTACGGCGCCGTTGTCGACCGCTTCATCGGCGAATACATCGGCGGCATGACAAAGCGCTCCGGAAAGTGGGATGCTAGTGAGTTAGACGAAATCGTGGATCGGGAATTGGGCCGGGCAATTCAGGCAATCCGGATTGCCGTGTTCCGCGAGGCGGCAACGCACAAGGCTAAGATGTTCGATGAGATGATTGAAGGAGCAACCGATGAGGGGTAATCCAACCGTTATCAAGAATTTCCAGGACGCGCTGCCGCTCGAAGCGCATTTGAATTTGCAATACCGAATGAACGCCAGGCTATTGCGTTTTGACGGACTCAAAAAACTGGGCAACAAATTCACGGGTTTCGCCGACGATGCACACTCGTGGCTGAAGGCCGTCACCAATCAACTCTTATTTTTGAGCGGCGACGGAACCGGCTCGCCCTACCAGCCGGCTCCCGTAGGCCAACCGGGCTCAGTGACCGCGATCATCACCGATTCGCTAGCCATGGTGGTTCAGATCTGCGATCTCTACGAAACTAACGTAGTCACCGCCAGCGCCGCCAAGGACGATCTATCTCGTAATTTGTGGGAGCATCTCATCAAATGGCATCGCGATCATCAGCAATGGTTCGAGAAACAACTTCGGCTGATAGCGACGCTGACCGAAAAGGATTACATCGCGGAGAAGCTCTAAGAAATCTCATCGATAGGAGTTTGAATCATGGCACTGAAACTCGCTGATCCTGCTTCGCGGCCCACGCCGCTGAAACCGCCGCTTCGCATTTCCGAGATCACCGTGATCCCAAAGGAAGTGCGTAGCTTCCAGGCTATGGAGTTCCGCATCGAGTCCGGCGAGGACGGCAAGAAGTATTTTACCGGTCACGCCGCGCCGTTCAATTCCAGAAGCGAGATTCTCGCCGACAAACATGGCCGCTTCCAGGAGATCATCCGGCCGGGCGCGTTCAGCCGAGCGATCTCCGAACGGCAGGATGTGCGGCACCTGATAAACCATGACCCCAGCCTTCTTTTAGGCCGAACGGGCACCCAGGGCACGACCGAATTATTTGAGGACGAAATCGGTCTCGGTTTCAAAACGTTGATGGGCAGCCGAACTTACGAACGCGATCTCGAGCAATCGTTGGAACGCGGCGACATCAGCGGCTGCAGCTTCGCCTTTACGGTTCACGGCAAGGACGGGCAGCGCTGGAGCCAGGATCCGCAAAACAAGGCAATGGAGCTTCGCGAGCTCCTCGACTTGGACATTGGCGACGTCAGCATCGTGACCTATCCCACCTACAGTCAAACATCGGCCGCTGTTTCACTGCGTACATTGTTCCCGGACGGTATTCCGGAGGAAATCTCGAGCCACCTCGAAACGTGCGCGGCTGCCGCGCTTGCCCGGCCAGTAGAAAAGCGTAACGAGCTCTGCGAATGCACCTGCGAATCTTGCGTCGCAGGCAACTGCGACAACTGCACCAACACCGAGTGCGAGGATGTTAATTGCGATGCCAATTGGGACGATAAGGCGCATAACGTCGCCCGCCGCAATCGCGCGATAGCCGGTCTTCGGATCGTGAAAAGCAGGACCGGGAATTTGCATGAAGCGATTCAAGCCGATCGCGCAATGCTCGCCAATTCGGGAGTGGTGCCCGCGTTCCGGGCAGCCAGTGAAAAAGACGCTGACACGCTGGAATTGCTTCTCTACGGCGACATCGGCGAATCCTGGTATGGCGATGGCATCACGGCGAAATGGATCAAGGCCCAGGTGGATCAGGCTGGCACCTATTCGAAGTTGAAACTCAGAATAAATTCCTTCGGCGGTGATGCCTTCGAGGGAGTCTGTATCGGTAACTTCGTCCGGTCGCTTGGCAAACCGGTGGAGACTTGCATTGACGGCCTGGCCGCCTCCGCAGCTTCCGTCGTGGCCATGTGCGGCGACGTGATCAGCATGGCGCCCAATGCCATGCTGATGATCCACAATGCCTCAACAATGGCTTGGGGTTATGCCTCGGATCTACGGAAGGTCGCCGATGTCCTGGAGAAGATATCGCAGTCAATCGCCCAGACCTACGTGGCGCGCACTGGCAATTCGGCCGAGGAAATCCAGGCCATGCTCGACGGCGAAACTTGGATGAGCGCACAGGACTGCATGGATAAGGGATTCGCCACCGAGATCACCACGCCGGGCGAGGAAGACTCTGCCCGCAGCGCGACACTATTGGATTTGGCGCGGCGGTCCCATGTGCTGCAGGTCTACCGGAATGTGCCGGAATTGCTGAGGGCGGCGCCGTCCAATGTCGCGGAGATCGATGTTGAGCGGGAGCGCTTGCAACTCCGCGCTAGAGCGGCTTCGATGGTGCAATAAGAGTGATTGCTGGTTTGTAATTCTCCATTTTTTTTGCGTACAGCATTCGATTGCGCTCCAATATGGATTCCTTGTTTCTCTCGTAGTATATTTTGTTGTATGCCTGTTTTACTTTACGACGCTTGAGCCGATAGGCCCTAACGCAAACCCAGCAACTTCTTCCCGCCTTGACCTTGCGTATATTGTCTCCAGAAAGCGGATGCCCATGCTTACAGTGAGTCTTAATGGCATTGAGAGCCGCTGGACACGTCCCATCTGCGTGAACGTGTTCCTTTGGGTAGAGTAGTGTGAGATGATCGTGATTAACGCAGCGCGGCCCGACGCACCCCTCTTTAACTTTATGGTGCAGATGTTTGCCCTTCGGTGGCCAACATCCATTAGTAATGAAATACGATACGTGATGCGCGTAATGCAATACTCCGTCCACGCGCATTCTTCCATACCCGCCCCCATCAAGACCGAGTTTCCAAAGCCAGCAAGTCTCAGTTTTTTCGACGTATCTGAAAAATCTAGCCTCCAGTGTTTCAACCGCCCTCTTCGTTCGGCATTCAAGACATCGCTTGGAGCCGCCCTTCCCGGCCAGTTCAACGGAACAACTCGAACACCACTTGTGCTTGCGTGGGCGATTAACCTTTCGCCATCGTTTGTAGTAATCCAGATCATAAGGCATTTCTTCTACTACCACACTGAACTGCTATATCGCAATGTGTGCCGCTGGTTATTGACATAAGTCTCCAAATAGGCTTATGCTTAATTTCTGCTGATAGCGCGCCGCGGGTTGCCGCTGGTCCTGAACGACAGGGCGCGATTATCAGAAGGTAAGGCCCTCGCCGCCCGGCGAGAGATGGCTGCCAAAGCTCGTGAGTCTTCCTACTCACCAACAAATTTTCAGCCAAAGGGAGAAACAGATTATGGCAGAACTTATCAAGGCTCGGCAGCTTCGCGAGGAACGCAAGAGATTGAGCGTGCAGGCCTTCGAATTGGCAAACAAGCCGAACAACACCAAAGAGGATCGGACGGCAGCCAACAAAATGTACGATGAGGTTGACGATCTTCTGGCGCAGATCAATCTTCTGGAGCGCGCGGACACCATCGATACCGAACATCGCGGCAACGGCGGCCGGCCGCCAAACGATCAAATCGATCACGGCGGAAGCGATGACCCAGTGAAGGTCGAAAAACGGAAGTATGACGCCTGGGTCAGGTATATGAAGTTCGGGTGGTCCCCTCGCAATACAGGATCAGGTCATCACATGCCTGGAATTTCCGGCGATGATCAGGCATTGCTTTCCAACTGTCGCCGCGCCATGGACCCGGAAGTGTTGAAAATGGTCAATCAGCAATTGCGTTCCGAGGGCGTCGCAGAATTGCGTGACCTCGGCGCCGGTGGGCTCGGCGCTTATCCCGGCGTAACACAGGGACTCGGGGCCACGTTCGTTCCTGTCGGTTTCATTTATGACATCGAACAGGCCCTCAAATATTATGGGCCGATGCTGAAGGGCGGCGTGGGATTGCCCACAATATTTGACACGGCCACGGGCCAGCCGCTGCCCTATCCAACTTCGAACGACACGGCGGTCATGGGCGAACAGGTCGGCGAAGGCCAGCAGGTCACGACACAAGACCCAACGCTCGGTATGATCATGTTCGGTGCCTGGAAATACTCTTCGAAGCTGGTGAAGGTTCCCCTCGAACTGCTGCAGGATTCGGCCTTTGATCTACCCATATTTCTGATCGAACAATTCGGAAACCGGCTGGGAAGAATCGCCAATCAGCGCTTGACCATCGGGGTTGGAACCACGGAGCCGACTGGAATTGTAACAGGCTCTACGCTGGGTTCAACAGCGGTCGGCTCATCTTCGAACGATGGCACAAGCGCTGGCGCCAACACAACCGGCTCGGACGATCTTATCAATCTGGAGCACTCGGTCGATATCCTGTATCGGCCTGGCGCTCGTTACATGATGAACGATCTCGTTCTCCGTCAACTCAAGACATTAAAGGACAAATTTGGACGTCCATTGTGGCTACCAGGACTGGCCGTCCAGACACCGGACACCATCAATTCGTATTTTTACGAAGTGAACAACGACATGGTAAATCAACAGAGCGCGGCAACCAGCCCGCCAGTCACCAACAAGACGATGCTGTTCGGTCAACTCTCGAAATATATGGTGAGGCGCGTTAAAGACATGTCGGTCATTCGCCTGGATGAGCGATTTGCGGATCAGGGAATTGTGGCCTTCGTCGCATTCATGAGAATCGACGGTCAGATGTTGGACGCCGGAACCCACCCAATCCGTTTCCAACAGACGGTGTACTAGCCATCGCGTGAAATCGGCTCGTCTGCGGATTATTTCAGATGAGCCGATTTTCTCTCAGCCAATCTTCTGGATGCTTGGCCTGCTTTCTAAGATTGCATTTCGGGCATAGGAGTTGAATGTTTTCCGGCCAATTCGAACCGTGTAGTTTCAATGGGAGGATATGATCGACGTGATAGCGACGATTGCTGATATCGGCACGACAGTGTGGCGCGGCGCATCGATGTTCCTGTTCTTCGTATATCCGCCTGATGTCCTTGCCGCTGTGACGACCGGGAGCGTTCTTGAATCGGGCCTTCCGATTTACACTGCCAGCCCTTGCAGTTTCTGGATGTCTACTACGAGTTTGCTGCTCTCTTCGACGCGCTTCCTCGGGATTATTTTGGCGCCACAATCGCGCCCTTTCGGTGGTCCGTTTACGGCGGCTTTCGCTGGTTTTCCATCTAAGACGATCACGCTCGCGGGCTTCCTATGGATGGTCCTTGCGCCATTGTTTCTGACGTTCGCGAGATTGCTTTCGGCGCTTTTCGACGTGCCTTTTTTCGTAGCGGCGAGATCTCTCAAGAATCTCTTCTGGGTGATCAGCGTTGTAGCGTCTTTCCCATGCCCTCATCGTCTCGGGATGTTTGGCTCTCGATGCTTTAACGGCCGCGGTAACACGCTCTGGATGGCGTTCGCGATAACTCTTCTGGCGTTCGCGCGCGCGCGTCTTATCTTTCGATGGCATCCGCATCTCCCTCAAATGCAGTCCCTAGGCGACAAATCGGGGAGTGCTAAGGCAGGGAACCTCAGCTTTTCGGAGTGGGTAATTAGTCCGCTCCTATCCCGTCAATTATGTTAACAAAAAGGAGACAGTTGTGAACGCGAAAACTTCACCAGATTATTCAACGCCTGTACAAATCTGCGGTATCGAAATCGAATCCGCGGATGGCGCAATTGGGATCAAGAAGGCAACCGCCGTCATCACCAAGAGCACGGCGGCCGCCCTGACGTTGCCTTTGCCGACAGTTGGCACAGATGACGGCTCGGTTCTCCGAATCATATCTACGACCGCCGCCGCCCACACCATCACGACGCCTGCCAGCGGTCTGAATGGAGCCCTGCACATTGCTACCTTCGCGGCCAATATTGGGAGCGCGGTGGAACTGGTAGCTTACAACGGCTCATGGTACATGCAGAGCGCCATTGGCTGCACGCTGAGCTAATCGCGCGCGATACCATCGTATTGGCGGCTGCCCGCGTGGCCGCCAGCGACTCATGATCGAGACCACGTGCGATTATTGTTTTCGGCAGTTCGGTTACGAGCAAGGCCAGCCGGCGATCTGTCTGAATTGCGGAAATGAGAACGTGAGAACGAAACCAACTCCGATGAATGTGCCGCTCGAGCGGATCCGGCAAGACATCCCGCAGGAAACGGCGATGCGCGTTGGGGCCCTGGAGCGCGCGGTGCGCCCGAAGCCGACGGTGAGGCCCCCAATCTCGGAGACGCCGCCACGCCGGCGCCGGAAGGGTTGACCAGGTGGGTTATTGCCGACAAATCGCGCTCCCGATCGCGGAACCGGTGACTCCCGATACCGTCAAGCGTTGGCTGAAACTGCCGGACTATCTGATCACCGAGGACGATTTCATTTCTGGTTTCATTCAGGCGGCCAGGGAGCAAGGCGAGATTTATAGCTGCCGGTCCTTGGCGAAGCGTCAATTCGTTCAGGTTCTGGACAGTCATCCCTACTACACCGATACTGTGGGCTCGCAGCTTGCCTATCCGCCGAGCTACTACAGTCTGCCGCGGTACTCTACCACGCTCTGGAACTATTCGCAGATGATCAAACTCGGATACTCGCCGGTCATCAGCGTGGAATCGATGCGTTATATCGGAACTGACGGCAACCCGGTGACGCTCCACCAGGACGTTGATTTCGTGCTGGACCGGATTGCGGAGCCAGCACGAATCTTTCCTCGCCCCGGGCAGTATTGGCCGGCTAATTTGTACGTGGCGAATGCAGTAGAGATCGTGTTCACCGCCGGCTACGATCCGAATCCCGCCGCGGCGACCGACACTCACGTCACGAGCCCGCCTGGAAGTCAACAGCCGGACTCCACCATCGTTACCGCGATTCCGCACATGCACATTCTCGGCATTCTGAACCTGGTGGCATATTGGTATAACAATCGGGGATCAGCCGGGAAAGTTCCGGACGCCATTGCACAAATCTTCATGAATAATGCCGTGGTGGACTGGGCGCCGACCAGAGGCTAAAAGATGGCAAGTACGAGAGGGCTTTCCCGACGATGAATAAATGTGACGCATTGATTTTGAATCGTAATAGCGCCGACGAGTTGCGACAGCAACAGATTCTCTCTCTGGAACATGAGGTAAAGTTTCAGATCCGCAGCGTGCTGCGCCGGGCGTCTCCCGGTGTCTACTACGAGGACTTGATTGGTCCGGCGTGGATTGGGGCCGTTGAAGCGGTGGATCGATACGATCCCGGCAGAGGAGTGCGATTGAGCACTTTCGCTCAATATCGTATTCGCGGGGAACTCTTAGAATATCTCAGGTCGCTTTCGGAGCCGACTATCGAAACAACGCCACCACCGCACTTTGAAGACCTAGTTTGTGCTTGTGTCGATGTGGGGACTATTTTGACAGCAGTCGCCTTAACCAAGCGCGAGAACGCCTGCATGCGATTACAATTCCTGAGAGGAGCCACGCAGGTACAGATCGGCAAAAGGTTTGGGGTGCATCCCAGCAGCATTTCGCAGTCGGTGACGGCCGCTATAGGCAAAATACGAAGAGGCTTATTTACTGGAAAGTCGGTGGCGCAAATGAAGCCATGTCCAACCGTGGCGCCGCTCAGCGAACTCCTGTCGAGTCGAACCGACATCAAATAATTGAATTGAAAAATGCCCACGTCCTCCTTTGTCACGATCACCGATGGATGGCCGTCTATCGAAATCGGCCGGATGATTCACAGGGTTACGATCAATCAATACGGCCCCACCAGTCCTCCTAGTTTTGATGCCGCTGGACCAATTCAGAAATGGACGGAATTCGCTCAAGTTTGGGCGGCCATCTCGCCCATCAGCGGGAAAGATGTGATTAAGGGCGGCCAAACCACGAGCCAGCTTTTTCTATCGCTCGCGATGTGGTTCATGCCGGGACTTCAAGAGAGGATGCAGATCTACAATCAAACCACGGGCACCACATATTCGATAGAGAGTATCGAGAATGTGCTTGAACGAAACGTGGTTCTCGAGGTTAATTGTTTGGCGCTGGGTCCGCAGGCCGCATGAGGGTTGCCTGCCTAATGCTCACCGCAGATCGCCCAGACTGGGCGCGCGCGGCCATCAATAATTTCGAGACGCAGACCTATCGCGATTCCTATCTGCTGATCGTGGACAACGGTAAGGATTCGATTCAACAATGGGGCGTGGAGTTTCCCGATTCGTTGCGGGATCGTTTGCAGTATCACCGCGTGCCGCCACTGACGATCGGCGAGCTCCGCAACATCGGTTGTAGCCTGGCGAGTGGCGAATTTATCGCGCATTGGGACGATGACGACTACTCTGCTCCTAACCGTCTCGCGATCCAAATGGAAAAGTTAGACAGCGCTTCCGTGGCGGTGGTCGGATTCCATTCCATGAAATTCACGGACGGCAGTCGCTGGTGGAAATACATGGGTGTGCCTCATATCGGACTAGGAACCTCGCTGGTCTATCGACGCGAGTGGTGGCGCACTCATCCTTTTCAGGCGGTGCAGATCGGCGAGGATAACGCTTTCTCCATTCAGGCTCACGCCAATGACCAGCTCGTGACAATGGACGGAGCCGGCGATCTGCAGCCTGGTCGTGGGCCAAGAGACCTGATGATTGCCAACTGCCACGCCACCAACACCTGCAAAAAGGATCCGACTCCCGAATGGATGCCGCTCTAGGTTAGGATTAGACACATGGGTAAATCATCATCGACGGTCGATACGCCAGTGACAGAAAAGACGGCCGTAGAGTCTGCCGGACGAATAGATCCTAAAACGCTTGATTCGACTTTGGCGACGCCCGCAACGGGTGGCAGTTCCTTTTCGGTCGAGATGTGGCCAACCGAGAAGCCGAAAGATTATCCGAATAACGCGCGCAAGATCACCTTCGAGGCGGTCACCAAAGTCGCCAAATCGATCCGGGAATTTGGCTTCCGCGCACCGATCGTGGTCGATGAAAATGGCGTCATCATCATCGGCCATGTCCGCCGGCGGGGCGCTCGCCGCCTCAAACTCCAGGAAGTGCCCGTGCACGTAGCGAAGGGGCTTTCGCCAGAGAAGGTGAGACTGCTTCGGATTGCCGACAATCGTACCCATGAGGAAACGAGCTGGGACAACGACCTGTTGAAAAAAGAGATGAGCGAAATCCAACTGGACAATTTGGATCTTGACCTCACGCTCACTGCCTTCGACGATCTGCAGCTTGCCAAAATGCTGGACGATCCGGATGTTGAGCCATCACGCAATTCCGGCGGCGATGACGCGGGGCTCGAATTCAGAATCATCGTTGAGTGCGAATCGGAAGAGAAGCAAACCGAATTATTGGAACGCTTCGAAACAGAGGGGCTGAAATGTAAGCCTCTCATCAATTGAACTTGACTTGAAAATCGATATCACAATCGAAAGCGAATTGTCGCGTTCGTCGCGTTGCCGCCAGCTTGAAGCGATGTTTGACATTCCAGCCAGCGACAAATGCAGACTGGACTGGCACGGCGATCTCCCCATTGAAGAGTTTGATTGGAACGTCGCTTTGATTGTGGGGCCAAGTGGATCCGGCAAAACGACTATCGCGCGACAAGCGTTCGGCGATCATTTTCAGCCGGAATTGCAATGGAACGGTAAGAGCGTGATCGACGATTTTTCTACCGCTGTTTCAATGAAAGAAATTTCTGCGGCATGTCAAGCGGTGGGCTTCAATACCATACCGGCCTGGCTGCGTCCGCACGACGCGCTTTCGAACGGGGAAAAGTTTCGCGTCGACCTGGCGCGGCGAATCCTCGAATTGCCGGATCCAATAGTTGTCGATGAATTCACCAGCGTGGTGGATCGGCAAGTAGCGCAAATCGGGGCGCATGCCGTACAGAAATGGGTTCGACGAAACAAGCGGAAATTCGTGGCCGTCAGTTGCCATTTCGACATCATCGAGTGGTTGCAACCGGATTGGGTGTTCGAGCCCGCCACGATGCATTTCGCGCGGAGGTCGCTTCAGCGACGCCCAACACTCGATGTCACGATCAGTCGCGTCCCTTACGCCGCTTGGCAAATGTTCGCTCCGTTTCACTATTTGACAGGCGAATTGCATCGTGGAGCGCGTTGCTACGGACTCTGGATTGGTGACCGCCTCGCGACGTTTTGCGGAATGCTGCCCAAACCGATCAGCAACGGTAAACGCAAGGGCGAATGGATCGCCGGTGTATCGCGCATCGTGACGCTACCGGACTGGCAGGGCTTGGGACTGGCGTTTGTGCTGCTCGATCATTTGGGCGCGGCGTACAAAGTCATCGGCCGGCGGATGCGAAACTACCCGGCGCATCCGGCGTTCGTTCGATCCAGCGCCAAATCGCCGAATTGGAGAATGGAAAAACAGGCGGGGAACTTCTCGCCCGCATCCAGTCTAAGCGAGAGCAGTTGCAGTGATAAATGGGGCGGACGACCGTGCGGCGTGTTTGAATATTGTGGACCTGCTATGGAAAAAGCGGCCGCTGAGCGATTGATTGCGAACGGTTGACGCGCCGATCCGTTTCGAGGCGATCCGCTTCAATCGCCGATTCAAAATTAAACAGTCCAAGACATCCCCGTAGTTTCTGAAATTCTAAAGGGCACCCGGCGCTTAGCACAAGGCCATAAGGCCCGTTGAACCAGACACTCGGATGCGACATGACACAATCTACCAACATGGCTCTGCCGACGATGCCGCCACGCTCGAAACTCTCCGGTAAAACTATGCCGCGCGATTCGCAAAGCTGGCGAATCTGTTTGATGTTCGGATCCAGTTTCAACGCTGCATGAATCAATAACTCGCCGCGATAGTTGGTATACCACACGCGGTTTTCGATATTCTTGAACCCGTTTACGATGAGCCAAGTCCAGGGCTGACGGACACTCAACACTTTCACGATTACGCCTCGATTTCCGCGCGTCGCCAAGTCATCGAACGCCCGGCGCGATTCGGCTTGGGCAACATCCCGCGCTTAACTCGATTGTAGATTGTCGCCACGTTGATTTTGAGCAACGCTGCAAGCTCATAGGCGTTCACCACGTCACCGCCGCAGCCATGAGAGACATGCACGATAGATCGTCTTTCCGACCGCGCCGCGAGCGGCTTAGCGGCTTTCTCGACTGCAATCGGCGGATTGAAAGGCACAAAAGACCCGCCTGCAAGCAATTCCATTTCAAGCGTCATAATGGCTGATCGGATGTTGAATTCGCTGGCACACATCATCGCCTGAAAGTCCGGCTCCGCGCGCCCAGGCGCTTCGGCCGCCCAGATTCTGGCGAGCAGCGCTATCGCTGGATCGAGCAGCGCCGCGTCGTTTGAGAATTTAACCGTCCTGCACCGACTCAGAAATCGCTTTTCGAGCAACGTGGTTTCGTTTGCGGTGAACATGAAGATCGTGTTCGGTGGCGCCGCCGTAGTATCGAGCTTGGACAGGAACGCTAGCTGTGCCGCGCGCGTCATCTGATCGCTCTCATCACAAATCACGAAATTCCACCTGCCGGTCATCGGCACATACCAGCATTTGTGGCAAACGTCATCCACCGTTGCCAGATCACATTGCCTGGAGGCAATGTGATAGACGGTACCGCCGATCGCCTCAGCGAGTGCCAGCGCCATTGTTGTTTTACCCAGGCCGCTAGGACCGAGGAAAAGCCACGCGGACGGATACGGATTCGCCGCGAGAGCACCCAATATGGCGCGTGGGCCGGCGAGTCCGGCGAATGCATCGAGCGTGCGAGGACGGTATTTCTCCACGAGCGGCGTCATTGCGACACATTTTCTACGGTGAAGTTTTCGAGACTGACATTCCGCGGCCCTTCCACTCGCGGATGAATTCTAACATCATCCCCGAGCGCCGGTACCGTAAAGCCGATGTCCTCGGTAGTCTGAATCGCCCCAGGCGAACTATCGCGCCATCGCGCTATTACGTGGCGCTCAAGATCCTCGCTAGTCGCCTCTGCCGGGGCCTCGACATCCATGAACAGATCGCAGTTGAAAGCTATTCGGTGAGTCATCAGAATAGATCCTCCTGTCGCTGTCCGCCAAAAAGCGGGCTATCGCCAATTGGCTCTTTGCCGGCATCCAGCGGGCGCGCGCTCTTTTGCGCGAACTCGAGCGTAACGCGCTCGGCGTCGATGCGGCTGGCATATTCCGGATTTGACGGCCCTTGTGCGTACAGCGATAGAGCGATGGCTCCTTGCCTTTCGAGTCTTCGCAGATCGCTCTGCTTCCATCCTTTGGTTTTCATGTGGTTCACCCTTTCCTAAAACTAGACTTCTTTGAATTCCGTACGGAACGTTTCCTGAGCGCTCCAACACTCAAGCTCGAAGCACTCGCGGGCCTGGCTCATGGAATGATAGTCGATCCCAAACGACTCGCCGCGGTAATTGTGCCAGCGGTAGCAGCCATCGACGCGATAGAGGCTGCAAGTGAACAGCTCGCCGGTTTCGGCATCGGTGACATTCGCTCGCAGGATCAAGGTGCGCCCTTGCCGCTGCGCAAATGCGCCCAGCGAAAAGCAGACAAGCGCGGTCGCGCAAAGCAGGGCGGCTGAGATCAGAATCGCTATCGCGATTGCCATCATGCGACATTTCCTTTCGTATCGCATCCAATCCAGCGGCGGCCGGCTGCCGCAGTCGTATTGAATTTCTCCCACAGATCAAGGCGCTTCCACACTAGGTGGACTGTCCCCTTCTTAAAAAACCTGATATCGAAATACCGGCTACTGCATTTCTGTTTGACGGCATCACGCTCTGGTTCAGTCCGCGCGCAGGGAATTTGGCCATATTTGATACGCTTCAGTGTTTCGAATGCATGCTGGAGGGCCCCGCCTATGCCAAGAACACTCTCGAAGTCCTCTCCGTCAAGCACGCAAAGCACGCGATCCAGATCGGCATAAATATCTATATCACCGCGCCAGCGAAGGTTGAACACGTCGCCGAACTTGCGGTCGAACTCGCAGCCCCACGGGAATACTAGCTTTTTATTAACCTTGTGGATATCGTTAGACTTCCAACCTTCAACGTGATTGGTGTTCCCCTTGAAGTAGCGCGTCAGTTCATCGAACACGTTGGTGACGGATTTTTCAAACAGCCTCTTGCGCTGAGTAAACACGTTCTCCAGTGTGCCCTTGATGTTGTCGGCGGTGAAAGGAATGTTCCCGCTCAGTTCAATGTCGCGCAGGAATTCATCGCGCTGCTTTTTGTCGAGCCATTTGTGGAACTGCATTTTGTCGAACACGTGCACCCAGGCATCATGCCGGTGCTTCCGAATGAACTCAGCTCGGGCGCTGTTGATGTTTGACAGAGCCAGCGGCAAGATATGGGCATAGTCGCTGGTTGATGGACTGAGATCGTTAGCGCCCATGTAAAGCGCGGCCTTTCGAATATGCTGGAATGCTTTGAGCATATGCTCGTTCGCGGCGTCATAGTAGTGCTGCATGTTGCCGAGGTTATCTCGTATCGCCAACATGTTCGGATCCGCCCCGATGCCCTCATCGGGCTTGCGTTCCTCGCTCGCCGTCGCCCATAGATCGATACGATCATCCTCGCCCGCCTTTTTGAGATAGATCATCGCAACGCGAGCACCTGTTCTGCGGGCCGCGCCGGTAGCGAAACAATCGCCAAGATATTCAATCTCGCCGTGGTTGGCGATGATCGTCGCCAGTCTTTGACGCGCGGCTGTGTGCGGATTCTTGATGGTTTCTTCGTTCAGCAGGCAGACAATCTCGCCGTTATGCATGAAGTCCCAGGCGCGGAGTAGATGATCTTCCCCGTTGCTGAAGGGCGGATTCATCACGATTGCATCGTAGTAGCAGACGCCGGTGTATGTCAGCCAATCGAAACCAACGACCGGGAAATCTTTGCCGAGCAGCACCGAAATTAGATCCGGCGAGCTTTCGATGCAATCGACATTGCGAGAGCGGCGATCATAGCCGCGTTCTTTGATCGCCTGTGCGATGTCGCCCCTGCCCGCGCTGGGCTCCAGAAAGTGCTCGGCATCGTTCGATATTTTCGCCAACATCTGATGGATGATTCTGGCCGGCGTTGGGAAGAACTCGGGGCCGATCATTGCGCCACCGCCGCGCTGATGCGATTGATAATTTCAAGCGTTGCCGCTTCGTCCTTAGGACGCACGTGAACGAAATACGCTGGTTTGCCATCATGCAGATCTGCTAGCAGGCACGCCCGATATGCGCGTGATCGCAAATGGCGCACGAGCTCCGCGGCGTCCTTTTGTTCGCGTCGCCACACTACCCATACAGTCGGCTTTGGCTTGGGACCGCGTTTTGGCCGGTCGCCATCGACGGCGCATATTGCAATCGCAGCGTCGCGCTCGATCTTGCGCTTGTCCATCAGATTCGACACGCGATCAGCGCAGCCAGGGCACAGCCCCTCCCAATTATCGCCCGATTCCGGCAACGCTTCCTTGCATAGCTCGCAGCCCTCGACCCATAACCAGGCGGCCACGTACGCGCCGTTGTCGTCACCACGGGAGACTACAGCGTTATCGTCGATCTCAATCTCGCCGTCGCGTTGATAGTTTTCGCGTGCGAGCGCTCGATACGCGCCATCAGCGCCCTGATATCTCGTGCCGTCCGGGCCGGTGATCGATTCGACACCATTGGTTCCCTCGGTGTCCTCATCGTGCGGGTAGCGATCCCAGGCGCGAACGTCGCGCATGGCGTTGGCGAGCTTTTCGGCCTGTGCCGCGCTCGTGGCCTGAATGCGATACGTGAGAATGCTCACTTCGCGGAAAGTTACTGCGAATTGCTGCTTGTTGGGCATGCTTCTCCGTTTCATATTTCCGAGATGAAGAAAGCGGCTACGTCGGCTGGCATACCGTAACGGGCCAGCAGGAACTCTTGCGCCTTTTCAGAGCTGTCAAACGAGCCGACGTTGATGTATGGCGAATTGTCGTCAACCCAGTTCGGATCTGGAATGTCAACCATGTACCGAAGAGACTGGGATTGTTTCGCGGCCATTTCCACAGATGTCTTTGGGATCGCGATCATAGTTTCAGTTTGGGCCCGCTTCTTTTTCCGTCAACCAGGATTTCCTTCAACGCTGCCGCCACGGTAAAGCAGTCGCGGTGTCCAGGTTTTCCCATGAACCAGTCGCGTTGCTCGGCTGGCATCGCCAGGATCTCGCGCTCGGTATCCAGCAGCCGATTACAGGCTGCGAGCAACGAGGTAATCATGGTCTTGGCTACCATACAGGCCACTGCGCACTCCGGGCAGAGCAGGCGGTCGTCAATACGCTCACACCGACTCTCGGCTTCGAAGTGGCCACAGTCGGCACGGATAGTTTCGTCCGTTTCCTCTGGCGTCGGCGGATCGCAATTGACATCTCGAGCCATATAATCGCTGCTCATCGACGGGCCTCTTCGCAATCTTCCTCGTCGACCGTTTCGTCGCAAGTTGGAATTACTGCCGGGGTTGTGGCGAATGCGGCTGAAAAAATAGCCGCTACGACAATCAGATAGGTTACGAGCGCTAGCGAGATCATTTGATCCGCCGCGATTTTCGGATCGAGGCGAGCAGGGCTTTCGCTTTGCGTTTCGCGACCCGTAGGGCTTTGGCTTTGTTCATGCTATCGAGTGTAGAGGACTCGGCAGTGAGTGACAACGTTGCATGACAGCAAGTCCGTTAGATGGTTCCGTAGCGGTTTCAAGGACTTAGCCGTGAGCGAAATAACGTCAAAAACACGCTCTTGAATGCAGCGTGGTAGTAGTTTGTTTTCAATGGAGTAGCCTTGTATGATTTGCCGGTTATAAGCCGCGATTTGCCGCGTCCGGGCGGTGTCTGACGCGAGAGGTTGATGAACGATGGCGAGACCGCGCTGATAGCGCCTGAATCGCGGCGCGCGCAGATCAAAAAAAAGCCCAACATGCAGTCGCGCTCGTGTGCGCGACGTGCAGGCTGGGCTGGGAGGGTCAGACGAAATTACGCATGTGCTCCAGAATCTCGAAAGCGGCTTGCACCCGGCGGAAGGCGTCTGGATTGCCGCCCAGGTCCGGATGGGTTTCGCGTGACTGCGCACGATAGGCGGATCGGATTTCCGGCCATTGCGCATCGAGCGACACCTTCAAAACCACTTGTGGGGATTCGTCTCCAAGTAGAGCTCGGGCGACGTCAACCCCCATGCGATGATGAAACGCGGCCTGCCAGTCGCCAGGAGATCCGCGAACGCCAGCGCGACGTTTGTAACAGCCCATGAAAGTCTTGGTGGCAGCCTCGATTTTGGCTTCGTGCGGTCGGCAATAGCCGGGCAGTCCCAACGTGTCGAGGTGTTTGCAATAGCGGCGTGTTCTCCACGCTGGACAGGAACATGCCCAGTGGCGTTTGGCTTTGTTTTGGGAGATCACGTAAACGCGGTCGGATGATTCGCTCACGATTTCGAATCGATTCGTCCACTGTGCGTTGTCGGCTAGTTTGCTGCCGACGTACAGCGTTACGGCGGTGGTCATTGAGCGGCCCCGTGCAATTGGAGTTGTAGCGGCGCTGATTGCTCTGCGACCCATTCATATGCGAGGATGTTGTGGTCAGTGTTTCCTTCGTAAGCGGGCCAGTGAATCTCAAAGCCATTCTGAGTGGCGATGATGGTCTGGCCCTTTTTGAAACCAACCCAGCCTTTTGCGCAGTCCGGACCGCGCGTGTAGAACCCGTTGGTTTGCACGGCGATCACCTCGCGCGCCAGGTTCACGCGGCCGGCGTAGTGGCGTACGAGTCGGAGTTTGACTCCGATCTGAAGACGTCGCTGCAATTCGGCGCGGCTCACGGTTGACTCCGAATCGCCAACACGGTGCAGCGCTTCTCAAGGATCGCGCCTATTGAATATTCGCTGGCCGTTGCAATCAGATTGGCGACTTCCCGTTTCAGCGTTGCCCGTTCAATGTGCAAACTGGGATAGTGGCCGCGCAGAAGCGCCTTCAATTTGACTCTTGTAATATCGACCTTTGCGACCTTCACGGTGGTCGTCGCTTTGCCGCACAGAATTCCAACCATCGAGCGCTGGCAACCGCAGCCACCATCTGGATTATTGCCGTCGGTGCTGCACTCTACGCCGAAAATAACGATTTCATTTTGAGGCACGAAGCAGAAATCGCTTGTGCGTTTCCCTTGCGTCTCGGTCGTAGATACCAATAGTTTCAACGTGCGATTAGGCATTGGGTTGTTCTCCTTTGAATCTGAGTTGGTTGATGGTGCATTCTGCGGGCTCGATATCCTTCCGCAATGACAGGAAGACAGGCTGACTCAGTGATCCTCCGCGGTGAGCGTATAAATATCGCACCTCGATAATCGCGCCTAGTGGCGGCACTTCTTTGTTGGGCGGAATAGTAACGCTGCCGAGTTCCGTGCCATCTGCGAGTTTCATGTTCACACTGCGTTGCGGATTGTGCGAAGCGACGATCACGGTGGCCGTGGCAACGAATTTATATTTCAATGCTGGCCCGCCCGAGTTCGGACGCCCGGGCGTATATGGCGCACTGGCTCGTTTGAGTACCACACCTTCCCCGCCGGCCTCGCGCACGCAGGCGAACATGAACAGTTTGGCGTCCGGAGTCATGGCGGTTTCGACGACGCGGATGCCGCTCGATGATTCCCCAAATATCTTGTGCAGCAATTCCAGTCGCCCGGCGTAAGGGCATGCCGTCATATCGGCCGTAACGCGCAAAACGTCAAAGGCCCAGATGGTGTCGCCGACGATCTCGCCGTCAATGGTGAAGTCTTGCCAAGGAGATTCCATCGCCGCTTGGACGATGGGCCGCGGCAACGCGCTAGTCTCGCGGCCGCTTCGCGAATAGCTCGTGAGCCGGCCATCGCGTTTCACGAGGATGATTCGGTCGCCGTCGTGCTTCTCTTGAAAGTAGATGTCTGGATCGGGCGCGAGTTCGAGCAGTTCGGCGGCCGAGATTTCATTCAGCAACATCGGGCGCGGGCGCGGAACTGACCATCGCAGTCCGTCTGACATCACGGGATCGGACGGAGTGCCATAAGTTTCAAGCGGCGTAGCGGGGTCGCCGGAAACGTAACCCTTGGCTCGTTTCTCTCCCAGTTTTTGCTCGTACAATTCGGCGGCTTCGCTGGGACTGAACGGCCCAACGGTTTTCGTCTGCATGGTGCCTCCACGACGGCCCCAGGCGAATTGCACGGCATTCTCCTTGGTGATCGTCGCGGTATAAACCTTATCGCTGCGTTCATCTGTGAAGTAAAGTGTTTCGGTCATCATGATTGAATCTCCTTTGTCGATTAAGGGGTGAATTGCACGCGCAGGGGACGGCCGTAGCGCGTCCGGCGCACTGGATTGAGCAAGAACGTCGATTGGAGCAGGCGGCGCTCTGGCATCGGCTGGCAATCGAAGTCGAACATGCCGAGACGCCCGACTAAGGGAACGAACGGCAAGGGCGTGGCGTCCTGCAGGACGAAACCATAGGGGCCTTCGAACCACGGGCTTGAATGGTCCGTGACGCAATCGGTCACGTTGGCGCGACCAACGATGCCGCGACGTTCGAAATCACGTGGCAGCGAGATTCCACGTGATTCGCAGATGGCGCGTATGGCCGGTATGTTTCTCGCGAGGCGCGCGCTGGCTTGGATCAGCAGCGACCCGCGGTGATGCGTTCGCCACACGCGATTCTCGATATTTTTATAGCCATTCACGATCAGCCAAGCGTAAGGTTGGCGGACGGTGAGGACTCTCACGAGCTCGTCCGTCCCACCGCGGTTGGTCCGATTATCGCAGCCAGCGCTGCGTTTTCAATGTCCTCGTGACTGTGATTGGAATTGGTATCGAGGACATAAGCCCTCCAACACTCGCCGTTCCATGTGAGTCGAACATCCGCGTATGCGTGCGGGATGTTAATTCTGTAACGGCTATTGCCGAGCGGTTGCCAATTGATAACGAAGATATTTTGCTTCATAGATTTCCTTTCAGATTGAAAATTTGAGGGAACGCTCAAAGGGCTTTTTGCAGCCCCGGCGCAAATCAGATGAGGCGAATCACTTGCCCGAAGGGTGGGTCAAGCGTTACCCAGGCGGGCGTTACCCACAATACGGGGTAGTCTGGTTCTATTGGCGCGGGGCCTTCAAGATCGGTGAAATAGACGGCAACGCGCGGGTGAATGTCGCGTTCCTCTACCCAATCGAAGACAGACTGGAACGCGGTGCCGCCGCCGCCGGCAAGTTTTAGCACCACGTCGTCACCGGGCTCGAATTCGGCGTTGCCCTGGACGCGTGCATCGCAATAAACCGCGTGCAGGCGCTCGGGCTTGACTTCGTCGATAACCGCGGTGAGTTCGCTGGCGAATTCGTCCAACATCTCTTGTGAGATGGAGCACGAGGTATCGACACCGGCGACGATTTCACCGATGGTGTCGTTTATGGTGCCCGGAAGGTAGATGCCGGACGAAATGAAACGGCGATTGGGCGCCGTCCAGGAATAATCGCTGGGCGCGGATTGAACGATGAACTCGCGCAACGCTGATCGCCAATCGACGACGGCATCCCGAGAACGTTTCAGTTCCCGCTCTGCGCCGCCCGGCAAAGATCCGGCCGCGCGCGCTACACAGGCCGCTTGTTCGGCGGCGATTGCCCAATCCTCTTGGGTCATGGGCTGTGGTTCGTCGGCGGTTTCAGGCACGCTCGAATCGCCGTCTACGAATTCGCCGGTCGGGCAGCCGGGCATTGATCCGCCTGACGTGCTGTCAGCGTTGTCGCTCGGGGTATCAGCATCGCCGTTCGCTTCATCGCTTTTTGAATCGCCGATTTGATCGCCGTCCTCAGCCGAAGTTTCGTCGCCGTCGTCATCATCGGATTCAGATTCAGGCTCGGATTCTGATTCGGGCTCAGGCCGCGGCTTCTGCATCGGCTCTTCGGCTTTGCGCTTGGCGTGAATCTGTTCGGCGTACATGCCCTTATATTGGGGATCATTCAAAACGCCAGCGGGCAATTCGAAACCGAATTCGATCAGCACTGGATTTATGGCGTGGTCGCACGCCACGTTCCATTCGTGTGGGTCACGAGCGCCACGGCGGAAGGGATGAAGCAAAGCACAATGCCAAACCTCATGCGCGATCACGCCAAGCAATTGCCGCTCGGGCAGTGATCGCGCAAGGACTGGATTGAATTTCAACACCGTTCCGTTGGTCTGCATGGTTTCGATGCTGGGATCGGCGATGAGTTTCAGGCGCATCGCCAATGACCCGAAAAACGGCTGCTCCAATAGCAGCCGCGTGCGTGCGCGGGTCATCATGAGTTCATCGGGTGAGAGTTTGGTGGTCATGCTAGGTATCCAGACATCTGGCTGAGGATGTCGTCAGCGCGTCGGGCGGTGTCCTTCCGTACGATCTCGCTATCGCGCAGCTCTTCGGGTGAATGGGCGGTCAGTTCACGGCGGATCCGTTTGCAGAACTGATCGATGGCCGGGTCACTGGTAATGTTTAGCAGCGGCACAACGTCAAGCAGTTCGACGATGTTGGTCACGAGCGTATCGCGGAAGGTTCCGACGACACCATTCTCAGTTTCGGTGTAGGCGTTTAGGCGTTCACTCATTTTGGCTACAACGCTGGACAGGCGAGTCCAGATATCCTTTACCGCGAGGGCGATTTGAGATTGAACGCGAGTCTCGATTTCAGCTTTGATGCGCGCTGTTTCCGCATCGCCAAGATCGACGCGGAAGTCGGCGGCCTCTTTTATGCCGTCGACAGTCAGGACGAAGGCAAATTTTTTCTCGATTTCAGCAGCGCTGGGATATTCGTCGGCGTTAAACAGCCCGTTTAGTTTCACGCGGGCGTCCTCGCGGTATTGATTGTAGTTGGGTTGAAACACGGTGCGAAACTCATTCCAGAAGGCTGTCTCGTGCGCCTTCATCGTTTGGTTATATTTGAAGTAGCCAGCCGATGAAAGGATTCGAAACCCAACATCGGTCCAAGGCAGTGTCAAGTAGTAGTGATCGTCCCGAGCGGCGCCGGCGATCTTCTGAAGGGAAGCCAGCGCTTCTCGGGCGAGCAGCGACTTTCGATACTTGCCCATGTCGGGGTCGGACGAATGCGTCTTGGCGACCTCGTTGGAAATCTTCTTATCGGACTTGTACGCGCGCCACTGGCTGATGTTGAGCGACACGAGCATTGCTGATTCATTGATTCGATGATTCATATAGTTTCCTTTGGTTTTGGATTCGTTTCAGATTTGGCGCGGCGTTTAGAACGTCACGTCGGAATGTTGAACGCCCCACTTGGTGAATTCGGGCGTCGATTGCAGCGAAGAGTCTCGGGTTACGGCGTCGCGCACAGCATAGACGTTGTATTCGACCGGCAGGCGTTCAAGATAAGTAACGACGCGGGCGAAATTCTGATCGCTTGCACGTCTCGCCAGGGCTGCCGAGATCGCATACAATACGTTGGCTTCCGTGGGCACTGCGGCCTTCTTTGGATCGAGCAACACGGCGTCGATGGATGGCAGACTGCGGAACAATCTGAGAAACGCTGAATATTCAACGGCGGCCGTCGAACCAACCGCGCCAGAAAATAGCGCATGCTCGATTGCTGGCGGCGGCGCTTGCGCGGTGATCTGGGAAACAAACTGCCAGGCGCGCGGGTTTGGCGACACTCGCTGTTTGCGATCATATTCATGAAGGAGCTCGGGACGAAAGCGCAGGAAGGCGATTGTAACTGGCTCCCAATCGGTCTGCACTGCGAATTTGCAGACGTCGTTTAGATCGGTGCCAGCGTCCAAGTGAACGAAACGCGCCAGCAATGCGCTAGACATTTTCGCGGCACCGATGTCATTATCGTTGACGGCCGAAGCTGGGATCCAGTTGGCCGGCATTTTGTACTCGCCAAGCTCGCCGGTTAGCACGAGCGAAAAGCAACCGTTGCGAACCATCTCTGTGCCACGATTGATTTCATCCAGAAAGAATATCCCGCCACGTTCGTCGCGTGGCAGGAATTCAGGTTGTGCCCAATGCGCGCGGCCACCGCCGTTGACGACAGGCAATCCTCTGAGATCGACCGCATCTAGTAGAGCGGCGCGCACGTCGCGGAACCACGGGCGGTTCGTTGTCTCTTTCCCATCGGGATCGAGTAGGTCGCCATGTGCGTCGATTGAGTATCCGTATTTTGTGGCGAACATCTCATCGGCAACCTGTTGGGTGATTTGCGACTTTCCGATTCCGGGGTCGCCGTGAATCATCGGGGCGCGTTTAGCTGCAAACAAGGTGCGCAGCGCGCTGCCAAGTTCGCTAGGTTTCAGAGAGTCATTCAATTGAGTGGTTGGGGTCATAGATTTCCTTTTTTAGTTTTTGGGATTTCGGTGGATAGGGTGGGTCACGTCTCGCCCGGTCGGGCTGCACGCGACCTAATCATTTGCGGTGCTTGTCTGGATTCGTCATCGCTCTGCCGCTTCGCAACGTCGTGCCTCTGCTAATCACGTTCGGGTAATCGATCTGCGTACACGCGGTTCGATTCTTTCGCGGTTGTCGTCTCGACTATCGCTTTCTACTGTGGGTGATCTCTCGAAGGCTGCTTGCCGTCTTACGCCCTGCGGCTCAGACTTTCCAGATTTGCTATTCGCGACGCGCGGGTTCGAACTGCGGAACTCGTTTGTCAGATTGTCAAAAAGCTATGTCTCGCGTCTCTCAATCGCGCTACATATATATAATGACACTTTGCTAGTAGTCAGTGACAATAAAAAGGCAACTTTACCACCTTTGAAATCAATGGAATAGGCATATTTATTGGCTCTAAAGTATGTGGCAGCGTGGTTTCGTGCGTTTTACGGCGACATCGCAGCGGCGACGCGCTAGCACGAGAGCTTGACAATGACATGGCTGGTGGCTGATACTCGGAGCCATGGCGAATGATAAACCGTCCTCAAAGGCTATATCCGACGTACTGCGATGGGCATCGTCCTTGCGGAAGACTCGCGGCGGGGGCGGTTCCAAACCGCGCGTCAAACACGTCAAGGGATTGCCGATCGGATCCAGAAAAACAATCACCGGCAAGGGCTATCGCTGCATGTGCCTGCGGTGTCGAATCGCCCGCGGACACTACACGCCAAAGAGCAAATAACAGAAAGGGTGAACCGTGAAAAAACTGGACTTTCCAACATCTACCGACCGCAACTTCACGATCCTCGCGGGCGTGTTGGTGTTCGGCGGAATACTCTTCACGCTGTTAGAGTTTTGGCTGGAGCATGTAGGCCCCTTGCTGTTCGCTGGTTGGCTTGCGCTAGCGATTGCTGTAATCGCGTTGGCGACCGTCCTAATTCGCTTTGGGCTGTATGGGCTTCTAGCGCTCATCGGGACGCGCTTGGTCCGCCTGGGCCAGTCCAGAGGGCAGAAGCTCGCGGAGAAACGGGCGGCACAGCAGAAGATGAGGCTCGGGGAAATTCAGGCCATGGCGATACCGGAGGAAGTGAAATAACGTGGGCGAACACACCGCCATTTCTTGGTGCCACGCAACTTTTAACCCGTGGGCGGGATGCACAAAAGTTTCCCCAGCGTGCGATTTTTGCTATGCCGAAACCGACACTAAGCGGTACGGCTACTGCGAATGGGGTAAGGACGCCGTACGCCGAGTTACTTCCGATTCGTACTGGAAGCAGCCGCGAAAGTGGAATGCGGTGGCAGAAAAGGAAGGTCTTCGGAAGCGCGTATTCTGCGGCAGCTGGTGCGACGTGATGGAGGATCGGGCGGACCTGGATTATCCCCGCAGCCGTCTCTTTGAAGAAATCAAATACACGCCTTGGATCGATTGGCTGCTCACCACTAAAAGGCCGCAGAACTTCCGTCGCTTTACGCCCGAATATTGGCATGGGCAGTTTGGGTTCCCGAAAAATGTTTGGTGCATCACGACCGTCGAAAGTCCAGAGTATTTATGGCGTGCCGATTCAGTAAGGGCGACCCGTGCTGTCGTGTGTGCGTTGAGTATCGAGCCGTTGCTTGCCGACATTCCAACCATCGGCGAACATCTTGACGGAATCGACTGGGTGATCGTGGGCGGAGAATCAGGACCACATGCGCGGCCAATGCAGGCCGATTGGGCACGGCGGATTCGCGATGCTGCCATATCGCGCGGAATCGCCTTCCACTTCAAGCAATTCGGCGAGCACAACGAAAATCTTGTAAAGATCGGGAAGAAGAACGCTGGCAGGATGCTGGACGGCAGAGAATGGCTAGAATTCCCAAAGGTTAACTATGGAAATTAATTCCACGCCAGCAGTGCAACGATGGCGCGCACGCCAGAGAGCCAAGGGTTTATCGGTGCACGGCCCAGCAAGATTAGCGAAGCAGGCCAAGTGGCTAAAGGACACTTACTACGCGAAGCGCCAAGCCCTTTACGAAATACTCGGCAAGGAGTGCGTTGGTTGCGGCCATGCCGATATTCGCGTCTTGGAGTTCGACCACATTCACGATGACGGTGCCGCTGATCGTAGGGAGTTTAGTGGAGCTCGCTCGATGCTGGATTATTATGTCGCCAATCCAGAAGAGGCGCTGGTCACTCTACAAGTTCTTTGCAGAAATTGTAATTGGCTTAAGCGGAAAGGGCACCAGTGGGGAGAGCATACTTCCGAATTGGTGAAGGTGGGCAATAAGCACGATGCCGGAGCATTACTCGATGGCCGGGAATGGCGCGAGTTCCCCGTTCCGATATGAGCGTAAGTCAGTAAAATCAGAAAGGGTGAACCATAATGAACATCAATAAGATCCTCGCTGAGGCAGAGGAACAAAGACGCAGGCTCGACCTGTTTATCGAGGCGGGGCGGCTCTAT